GATCAGTTTAAATAACTGGAAGTGGTATAAGTTCGTCAGAAACATTTGGAAATTTGGTGCTTTCAGTTGGATCAGTTTCAATAACTGGAAGTGGTATTTTATCAAATGAAGGTTTTGGTAATCCCACATTAACCGCTGGAACAGTCTATATTACTGGTAGTGGAATAAATAGTTCGGAAGCATTTGGTAATCCGACATTAACAACATTTTCTTATATAACTGGTTCTGGAATTAGTTCTGGTGAAATCTTTGGTAATTCGACATTAACTACCGGCCCGGTATTTATTACGGGAAGTGGTATTAGTAGTTCTGAAAATATCGGAAATCTAACAATTAGTGTTGGAGCAGTAAATATAACCGGAAGTGGAATAAATAGTTCCGAATCATTTGGTACTACAACAATTACTTTATCTGGACTAATGATTAGTCCTAGTTCAATAGATTCAGGTGAGTTATTCGGTACTTTGAATGTTATTTTAGGAGATGCACCTATACCACCATCACCAGATCAAAGACCGACACGACCATTATTTGAAAACGATACAATGCGAGATAGAGATATAGGTGGATTTATTAGGAGAATGTTAAGTGATAATAAGATATTTTAATATAGACTTGACAAAATTCTAAAAATGTGGTATAATATACAACATATCCCCGAAATAGTTATCTCTGGATAAACCATCGGCTACTAAGTCCAGCGCAATTGACCGAATATCTATTTCAAATTTTTTGTAAATCCCCCTAAATAATAATTTAAAGTAATAAAGTGTGCCTTAGAGCATACTATCTGTTTAACTCCCCCACAAGGATAATATGACCAATAGTTTAATAAGTTTTATTGAAAAAAGTTATATGGATGTAATTCATATAGCCGAAGATGAAAGAAAACCTAAAAGCAAAGAAAATTTAGTTGAATTTTCTATGTTTATTAGTAAGGCTAACCTCGACAATAACGGTAAAATGTTGTGGGCGGCTAGTGGTAGTGATACTAAAAAAGACTCATTTAATGAAAATATGAGCCGACAATTATTTGAAACATTTCTAAGCCATATCAATCAAGGTGTTAATTTACCTATTTATTTGAGTTTAGCACATTATCCAAGATTGAGTGGTAAGGGTGAAGCCGGTGTAGCTACCGATGTTTTTATTGACGGCGATATTTTAAAGGCTAAAGGTTATTTTAGTAATACCCCATTAGGAACAAAAATTTATAATTCTATTCGTCAGGATAGAAGAAACAATATCGCACAAGATAAAAGAGTAAGAATTTCTATTGGATTTTATGATCAAATGCATAGTCATTCAAATGGTGTAATTTGGGAATATAAACCCGGTGTGGTTGCATCTTGTTCAGAATGTGAAAAAAATCCTAAAGGTGGAAAAACTTATTTATCTGGTGTTTTAGAACATTTTGCAGTAACCAGAGTTCCTGTAAATACTAGAACAGATATTGTTGCTAAAAGTGAAAGTGAAACTATGACAACTCGTTATGAAGATGCTTTAAGCATCGTTGGAGATGCAAGTATTGTAGACCCTATTGAAAGAGCAGTACAAGAAGAAAGAGTGGAAAAATCTGAAACTAATCAGACCTTGATTACAAAAGCAGATAATCCTAATCCAGTTGGAAATGCAATGGATTTACAAGTACCAAATTTAGCTAACGTAAAACCGAATAATCCAACACTTTCAACTTATCAAGTTCTTTCAGGACTACCAAAAGAAACATTATTACAACTTTTCGGCAAAATGGAATCGGATGGAACACTTTCAACCGATGCGGTTTCAGAATTAGTTAATTATATTATGAATAATTTAACAGATAGAAGTAATGTTGAAAAAGCTGATACCGGTCAATGGCCTACACCTCTTGATAGTGGTATGCCCGGTGCTAAAGTTTCTGCTAATAAGCCAGAAAAGAAAAAGAAAGATATTATCACTGGCGAAAATGCAGAAACCGCGAAATTAAACAATATCGCTGGACACGTTGAATTTTCGGAAGCAGAAAAGACAAAGGAAACCGATATGGAGAATAAATCTAAAAATTCTAAGGATACTGATAAAGACCCCGAAGATAAAAATGAAGGGCCAGAAACAGAGCCAGAGAATGATGCAGAAGATAAAAAAGAGAAAAAAGTCAAGAAAAGTGATGTAACTGATGGTGGTAGAAGTACAAACGATACCCAACCAGATACAGTTAAACTAATTGGCGCAGTTGAAGCATTAGTAAATGCTATTGGTCAGTTAATTGCACGTCCCGCAAGCGTAGCAACTACTGGCGAAAAAGTTGAAAATGCTAAAGAGCCGGATGGAACATCTGACTTACCTTTGCCAACCAGTGCAGTTGACTTTACTACTTCAAATAACCAGATTGGCCCAGGAACACCGATTAGTGGTGGAGCGCCAAATGGTAGTTTTGATGAAGCCTCACCAATAAAAGGTGTGGTATCAGATTTTTCGGAAGCAATGAAAAACGCAGTTTCGAAGTCTGGTAATGATAGAAAAGTGGCATTTCAAGAAATTCTAAATCAAACTGCTGGAAAGATGAAAGAATTAGATGCCGCATTAGATAGTCAAAACCAAACAGTTAAGAGCGAGGGACAGATTCAACAATTAAATGTTGAAGAAGTTGTTAATCGTATCATAGACGAAAAATTAATTCCTATTCAAGCTGGACAGGCTGAAATTAAGAGTTTAATTCAAGGTCTAACTCTTGGTAAATCAAATACAGTTTCAACACAAAAACAATTAGAAGTTCCACAGATGAAATCAATTGTTAACGCAACTGGTGTGCCACAAGTTCAGAAATCTCAGATGATGAGTATTGCTGATATTGCACATAAAACAACTATTGGAACACTAAAATAATCGCTAATTAATATGCGATAGGAGATTTTGAAATGGAAGAAAGAATTCAAGATTTGGGTAATGGAGGACAAGGTACATTTGTAGAAAGAGCTAGTGATGCTATTATTTCACCAGTTTATTCTACTCCTGCTGACTTTGCTGCACAATGGGCAACCCCATTAGACCCAACAGAGCTAGTAGCACTAGCCGAAGAAGCTAGTCTTTATAAGTGGCTTCCCGTATTACGAACAGTTCTAAAAGAAGAAACTTGGAGAGAATTATCTACTCTAGCGTTTACTTCTGGTAGTAGTTATATCTCATTCTCAGACGGAACATGCCCCGAAGAATATACTCACAGTGGTAGCAATACTACAGTGACTCTAAAAACTCAAGGTGCTAAGAGAAGTCTAGGAATTTCAGATATCATGCACTCAATGGGTGTAGCAAGTCTACCTATGGGTGGTATCAATAACATGGTTGGGCCTTATGCTTCTTTCGAAGGATTGCCAGGACAACAAGCATTTGATGCTAGTACAATTGGTAGAATTCGAGATATGAAGGCTCAAGAAATTGCATTAGCCGGTATCTTAGTTCTAAACGGCCAGGACAGACTATTAGTTCAAGGAAATTCAAACTCAAACTCATTAGAATATGATGGTTTGGAAAGATTCCTAAGAACAGGTACAGCCTGTCACGCCGATGATTCTAACCAAACTGGTAGCTTTACTGCTCTAAAGTTTGATAGATTTATCGTTGAAGGTACAGTTAGACCAACCGTATTAACTGCTCACCCAACAGTTTTACAAGAATTACAATCTGGTTATTTCCAGTTAGGTTTTCAGGGTTCACAAGTTCTATATCACGACAACGGTAATAGACTTATCCCAGGTTTCAATTTCGCATCAAGCGTAAATACTGCGGTAGGTTCATTAGCAATGGTAGCTGATTTGAACTTTACTAGAACTAATCTTGGTGGTGGTGCTTTCAAAGCGGTTGTTTATGCTTTGAGAATGTCACACAACGGAGTACCTCTAGTTTACAGACGAGTACAAATTCCTTTGTCATATAAGGACTTACTACCCGGATGTACTGCAATTAGCTTTATGATTTGGGAGAAATCAGCCCTAGTTATCAAGCATCTTTGCGCCCACAATATCTACGGTGCCGCATTTACCGGAAGGATCGTTACTACTGTACCCGTAGTTGGATAATACAGTAGTTAGTTGACGAAATAATAGATGCATGTATTATAACATGCATCTATTTTTTTTAACTATTCACTATAGCAGAAAAACTAAAGAAACCTGTTATTTCTTTGTAGGTATATATCAATTTGACAAAATAATAAAACTGTGATATAATGAAGAAATGAAGGAGGAAATAAATATGTGATTATAATTTCTTTCCGAAATGGTAATAAAGAATTGGCTGAGATTGTGAAGGATATAAAGGAGTTAAAAAGAATGGCAGTAACATTTCAAGATACTTTAGATGAATTAGTTCAGGATGAATTGGACGAAAAAGTAGCATTACAGGCCGTAAGAGATGTTTTAGTAGCATTAAATACTAAAGTTCAAACCGGATTAGATCAGATTGCATTACTGACATCACAATTAGGTAATGCACCCACACCAGAACAATTAGCACAATTACAGGCTACCGCTGATGCTCTAAAAGTAGATACAAAAGCGATTGTAAATACTGTAAATCCACCCGTAACACCCTAAAAATAAAATAATAAAACACAAAGAAGAGCTTAGAAATAAGCTCTTTTTTGATTCTAATTAGAAAACACTTGACAAATCGAAAAAGTTGTGATATAATGCACAAAGTTTTAGTAAAGAATTCATAATATCTTACGAAAGGAAAAAACGATGAGATTCCTTACGATTCCAAATGGTAAGGGTTATATGGCCGGATTTTATTTATTATTAGGTATAATTGTTTTTATTTGTGCCGGAACTTTAGTATTATCAAATGTCTTATTTTCAGCTTTAGGAATTATGTTATTTACAGGTGGTAAAATAGCGTGGGATTTAAATAATGCGCTTTTTCCCACTTTTACTATTTTAAGTGGTGGCCGTATTGGATTATTATTAGGTCTGGTAGGTGGTATTCTAGCCGGTGTTTCACAGATGAGATTATGGGTTATTCCAACAAAAGGTACTAAAGCAATTACCGAAAGAAAAGGTTTATTTTATTTATTAAGTGCAACATTTGTTTTATATGATATTTTAAGTACTTATTATTTTATTATCGGTGGAGTATTTATAAGTGATATTGGTTCAATGTTATTATCTATTGGAGTATCAGTTGCCATGTTCTGTATCGGCCCAATAATGTTTTTTATATGGTCAATGGAAACAATAGTATCTAATCATAAAGAAGGTTTTTCAGCTATTGGAATTGGCATTGGAAATTTTATCGGTTTCGGTGGTCATTTATTAAAACAAGTTCAGAATCTAGCTGATTGGGAAGTAAAAGACGAAACTGAAGAAATAAAAGAAAATTTTCAAGAAAAACAACAGCCTGGGCGCGGACGTGGTAGACCAACAAATAACAATAGAGATTTTACAGAGAGTGAGGCAATATAAGTGACTGATATTTTAGCAAATGGTTCAACTTTCTTAGTTTCAAAAAGACCAATATCATATATATCATTAGATAATGGTCATAATTATGTTCCAGTAATAAGACATAATTTGAACATAATTGAAGTAGCTGATGAAGATGTACCGGGATTATTGATGAAACAATGTGGATGTTGTGATGCTTATTTTAAATGTTTTTCAGTCGCAAACCAGGATCAAGTAGATTTATGGAGAAGTCCAGAAGAATGATAAATAATAGAATCGGTGTAATCGGCCCTGCTGGACGATTAGGAACAAATTTATTAGAACGGGGTTGTTCTGGTATTCAATGTGATGTTACATCTCTGGATAGTATTAAAGAAGCCATTGGTAATGAAAATTATGATTGTATAATTAATTGTGCGGCATTTACCGATGTAGATAAAGCTGAAACTGACCGGTTAACTGCTTATAATGTTAATAGTTATGGCCCCCTGAATATTGCTAAGATATTCGAAGGTAAAATAGTACATATTTCTAGTGATTATATTTTTGATGGTGAGAATGGCCCATATAAAGAAGATGATATTGCTCATCCTCAAAATGCATATGGTTTTTCAAAATATTTAGGCGAAGTGGCTTTGAGACGATTTATGGATAGAGTATTAATTGTTAGAACAACAATACTTTACGATAATAGTTCCAAAGCCAATTTTGTTTCCAGTGTTTACGAACAATTAAAAGCTGATAAACAAGTTAAAGTTCCTAAAACAATTATTGGTAATCCTACCAATGTAGAACATCTTACATTAGGAATTCTAGATGCACTTGAAAAAGATGTTACCGGTATTCTAAATATATCTGGTAAAACTAGGATGAGTAGATATGAAACTGCTATAGAAATAGCCAGATTTTTTGATTTTGATAGTAAAAATATTATGGATAGTCCTGCCTGGGGAGATGCTAAAAGACCGGAAAAGGTAGGATTTGTTTTAGATAAAGCTAGAAATTTAGGTATTCCACTTTTTTCTCTCTGGCAAGGTTTACATGAGTTCAAACATTCGATGGAGCCTAAATCTATCCCTGTAGAAATTAAAGAAAGATTAGAAAATCTTAGTTCTGGTGGAATTATTATTCCAGATAATAAACCTCTACTTTATGTATTTGATTCAACGGTAACAAAAGATGAGTAATGTAAAACTGGTTTGGATAACTTCCAATGCTGAACAAATTATAGGTCATTGTGCCAGAGTTAGTAATCCAACTAATCAAGACAATCCCGATGTTAGTAAATTATTGGCTTATTGTTTAAAGAATTCTCATTACTCTATATTTGAAATGGCGAATATGTGTGTCGAAATAGAAACAAGTAGAGCCATTTCAGCCCAAATTTTACGACATCGTTCTTTTAGTTTTCAGGAATTTAGTCAGAGATATGCAGAAGTTCAGACATATGAGCCATATCATGCCCGACGACAGGACTTAAAAAATCGACAGAATAGCGTTGATGATTTAGAAGAAAATGATATTAATTGGTTTTATGCCGCTCAAGATAAACTTTGGAGAGATATAGAACTTATTTATCGACAAGCTTTAGAGCGAGGCATAGCTAAAGAAGTGGCTAGAGCCGTTTTACCAATGAGTACTCAAACCAGATTATATATGAATGGTACAATTAGAAGTTGGATAACTTATTTACAATTAAGAACTGGAAATGGAACACAATTAGAACATCAGCAAATAGCAGATAGTATTAAGTATATATTTAGAAAGGAATTGCCGATTATTTCTTCGGCGCTAGAATGGAATATTTAGATTTAGAAAGTAAAAAATGGAAACCGGGCGAATGGACATATATTAACAAGTTAAAATGGGGTAGACCGGAATTAGAACAGATTATGAAAGTTTTAGAATCTGACTGGTTTGCGGGAAACAGTAAATTTAATGAACGATTTGAAGCCAAATTAGTTGAATTTTCAGGTATGAAATTTGCTCAAACAACAAATAGTGGAAGCGCCGCGTTAGAAATAGCAGTACAAACATTGTTACAAAAAGGTATCTGGAAACGTGGAGATAAAATACTACATCCCGCTTTGACTTTCCCAACATCGATTTCGAGTTGCATTATGGCTGGACTTGTACCAGTATTTGTAGATGTGGACGAAGGTACTTATGTTATTTCTGATGATGGTATGGATAAAGCCTTTGAAATTCATAAAGATATTAAAGGTGCCATTATTCCGGCCTTGTTGGGAAATGTACCCAATATTGATAAATTAAAATTCCATTTAGATAATAAACCCCTAATTATAGATAGTTGTGATGTTATGGGCAGTAAATGGGATGGTAAGGAAGTAGGAAGTTATGGAGATTTTGCGGCTTATTCTTTTTATGGTAGTCATCATATCAGTACTTTTGGAGTCGGTGGAGGGCTTGTTACAAATAACCCGGAATATGCCAGTTTTATGAAAAGTTTAACTTTTTGGGGTAGAGATTTTTCATTTGATACCGCTGACCCAATTGAGAGTTTTTTAAGGAGATACAGTTATCAATCAATTGGCATGGATGCTCAAATGACAGCCGTTCAAGCCGCATTTGGACTAGCTCAATTTGAAAGATTACCGGAATATTTAGGTGAAAGAAATACGGTTTTTAATCGTCTACATAATCTATTTTTGAGATATCAAGATTATTTTATTTTACCTATGCGAACAGATATTAAAGCTGATGTGAACTGGTTTTGTTTTCCCATCACTATTCGTCAAGGAACACCTTTTACTAGAGAATTTTTCGTAAAACACTTGTTAGATAAAAAAATCGAGATTCGACCAATAATGGCAGGAAACCTATGCAATCACCTTCCTTATTCTATGATTAAATCAGAAATTGTAGGTAGTCTACATAATAGTGATGTAGTAAGCAGACGTGGATTCTTTATTCCGTCTGCACCCATGAGTAGTGAACAATTGGAATATTATATTAGCGTTTTAGAAGCTTTTTTAAAGAAATATTAATATGAAACTATCAATCATAACTCCAATTTTTAATAAAGCTACTATGACAGCTAATTATATTAATACTTTAGTTCAATATATGGATGACGATGTTGAATTGATAATTATTGATAATAATTCTAGCGATAATAGCTTAAATATCTTAGCATCAGCTAGAAAGTTATTTCCAACTAAAAATATAAAGATTTATTCACATAATAAAAATGTTGGTTTCGGCGCAGCTAATAATGCCGGTGCTAAACTGGCAAGTTCTGAAAATTTATTATTTATTTCGAATGATGTTGTTGTAGTTGGAGATTTTATTACTCCGACTGTAGAATTCCTAACCGCTAATGTAGCTTTATGTGGCCCACATCTCTATTCTTTTGATACGGGTTGGAATACATTCAAAGAAACATCGGTTATTCCATATGTTGAGGGGTTTTGTATGGCAATTCAAAAAACTCAATTCAACATGGTACAGGGATTCGATGAAAAGTTCTTTTTAGATATGGAAGATTTAGACCTATCTTATAGATTACATCTGGCCGGAGTAGCTTTGGCACAATTGAATTTACCAGTTGTACATCAGTTAGGTGGTAGTTTTGACCAGTTAAATGTAAATCGTTCAGATATTACAGAACAGAGTTTAGCTTATTTTATGCAGAAATGGAATCTAACCCGCTAAATGAGAGAACATATAGATGGATTGATTTTTTCACCAGTTTTTAATTTGCGGGTCGGAGAAAGTCAACACGAAGTAAATACTATTTTAGAAATTATAGCAAATTATAATATTACTAAATTTGTAGAAATTGGTGTACATGAAGGTGGTCTAACTGAATTTATTCTTAATAAAACCTTTTGTCAGTATTTAGGAGTAGAAATAGATTCAGGTCTGGTCAGTCCCGAAATAAAAAAATTAGTAGATAATCATGGTGATAGAATTCTCTATATGGATTGTATGAGTACAGTTATTTATACAGAAGTAAAAAGTTTTGTAGATCATGGCAAGTGTTTAGTTTATTGTGATAATGGTAATAAACCGAGAGAAATAGAAAGATTTCATGGCGTAATCAAACCCGGTAGTATTTTACTCACACATGATTTTACAGATGGAACTAGAAAGGTAAGAGATTTACCTTATCATTATTATAATACAAGAGAAGTAACAGTAGAAGATATTGCCTTTTTAGAATCAGATGAAAGTTTTCAACGCCTACCAGAATTTATTTTTCACGAAACAAGAAATATAGGTTGGATTAAATTATGATTATAATTTGTGCAAGATGTTTAAATGAGGAGAAAAACATTGAAAGATTCCTTAAAGCGTATAGTTTTGCGGATAAAATTATTATTTCTGACGGTGGCTCAAGCGATTCATCTTTAGATATTTTAAATAGTTATCATGGAGTTTTACAACCAGAGCTAGATATTATTAGTTTTCCACAACATGAACAAATCGGAGAATGGAAATGGAATCCAGATAATCCACATATTAATTATGTAATTGACCGAGCTAAGGAATATTGTAAAACAAGTGATGATTGGATTATTATGGATGATATAGATGACGTTCCTAATAAAAATTTACAATTAGATGCTAGAAAAATATTAGAAAGTTCTGTTTTTCCACAAGTAAATGTATTTAGATTATATATGTGGGGTGAAAAAGAATTTTTTCCTAAAATGAATGATAATTTTAATCCATTATTCACATCACTTTGGGCCTGGAAACCGGTAGAATTAAATGTTCGAGCAGATAATGATTTCAAACATGGAACAATTATAGGTCTAATGGATAACCCACTATTAGTTTTACCACCTTATTGTTTATTACATTATTCATGGAGTCCAGATACTATAGTAAGTAAAGTCCAAAAATATAATGATATTGGCCTACCGATGAATCATCCTTTAGACTTCGCTGGAATACCGGAACCTTTACCGGAGTGGGTAGAATGATAGATATATTTCCGTGGTTAGATTTAGAAACTATTTCTACTTGTAATAGAACTTGTGAGACTTGTCTTAGAAATAGTCATCCCGATAGAGAAGAATTAAAATCTTGGTTTGAATTACATTACTTAGAAATGGACGTAATCGAAGAAGCTTTACGACAAGTAAAAGAAATGGGCTTTACTGGTGGAGTACGTTTATCACATTATAATGAGCCGACAATGGATGAGCGTTTACCGGAAATTGCCAGTCTGGTACAATCCTACGGTTATAAAGCCTATATGAATACTAACGGTGATTATTTCACTGAAAAAATGGCTAAGGATTTAGATGGTAAGTTCGAACAAATTATTGTAACGCTCTATATGGAAAATCCGATCAAGGCACAACGGGCAATTTGGATACCATCTTTATTCAAACAAACCGAGATAGCAGTTATTACACAATCAGAACATATGGCTACTCATTTCAGTCCTAAATTCGATACTGCCGCTTTAGCTGAACAAAATAGAGAACATCCCTGTCTGGAACCACAAATAAGAGTTATTATAAATCATCGTAGACAATATTTATTATGTTGTGATGATGTAGTTGGAGTTTATAATTTAGGCAAATTTCCAGATGTAAGTATAAAAGATTATTGGTATGGCGCTAGACACGAATTATTAGTAAATAGATTAAAAGAAGTGGGAGGCAGACACATACATAAATATTGTATGGCCTGTCCAAGAATTTAATTGAAGAAAATAGAACATAAATTTACATTTGAAATGTCTTGGAATAATCATGGTAGTTACTGGCATATTGATCATATCAAACCATGCTCTAAATTTGACTTATCAAATCCCGAAGAACAACAAAAATGTTTCCATTATACCAATATGCAACCGTTACCAGCTATTGATAATCTAATAAAAGGTAACAGAATATGAAAATAGCTCTAGTATGGCCGAAATCAACATTTTTAGATAATCCTATGGTTTGGCCTCCCCTCGGTTTATTATATCTTTCTAGTCAATTAAAGGCGCAAGGGCATACCACAGAGTTTTATGATTTAAATTTTACTGAATTACCGAAAGACGGTGAATATGATCAAGTCTGGTTATCGGCTACTTCTCCCCAAATGCAGGAAATAAAGAGAGTGGCAGATATTACAAAAAATTGGAAAACTAAAACCGTTTTAGGGGGTGCAGGCCCGTGGGCTAATCCCGATAGTTGTAAAAATTTAGGATTTGATTTAATCGTTGGTGGTGAAAGTGATCATCCCGAAAGTATTAGAAAAATAATAGATACTGTTAAAAATGGTAGCGAATCTTATATATTATTACCTATTTCAAGAACATTAGATTGGGTATTACCCCCCGATAGAAAATGGACTCAAGATTATTATTCATATATGACAGATGCGATTGGTAATAAATATAGAATGAGTAGTTTATTTACAAGTCGTGGCTGTCCTATGGAATGTGCTTTTTGTGAGTCCGGTCGTCATGGAATTATTTGGGATAGATTAACTCGTTATGAAAGTATAGATATCGTTGAACATCAGATAAAAGAAATAAAATCACAGGGATTTAATGGATTGGCCTATTACGATGATATACTGCCACTAAATAAGAAAAGAACATATCAGATTATGGATTTACATCGTAAATATGATATGAAATATAGATGTTTTCTACGGAGTGATATTATAAATAAACAGGGTGGAAAAGAATATCTAGAAGCTATGCGTGATGGTGGATTGATTCAAATATTTGTAGGTATTGAAAGTGCCAGTAATAAACAAAAAGATAGTATTCATAAAGGTACTACAATAGAACAAGATACTAATGTATTACAATGGTGTCGTGAATTAGGAATATTATTCAAAGGAAGTTTCATATTGGGATTGCCAGGAGAAACTAGAGAAACTATGGAAGAAACTAAAAAATGGATATTAAGTCAAAATCCAGAAGGTATAAGAATTCAGGTCGATAGACTTATTCCATTTCCCGGTACACCTTTGGGAGATCATCCAGAATTATATGATTTAAAATATGAAAGACAAGTAGACGATAATTTTTTTTATGCTGGAAGGGATGATTTAGAAATGCATAGCTTTGTTAGTACTTCTAGTTTATCTCTTGATGAGATAGATGATTTTTGGAGAAATTTAGAGAAAGAAATGAAAGAGAAAGGTTTCCGAAATTGAGAGATTATTCTAATTTTGATAAGTATATAACCGATTTACAAGACGATGTTTACCCCCAACCCGCAGACCCACTACATCAACAATGGGGAGAATATATTCTAAATATTTGGCTACCAGAATTATCAGGTATAAATAAAATATTATTAGATGTTGGATGTGGACAGGGCCAATTTCAACCGACAATAGTAAATAATAAATTTCAATGGATAGGTGTTACATTAGGAACAGATTATAATATTTGTTTAGGTAAAAATTATCAGGTCTATCAACAAGATTTTTCTTTCCTTACAGATTTTAGAGATAATAGTGTAGGAGTAATTTTGAGCCGACACAGTTTAGAACATTCACCTTTTCCAATTTTAACGCTCATGGAATGGTATCGAGTATCTAATAAATATTTAATTTTAGTTTTACCTAATCCAGATCATTTTCAGTTTTTCGGAAAAAATCATTATTCAGTTATGACAAATTCTCATGTTTTATGGTTGGCGGCTAGAGTGGGATGGAAACCAGTCACTAAAGATTATAGTGAGCGTCAAGAATTACGTTATTTATTTGAAAAAGCAGAACCGAGAAGAGAATTAATGTGGGAATCAGAGGGACGATTAGAAGCAGAATATGGAAGTACTCGATAATGAATACTATTAGAAAAGTTATAGGTAATTTATAATGATAAATGTTGCAATTTCGGGACTTGCATTCAGTGTCACGGCGCACATGGAATATATTGTTAGAGCATTTAAGCGTCGAACGGATTGTGATGTTAGAGTAGTCGGCCCCTATCCTGGTCTAAATATGCCGTGGACTCGAAATGGTATAACTGGAATTGTTATGCCAGATAATTATGATTTCAAACCGGATATAGCTTTACCTTTTAATGGAGCCGGTCAAAATGCTCCTATTTCTTATATTGAAGGTTTATTGAAAGATTTCAAACCCGATTTATGGTTAGATTGTGATAGTGGATTTTATTTAGATGGTACTCCTAAAACCGGTGTTAGAGCTTTATTCGAGGGTGATCCACATGTGTTACGCGATTATTATAATGGACATAAACATAATTATAAATATGTATTCAATCCACAAAATAATTATTCAACACAAGATGAATATTATTTAACATATGCGGCTGATCCGATTTGGCATTCTCCGATAGATGGAACAGAAAAGATATACGATGTGGCACTTATCGGTAACTTTTATACCCATAGAGTAGATTTTATTAATGGATTACGTAGTCAAGGTAAAAATGTATTTTTCGATTTAGGACAGGCTAAAGAAGATGCTAGATTGATTTATGCTCAATCGAGAGTAGGATTAAATTGGTCTACTCTTGCTGATTTAAATGCCAGAGTATTTGAATTGATGTGTATGGGAATTGCACCAGTTATGAATAGAGTACCCGGACTGGTTTTATTTGATGAAGGTGTAGATTATTTAGGATTTGATGATGCCGCTCAAGCTAATGCACAAATAAATTTATTATTAAATGAACCAGATTTAGCCAAATCTATGGGAATAAATGCCCGAAATAAAATAATAAATGACAAACATACCTGGGATGATCGCGTTCAAACCATTTTAGAAGTTACTGGTTTAGTTGTAAATTGACAAAAAACCAAAAATGTGATATAATGGAGAAAGAAAGTATATAAAAATATTATGAAGAAACCAGAATTATTTAGTATTAATAAAAGAGTGGGGCAACAAAATCAAGCCAGAAATTTGAATGGAAGATTAGTTGAAAGAACTGAATTCTTATTTGTTATGATGGGTGAGGAAGTAACTTTTGTGACTCCGGTTTATGACCCCGATCATTTTATTTATCAGAATTTAATGCCTATCTCAGAAGAAGAAGTAAGAATAAAATATTTAGGTGTTTTACCAATAGCATTACGTGGTAGTCACATTTTATGTACTTGTGGAGCAGAAGCAGTAATAGCTATAGATGGTGATTATGCTGGAATGGCCGTTTGTAAATCGGTTGCTACTTTAGGTAAACATCAGACCAGTTTCCAGATAAAAAATCAACATCTAATCGTAGATAAGAAAACCCAAGATGAACGTTATATGGGTGATAGTGATATTGCCAAAACTATCAAGAGTGAAGAACAGGCGAGCGATGAACATTCAGAAGCTATTAGAAAAGGCTCTGATTTAGATGGGTAAATTAATAAAAGTTCTTACTGTTTCTGGTAGTCCTAAAAATATTAGTGCAGAAACTCTAAACGGTAGAGGTGTCGGTGGAGCAGAATTAGCTCTGATAACATGGTCAGAATTATTAGCTAAATCTGGATATTTATTAGATATTTATAATCAAACAGAAGGTAAAAGTTTTTATGAACAGATTACAGGTGGTTGTGTAAACTGGTTGCCAGATGATAGACCTATTTTTAGTGATGATAGTATTTTAGTTACCTTTCGTGGCCCAAATGAATTATCTAAAACAACCGCCCATAGAAAACATATTGGTTGGAGTTGTGATCAGTTTACTGTAGGTGATTATATCGAATGGTATAAAGACGTAGATACGATGGTACTTATTTCAGAATTTCATAAGCAGGATCATATCATGCGTTACGGAAAAGAATTGGTTGAAAGTAAAGGCGTTGTATTAGACCTGGGTGTTAGGACGTGGGAATATGAAACCAGTATTGAAAAAATACCCTATCAATTTATTTATTGCAGTATTCCAGACCGGGGATTAGAAAATCTTTGTCAAATCTGGCCGCAGATAAAAGTATCCTATCCACTGGCTACATTGATTATTACGAGTGATTATACACTTTGGGGAGCAGCCGACCCATTAAATATGCAATACAGATTGATGTTTGCCGGTTTAGAAGGTGTAAAATTTGTTGGAAATGTACCGAGAAATGAATTAGTACGTTATCAGATGCAGAGTGAAATTCAATTATATCCTTGTATCTATGATGAAAATTTCTGTATCGCTAATGCGGAATGTCAGGTAGCAGGTTGTTTCTGTATTACATCAGCACAAGGCGCATTAAAAACAACTAACTTTACTGGTTATAAAGTTTATAATAATGATTATATGAATGCAATAAATATTTTTTATAATTTAGATAATAATACTCGAAAAGAATTATCAATAGATATAAGAAATAAAGCATTTAAAAGATTTGGTTGGCAAGAAATCGCAAAACAATGGGAAACTATTCTACAACCACTAGAAGCGAAAGAAAATGCTAGTAAAGGAAATAAATTATATGCGTAAGCGGCTTTTATGGATCGGAGATTGGATGTTAGGTAAGGATGGTAGTCCATTAACGGGTTATTGTGGTATTTCAGATTATTACGCTCCTAAACTACATAAAGAATTTAATGTAATAGCTTTGGGATTTGCATATCAAAGAAATCAGCACAATTATTTATTTAGTTTGAGTCATACTCCTATTCAGTCATTAGGTGTAGCATTACAAAGTATAAATTCAACTTATTCAATCGATTATCTTATCTGTTCAGCCGATATTACTGTACAGGCACAATTATTGAAAGTTCCTCGTAATAAAACTAAATATATTGGAATTTTTGCAGTAGAAAGTAGTCCAGTATATGCACCCTGGGCAATGGCTTTAGCATCGATGGATTATAAATTACCAATCAGTCAATTCGGAACAGATGAATGTGAAAAAGTCGGTTTAGAAGCAACTCATCTTGTTATTCCTACCGATAGAAATATCTGGAAACCTAGAACTTGGGAAGAAAAAGAATCTATCAAAGATATGTTAGGTGTCAAAGATAAAACGACTCTGTTTATCAATGCAGCAGGTAATGAAAGAAAGAATATTGCTACAGTCTTAGAAGCTTTGAAAGATATTCCCAATAAAGAAAAATATTATTTATTCATGCTGACAAATGCTGATAGTCAGGTCAGTTGGGATTTACGAGAACTTGTTACCAGATTTGATTTGAATAGAAATGTAACCATATTTGAAAAGGGTCTATCTCAAGTTGAAACCAGACGTTTATATGCTGGCGCTGATTTTTTTATTAATATCAGTAAAGCTGAGGGTTTATGTATGCCGATATTAGAAGCTATGTCAGTTGGTACACCAGTAATAGCTACTAATGCAACAGCCATGAAAGAACATTTAGGAAGTGGAGATAATAGACGTGGTATTGCTATTGAACCAGATTTCAAATTAATTGATGTATTCGGTAATACGGATAGATTTTATGTGATTGCTGAAACCTTTCAGAAAACACTAACGTATCAGGCTAATCTTTTACGAGAATGGGGTCGAGATTGTTCTCATCTAAATCAAATAACGGATAAAGCACAGGCTTATATTGATGAGCGTAATAATAAAAATTCATTAGAAGTATTAAGGAATATTATCAATGTCTAGAAATAAACATAGAAACTTACCGGATACACCTGCAAAAATAAAAACTGTTATCTTTCCTAAAATTGATGTAGTTATTCCGGTTTATGGTCAGTTTCCAACTCTGGCTAATGGTATAGAAGCTTTAGATAATGCCATGAATGGAATCAGTTATAGAGTTTTTATGACAGATGATGTATCACCCGATTTAGCTAAAGTCGGTAGAGATTATTATTCATCCCTAAAGGATAATTCTAAAATAGCTCCAATAACCTATCATAAAAATAATCAAGGTTTCGGTAAGTCTTGTAATGATGCTGCCAGTATGGGAAGTGCTAAATATATTCTTATTCATTCCAGTGATGTAGTTTTAATGCCAGATTCGGTAAAAATAATGTATGAACATATCGAGAACAATCCTGATATTGGAATTATTGCACCTAAATTATTATTTTTTCCAAACCAAAAAGACCCTAATCGGCCAGCCGGAAAGGTGCAAAGCGTAGGAATATTTTTCGACTCTATGGGTGAACCTTTTCATCCTTTTAATGGTTGGGACGAAAATCACCCATTGGTAAATATAGTCAGAGATGTAAATGCTACAACTGGTGCAACCTTTTTAATTCGAAGAAATGTTTGGCAACAATTAAAAGGATTTAGTTTAGATTATGGTAGAGGTACATGGGAAGATATAGATATATCTTTTAGAACAAGAATGTCGGGACTTAAGATAAGAATTCTACCACAAGCGGTAGGATATCATTATACTAATTTATCGGTTTTAGGTGACAAAGAAGGATTTCCTTTGAATCATAATAAAGATATTTTCAAAGCGAAATTTAATCAAATAATCCCCTACGATTCTTGGGTGCAGAGCGGTGTTTTTTATGATGACTAAACAATATATTAAATATAAAAGAAAAGTTATCCCCGTAGAAAAAAATCCCCTAAACCATCTAAGATTATTAAGAAAGAGAAATAAATGAACGTTCAAATTCCACTAACCACACCGCAGTTTTTAACTGAACAGATGTTCATTAATTACGGAATGTTCACCGGGTCTGCTACATCTTTTCAAATACAAGCTGCCTTTTGTATTGCAGAAAATCAAGTTGCTAGAGATGTTGGAACATTTCTAATGCCAACTACCTTTACCGGAACCGTTGGGTTTTTGGGATTTGATACTCCATATGAAAGTCCAGTGGGAAAGATTATTTCGGTAGATAATATAGTTCTACATAGACGTTATTCCAATGGTATAGATCAATATATTTCAGGTACAGCTTTTGTTAGAGATATAGATAATGGTTATTATTTTATTGCCGAATCACCCAATGATAATAGTTCATGTGTGGGTTGTACATCACCAGTAGTGGGTTATTATCAATTTAATGTTTCTATTACAGCCGGATATCCAAGTGGAACGGTTTCGAATAATCCTATGGCTCAACTTGCCGCATGTATGGCCGCAGATATCGCATTAAAAATGATGTATGATGAAGGTATCGGTGTTCAATATGAAAATCTTGTTAAAACATTACAAATTGGTCGTCTAATTCAATCAATGGAAACTAAATATTTCTTGAATACAATTTATGGGCCTAGTAGTAGAGCTAATTATATTAGTAAATTATTAGAACCATTTAAAATAACAAGAGTTGGTTTCCTGGGTAGATTTTAAATGTCAATTATTTATAATTTGCGTGGAAGTATATTCCGTGATCAAATAGCATATGATGATAATGGTGGAGCAGTTGTAACAGGAACAACTACAATAGCTAGTAATGAACCCTGTCGTCTAGATTATATTATTCCTAAGATGAATATAATAGCACCACAAGGTTTAGAAACAAATGTTACTTATTCTTTTTATATCAGGTCAACACGTCAACATCCTATTAATATAAGAGAAAATGATTATGTAGTAATAACTTTTCCTAATTTTCATTCTGAATATAATAATAGACTTAGAGTAAGGGGTGTTCAACGTGAAACTTTACATCCACAAGACCCGAATTCTATTCTTGAATGTGAAGTAGTTAGAATTAGAGAATCTCGTAATAATCTTATAGATTAGAACAGGAATTATAATGGCAGATGACGGTGTAGTTTTATTAAATTTCGAAGCTCTTATAGAAAAAGCTCAATTAGGAGTAATTGAAGGTTTAAATCAAGCCGCATTAGAATTTTCAGTTAGATTAGCGGCTGAACTTCCGGATGGAGTAGCAGCTAAATCTATTGTAGTAAAACCAAGTAACCGACAAGGTGATAAATTTACTGTAACAGTTGGAATAGAAAACGAAGGTGTTTTAAAATATTTATGGGCTTACTGGAAAGGTGAACCAGAAATAATTACTATTTCAGGTCATCCCTGGATGAGGTTTGATAGATGGAAAAATGGGCCAAGTGAATTACGCTGGCGAAAAGATAATTTATTCCATTTTAAAACCGTAAAACATGAATATCTAGCACATGACTTTGTTGAAAGAGCTATAGCCAAATTTGACACCTTTGGAGAAACAATTATTAGAAAGTTTAATGAAAGAGTAAAATAATCTATGATTAGTCCTGAATTAGTACAACGTGCTATTATAAAAATGTTACAAGCTGATGCCGGATTAAGTGCTGTACTTACCGGTACAAAACAGATATTAGAATTAGAATATCAGGGCCAAGATTTTAGTTATCCAAATATTCGAGTAGATATTCAACCTCAATCTCCAATTGGAACTGGAACGGATAGAACCAGATTATCGTTAATTCATTGGACAAATAGAATTTATTCCGAACAGCCGAGTAGTCAGGAAGCTAATCATTTATTAGGACTGGTTGTTAAGGCTCAATTTGATAAACAATGGGTAGGAACAGATAGTAATAATATACCTAATTTTTATCTTATTCGAATAAATTTGGCGAGTATAGATAATGCTATGCGAATAGCAGATAAGTTATGGGTAGCTAGTGCGATATTTGAATCTGTTGTAAATCCTAAAATAGTCCCCTAAAAGTCTATTTAATTACTGATTTGACAAAAATTGAAATGTGTGGTATAATATAAATGAAATTAATTAAATGTTTAATGTTGGGGACTGTCGTTGCCTATGGTGTCGTCTCTCAACAAAGATATATTTTCAACGATAGTAACAATCATATTTTGCTAGTTGAGGATGCAGATATTCCCGATATTCTAAATAAAAAAGATAAACAGGGTGGTTGTTGTAATTCACCGCTGGTTATAAAAGATATCTTCGAATTAATCCCCACTGAATAAAAAACATATAAAATAGTTAATAAACGTTCTTCTTGCGGGGAACGTTATAAGTTTCTGCTTGCGGGGCAGAATGAATAATTTTAGACTTGTCTAAATATTATTTAAGGAGAATTTAAAATGGCTTTAGTAACAGGAAGTGCGTTCGGTAGCATTACAGCACAAACAGAATTATACATCGAAGGTGCACCCCAAATTTACATTGAAGATTTCAATGGAGCCTATGGTTTTGGGCCGGATAGTGATGGTTTTTATTGGCAATTGAGCGGTACTACTGCTTATCCAGTTTATCAATTAGGTTGCTATGAAAATGTCTCATTCGGAGATAATCTAACCGTTAACATGGTTAGATGTGATACCGTAGGTGATAAAGACGCAATTATTAAGAGAAACTTTATGGAAATTAAGTTTACATTAAAGAGTTTCTTCCCGATTAAATTAATTGCACCTTTCTTTGGTACATCAGTAGCAGCAGTAACAACAAATGCTGGTACTCACACAGAGAAATTTGGTTTTGGACTTTTTGATAATAGTAAGTATTATAAAGTATATTTTCCAAAAGTATACGATGAAACAAATGGTGAATACGTAGCAATTACGGGTCACAGATGCAAGTTAATGACAACCGCTGATATCAGTTTTACCTATGGTAATCCGTGGACTCTCCCGGTTGTAATTAGAATGTTGGCTTATGATACTCTACCAACTGCTCAATTATTTGCAACTATTGTTAGAAAAGACGCTCAGAGATTATAATAAACTGAAAGGAAATAGGATGAGTAGGATAATAATTCTACTCATCCTATTACCCTAAATATGAACTTTGTAGAAACTCTTACAACAAAAAATATAAAATTTGGCGAACAAGAATTTGAATTATTACGTTTGGGTGATTTTTTTAAACTTGAAATATTGAGAAAGAAATTAATAGAATCAATAAGAAAAAAAGATAAAAAACAGTTAAAAGAATCAATTGAAGATATTATCTTTTTACAGACGCGAGGTTTATTCAAATCTGAAAGTTTTTTCGAGAGATTACAGGCAGCATATCAAACTATTATCTTTAATCAAATAAATGCTGATGCCGCTATTTTCAAACCCCGTAAAACAAAAGAAAACAAACCACAGGAAACATCGAGTTGGAATTATGATGGTAGAACATTAGCCATTTGGATAGATACCTTTGCTCAAAACTATCACTGGTCTTTATCTGAAATTTTAAATCTACCGTTGAATACAGCTATTTATTTATATCAAGAAATTGCTATAAATATCCAATTGAAAAAAGAGTGGGAATACTCACTTACTGAATTGGCTTATCCGTATAATAAAAATACAGAAAAGAATGAATTCAAACCATTACAAAGACCCGACTGGATGGCTGAAACTGCTGATGCATTAATTACAGTAACTAAGATTCCAAAAAGTTTATTACCATTTGGTGTTATTACAGACCTTTCCGGTATGGGAGTATTAGGACAAAATGAACAATCCTTTAGCCTTTCTAAAGAACAAACTAAAGAAGGTTGAAAAACCGGATAATACTTTTATTATAAATAAAAGACAAATAACCATTTTACCAGTGACTTATGATGAGACATTGGAAGTGGTTTTTTTACTATTACCTTATATAAAAATGGTCAGAGTAATAAAAGAAGAACATAAATCTAATCTTGATCCGATTATATTTTTTGATATTGTAGAAAATCTTATTCTACAATTAAGACGACAGGATATAAATAAAATTTTACAGATATTATTAAAACAAGACGAAGGTTTTGTTTCCGAACTAACCACAGAAGATTTTGTAAGATTAGCACCAATTTTTATTAGAATAAATCATCTAATTGAAGTTATGTTTATTCTTAGAAACCTGGGAGCATTTGAATAATGGCTAGTCCGGCTGCAATTCTTGTCCAATTACAAATAGCTACTGAAAAATTCGTTAGTGATCTAAATAAAGCACTAACGACAAGTTTAGGGTTAACTACTAATTGGTCAAAACAAGTTCAACAATCGACCGCACAAGCACTTAATCCTGCTCAAATAGAAGCTTGGACAGCAGCATTAAACAAGTTAAATTTATATTTAAACGTTAATGAGAAACAGTTTGCAAGTACAACAACAAGTGTAAAAGGTTTTGCACTAGCTACTCTTGATGCTCTTGTTAAAGGTGGTCACGAATATGATACTGCATTATTATCTATGCGTGATAATATGGTTGAATATGGTGTTAGCCTAAGACAAGCAGGTATTTTAGCTATTGAATTTGGTCAAGCTACTATCAATGGTGTAAATGGTGTTTTAGATGTAAATAGAAAATTACCATTATCTTTCAAAGAAACATCTGATGCTATTGGCGAGGCTAGTGTAAAATTCCAAGAGCTTATAAATAATGCATCACAATTAGTTCCAGTTGAAAAGGAAATAGAATCTGGTTCTAATGGTGTAGCTAATGCAACTAAAAATGCCGGTAATGGATTTGATTATTTAGCTAATAGAATTAAAAGTGTTGTCGTATCACTTCTAATTGTTCAAACTATTTATCAGGTTATTCAAGCTTTTAAAGATTTAACAACCGCATCTCAACAATTAGCTCAGACTCAATACGAATTATCTGCTAATGTAGAATATGCTAATAAAGTACTTGGCCCACAGATCGGTAATCTAAAAGAATGGCAAGCCGAGATCGAAAGACTTTCAACAGTATTAAAGGTATTTTCAAAACAAGATATTACTGAATCTGTAAGTAAAACAATTGAATTAACTGGTCAACTCGGTTTTACTAAAGACCAGATGAGTAGTTTAATAGAAGTTGCTGCTCATCTTGCCGAAAGAACTGGTAAAAGTTTAATTGATACTATTACCGAATTAGGTAATGCTATTGGTGGAGGTCGATTACAGGGACTTCATGATTTAGGTTTATATATTCGAACTACAGACCTAGCTACTGAATCTTGGACTGAAGGTTTAGGAAAAAATATAAATGGTTTATCTGATCAGGAAAGAGCTTTAGTCGCATTAAATGTCGTTCTAAAAAAATCAAATGATTTAATTTCTACAACTGGCGATTATTTAGATACTACAGCCGGTCAGATGAAAGCGGCAGATACTAGTGCTGATAATTCAACTAAAGTTATTTCAAAAAGTCTCGAAGGTCTTAATTTAATTCTAAAAAATATTTGGGCTGATTTTTTGGGCTATGTTAGTGATGGTATAAGTAAATTTAAATTATTAGATGACTTCATTACACAATTTAATTTAAAACATTCTCTAGCAAATTCAATAGGAAAACCACCAGAACTAGGAGATGTTGGATTAGCACCTTTTGGAGATTTAGGTAAGACTTCAAATGGCCCCGATGCTAAAATAAATAATGCTATTGCTATTGGTGATCTTAAAACATTAGCAAATTTATTAAATGATCCTAAAATTCAGACATTTTTTGGAGGTGCTACTCAAAATCAATTCCAAACATTATTTAATTTAGCTGAAATATATGCTAAAAAATTACAAGATGTTAAAGACAAACAGAACGAAGTATTTAGATTATCAGAACATGATAATAGTCCCGTAGCCGGTTCAACATCTAGTTCAGGAACGAATACAGATTTATCCGGTATTGAAATTACTGCCGTTGATTCCACAACTAAAAAAGTTGAAGCACTTTTCGATAAATCTAAAAAAGATTTAGATAAAGCTCAATTAGATTATATGGATAGTATTAGCAAAGCTTATGAAAATAAGATTAAAGCTAATATAGCGGCATTAGAAAAATATAATGATAATCTTTCTAAAATCAATCAAAATTTTGCTCATAAATCTATTGATGAAACAACTAAATATCATAGAGAATTAGCTACACTTGAAACAGAAGAAGGTTATAAAGAAGTTGATGCCGCTGATGTACGTGATAAGAAAATCATAGATAATAAGAAAAAATACTATGATGCCCTACGCGCATTAGATGAACAATTTTATTTTAGTATTTTCGATGCGGTTGCTAATAATGACGCTATTGCTATTTTCGCCGCAGAGCGAAAATACAATATGGATAAGGATAAATTAAAACAGAATTATAAAGACCAGAATCAAGCCGCAAATGAGAATTATCAAGATACTATTGAAAAAATTCAAAAAGATACTGAAAGACGTAGAGAATTATTACAGGAAAGATATAATCAACAGAATCAAGACTATGCTATTCAGCGTCAGAGAGAAATAGATGCCAATGCTAAAGCATTTAAAGAGGATATTGCGGTTAACCAGAGCCATTACGAACAAGAAACAATAGCATTAAAAGCAAAATGGGAAGAACAGAAAAATTTAATAATAACAAATACAGCCGATGCCTATGCTCAATTAATAAGTGATTTAAAAACTGCTTTAACAGCGCATCAAGATTATTGGACTGGTTTAATAGATGGTTGGACAAAATATTATACCGACTTAGAAAAAATGGCACTATATTATAAAGATGTACCCGGCGCTCCTACTTATGCACCTCCAACTAATCCACCTCCAACCAACCAAACAACTCAATGCCCTCCCGGTCAGGTTTGGAGTGATAAATATAAAGCATGTGTTCCAAATGAAATTGGTGTTAGTGGCCCTTCAATAACAACATCATCAGGTACGGGAATTACAGCAGTAAAAACACATAAATTAACAATTGGTAGTGATGGAACAATTTCAGATGCTATATTAAATTCGGTTATAAAGGAAGTAGCCGATACGATTCAAACAATGGTCGTGGAAAGAGGCGGCTAAAAGATGAGTACAGTTAAATTATATAATGAAAATTTTGCAAGTCCAGCAATTCCATATTTTGAGATAAATAGTGTAAGGATGCCAACTCCAAGTTCTTTTACTTGGATTCCACCAGCACAAATAGGATTAAATGGTGCTGGTCGGCAACGATTATATCCATTTTGGGGAATAACTCTGGGTTGGGATATTTTAAGTGAAAATGAATATTCTTTTTTATATAATACCTGGTTGGGAGTAAGTTCGGGTTCAATTCAGGTTATGTTACCTCCAACATGGGGTAATTCAACGGGTTTGCCGTGGAATGTTCTCGCATCTGGTTCATTAAGAAACTATAATTATTATAATATTTTGTTAGATCAACCCATTGCTCAAGCAACAATAGAAAATATCGGCTATCAAAACGTAAAACAAATGATTCGAAAAATTTACGGTGTAACACTTCCCGCTGGTCAACAGGGGCCATAATATGACAGTATTAACGCCAACACAACTAACAACTGTCCGTGATACAAATGGACAATATACTAATCTCTATTTAACTAAATTTGAGCCAAGAATTTTAATGCAGGCCCAAATCAATGATGCTAATATAGTGAAAGGCGCACAAGTAATTACATTTAATAATGTTATTACTGGTAGTTATACTAATCTGGCGGCGGGACAATCCGTTTATATTGGAAGTAGTCAAGGTGGAAATGATATTGGCCGAGTCCGGTTACGGTCGGTTACTTCTACCACACTAACGGTAGCTGTAGATGACGCTATTTTTTATGCTAATGGTCAATATATTACTGTTAGAGAATTCTATGAAATCTGGCCGGTCTTTCCCTTTGCGAGTTTAAATACTGGAACACTGGTGCCAACTATTTATAAAGATTGGGATATTACATATTCTGATCAGAATGTAAATTTTGACCCGATTATTATTATGGGGCCAGATTTTGCGGGATTTTATGATACTCTAACAGGAAATGCGTTCTATGGTAGTAATATATTTTTTTCTGCCACAGGAAGTTATACAGTAGATGGAAGTACAATCAGTTCCTATTCTTGGAACTTTCCGACAGCATGTACAATTACAGGTAGTACATCCGGTACACCCGGAAATGTTCAATTTACTGCCCCTGGCATGTATGTTGTTAGATGTGCGGTAACTGCATCAAATGGAAAAACTGCTGTATCTTATCGTCATATTGCTTTATTAAATAGACATTTTGGGCCTATTGATAGTTCTGTAACTTCTAGCTATGAGGAAATAGCCGATTGGGAATTTGGACAAATCAGTACAGATCATATTAATGGAGCCATTGCTAATATAAGTGTTAGAAATAGAGCCGATGAATTTAAAGATGGTGACTTAGTTATTATCTTCAGAGAAGATTATTATTCTAATATGTTACAATCTTTCGGTGGTTATCCGGGTAGAGAAAATATTCTATTTGTAGGATATGTGGATAAGGCTGATACAACATATGATACTTTTATTTCAAAAACAGATTTTATTTTAAAAGGTTCAGCAGCTTATCTACAGAATAAAGAAATGTTTAGTGTTCAAATACAGGATACTCAAGGTACACCTTCTGATTGGAGATATATAAAAAATACGACTATTCAAAAGGCTCTTATTCATTATGTCAGATGGCATTCAACTTTATTAAATGTAAAAGACTTTAATAAACTAACTAATACTTCTCAGGGTGATTATCACGAAGATGTTATTCTATTTCAAAAAGGTGAAATTCTTTCTAATCTAACAAGTTTCATGCAAGGAAAATTATTTGGATTCATTAGTAGTGATAGACAAGGTGAATTTTTTACTGAAATAGATTTACAAATGATAGTTACTGGTAGTCGGCCAGCATCTATTATGACTTTTCAAGAAGGAGATTGGTTAGGAGATACTAAAATTTCCGAAATTGTTGAACAGCCAGTTTCAAATGTTTTACTTGGTGGAGTTGCTTATGATCCTACAACAACTTATTATATAACTGGTGTTCCTTTATTAAGTCGAGCGCCCGGTCAGTGGCAAACCTATGTCGGTAAATCACAAAATGTTAGTGGTATTACTTTATCATCTCTTGGACAAACCGAAATAAATCAAATTTCTGGTTTATATTATGCAAAAGTAAATAATGAAAGTCCCGATTTACAATTAGATTTATCATATAATATGTTAAATATTGATATGTATCCACAATCATTTTATGATTTTAATATCTCTGGAACAGCCGTGGTTTATCGTGGTTTCAATTGGAAGCCAAAACGTCTAATTCCACGAAAAGAAACAATTAAATTAGATAAATTTGTATTAAGACAAATTATTACTTTTGAAACTGAAACATCTGGCCCGCCTGGGGATAGTGTTATAATTCCTACAAGTGTTCCCAATGGAGATTGTACGGATTGTGTTCCACCAAAACCATGTGATTGTGTAACTAATCCTAGTTGTGATGGTTGCCCTCCACCTGTAGGAGTTGGTGATAAAAATACAGTTTATGTTGTAACTCAGGCACTTATTGGTCGAAGTAGAGATTTTTTAAATTCTAGTCCAACATGGTCAGCGGTTCCTACATCCGGCGTTTCTGGAATATTTAGAGATTTTATTCTCGACCCCTGGAATCCGGTCAATGGAGCCTTCTTGGTAACATCGACTGGAATTTGGATGAGTACTGACCTGAATTCTGCAAGTACCTGGACACAAATACTTGCATCTGGTTCAGGGTATCCCAATTGGAATACTGGCGGAAGTGTAACTATCGCTCAATGTTTTAGAATTGTAGCAACTATTCAAAACCAGAATCTATTCTATGCCATGCTTTCTGATGGTAGCAGCAATGTTGTTATTGCCGTTATTCAAATAAGTGGTGGTATTGTAACTATTTATTGCAATCAAACCGGTATAGATGCTGCTTTAGGAGGTTCGGCGTCAGTAGCCTTTTCTATTTCTCAAAACAAAGGCTACCAACCTATACCTTATCCGAATCAGGCTAACAGTAGCGGCAATGTTTATTTTGGGGGGCTAGGAAAACAATTATATGTAAGTGGAAATGGTGGAGTAACATTTACCCCACGGGCTATTCAAGCCACGACAGATTTTTATGCGCCATTAGATATTCAGGTTCCATATGTTTATGGTAGTAGTGACGATGGACTTATTTACGTTGGCGGCGGGCGTAGCTCTACCACAGAAGCTTATATCCTAAAAAGTTCTAGTAAATTTTCAACTTATGGAAATAATATCAGTCCAACTACAGTTCATGGTAGCTATCCAGATGGCGTTGGATGCGAAGATGGTATTTCTAAAAGTAACAGGAATATGGTTGCTCATGCTCAAGATGGTAACAAAATGTATATTCTAGGAACGCAATCCCGCGACAGCCGTGGCTATGAGGAGCCGCATCTACTATACACTTCGGATGCTGGTGCTACTTGGACATTAAAACATAGTTTTGTTGGTACTTTAGGTAGTGGTGATGGATTTGTAAATTGTTTGGGATTATGGCCTTATAATGAAAATGTAGTTTATGTTTTAGGAAATCAAGATGGCTTTAATAACGGAGATGGTTCTATTTTATACTCAGAAGATGGTGGCGTTACTTTTATAGATAAAATTGGCAATTGGACTACTACATTTGGAGCAAAAACACAACCAGGATGGAAGGATAGTCCGGCTAATGTTCACAATGCTAGAGTAATGATAGTTCCGGTATGGTTGGCTTATTAAAATGACTAGTGAAACACTTCGACTAAAACAATTAATTGGAAAATTGATAGATACCAAACAAGATCGTCAAGAATTTATTGGTGGTTTGTTAGGAACATATGTTAATGGTGTGGCAACGGTTAGAGTACCGAGTCAGCCGGGATATGTTTATGTTCGAATAAATGGTAGTTATAGTGAAGTTGTTCCAGCCGTAAACGGAGTTGTAGCAGAAGTTTTCGACTTAAAAGTACTTATTTATATTCCACCAGAAAATCCAGGAATTTATGCTATTAAGGGTAGAGACTTAAATCAGTATAGTTCTTTTGGTGGTAGTAGTGGTGGTGGTGGAAGTGCTTATTTACCACATCACGGCGATACACATAGTTTCGGAAATGGTGTAGACCCTGTATTTATTTACAAACGTCAGATGATGCAACCTTTAGGTATTCATCCGACAGTACCTATTTCTAATCATTTATATGTTGAGCCAGATTTTTATATTTGGCAAAACCAAATAAAATATTTCTATGGAGCTAATACAGCCAATTTAACCGCCGCCAAACCCACGAATGGTACAAGCGGAAGATATCTAACAATTTATCTAAATGGAGCAACAAATACTTTAGCTTATCTTACCGGTACTGATTTTACTATTTGGCCGTTTCCAGCTACCGGAACATTAAATACAATTATTGCGCCGTTAGTAAGTATAGGAATTCCTTTAGGCGCGGTAATTCTAACGAGTGGAAGTTCTACTTTCGATTGGCCGGTATTAAAGGATATTAGAAGTTTTTTAGATGGTGGTGGAAGTTCAACTCTAATCCATCCATTAGACCCCAGTGGTGGATATCATACCGGAACTTTACCAGGACGATATATAATTGTAAATGATCCCGGAAATTATTATACCGGAACAGTAAATGTCGATCAAGCCCTTCAAGAAGTTGGAGTAAGAATTGGTGCCTTTACTGGAACATACCAAGTATTAGGAACGGGTATAGCCGGTAGACTAGCTGAGTGGACGAATATAAATACTATTCGAGAAACCACAATAATAAAATCGGGTATTGGAATAATTACATTCAATGCAACATCTAATTTAACTCTTACATTAGATGGAACAATGGAAATAGACCCTACAGCCACAAATGGTCAAGCACTTATTTATAATAGTTCACTAAATAAATGGGCCGGTGGAGATGTAAGTGCTGGTGGTGGTACAAGTTCTGGACATGATCACGGCGTTACTAGAATAAATGCCATTTCAGGTTCATTATCTTTACCATTACTCGATTTCGCACAATCAATAGAATATGTTTCATTTAACGGTTTCTTAATAGATGCTGTTACATATTCAATTAGTAGTGGTTCAGATTACATAGTTCTAGATTCTCCACTAAATACTAATGGTGTTTTTATGGTTGGATATCAGGTATTAAATATATAGGAATAAAATGGGAAGTTCATTAAATAAAACAGAAGCAATAACGTTAGCTAATAAAGCTGGTGTAAATGTAAATGAAGGTGATGTAGTAGTCTTAGACTTACTAAATGCATCTAGTTTTACTATTACTGGTAGTAGTCAATTAGCTACTCGAACAATAGGAGTAGTTTTAGATACTGGTGGAATTGTTACCGGCAGTAGTGGACTAATAGCTATAAATGGTTATGTTCCACAAATAAATTTATTAAGCGGAAGTTCAATCGGGCAAACAGTTGGTTTATCTAGCGTAGCCGGAAAAGCTATGCCACATTCAAATATTTTAGTAGGAGATTTTGGACAAGTCTTATCAGCAGGAACAACACCGGACTGTATTTTATGGGGAAAAAGTGAATCATCATTTCCTCCTGTAGTAATAAAATATCAAGAAACAGCACAACCAACAATACCTAATCTTACCGGAACAATTGTAAATTTTGATACAAAGGTTACAGATACATATAATGCAGTAACAGTTGGGAGTAATTGGAAATTCGTGGTTCCTGTTACTGGATATTATTTCGTGGAAGCATCCTGTTTATTCAATAATACTATAAATTGGGCTTTAACAAAAACTGGATTATTAGATGTTTACAAAAATGATGTTCTAAATGCACATTTACAAAGAATAGATAATTTAGAAGCGGGTTCAAATTTATTCATGAATTTAATTGGTTCAACGATCATTCAAGCAAATGCCGGAGATACAATTCAGATATATATTACTCAGCAAACAGGTGGTAATTTACAAATGAATGGTGACTCAAATCATAATTATATAACAATATGTAAGGTAGCATAAAATGGGAAATAGTATTAATCATACCGTAGCATTAAATCTAAAAAATAAAGGTAATACCAATGTTTCAAGGGGAGACGTTGTTATTATAGATAAAGCTAACGCAGATGCCTTTACCGTTACGGGTAGTCAGGGATATTCTAATTCAACTATTGGAGTAGTTTTAGACCAAGTTGGTATTACTACTGGCTCATCGGGAATGGTAACTATTGAAGGATATTGCCCACAAGTTAATTTAATTTCTGGTTCAAATATCGGAGATACTATTTTCCTAAGTTCAGTTCAACAAAAGGCTCAATCACATTCAACTATTCTACCCGGAGATTTTGGTCAGGTTCTTTCGACTGGAACAACCCCCGATGTTATATTATGGGGAAATTTCCAAAACGGCCAAGATTTCCTACAGAGTGTATATACTGGTTCAACAATATTAATGGGTTTAACAGGAACAGTTAATTATGTTGATGTAGATGCCACAAATGCGGCTATTACGTTTATACCGGCTAGTTCTGGTAAATATAAAGTTACATTTCAATTCAGTCATGGTCTAACAGATAATAACGGAACTTCTATTTATTTCAGATTAACAGATGGAGTTACTAATTCATGGGGAGTTTTTAGTAATTCTCATACAAATAGCTTTAGAGCCACTTCTATTACCATAAGTTATGTCTTTAATTGGGTAGGTGGTGTATCCCAAAAAGTTAGATTACAAAAGTTAGTAGGTAGTGCAATAACTACTGCCAATGAAATAGATTCTGATGTACCTAATAATATTGGATTATATATGTTAGTTGAAAGATTATAATGGGAACTTCACTTAATAAAACTCAATCTTTATATTTAAAAAATAATTCTGGACAAACTGTTACTAAGGGGGATACGGTTATTATTGATAGAAGTTTAGCCAGTTCGTTTACTTTAACTGGTTCAAGTGGATATACTCTTACACAAATTGGAGTAGTTTTAGATCAAACAAATGTGGCTAATGGAACATCTTGTCTGGTAGCCGTAGGTGGTTATGTGCCAGTTATTAATTTAATCTCTGGTTCAAATGTGGGAGATACATTTGGCCTATCATCTGTAGTCAAAAAGGCCATTCCACATGCTAATATATTAGCGGGAGATTTTGGTCAGGTTTTATCTGCTGGAACAACTCCCGATGCTAATTTATGGGGAGATATTGAAAGACGTGGAGAATTTGTTGGATGCGCCTATGGTTTAAATACCGGTTCTGTACCAACAAATACGGTTTATTATCCTCTAAATTGGGTAAAAGATTTTGATACTCATAATGCTTTTCAAACTGGAAGTTCTTCTACTGTTATTGCAAATGCTAATAGATTTACTGCTCCAATATCAGGATATTATGATATAAATTTTAATGTTCGATTTTTTAATTCATCTTGGACATTAGCATCTACCTGTCAAATATTCTGTTATATAAATGGCATAGCTGGTTCGGACTATCATCAATTTGGCGAATTTGTAGCACAATCCGCTAACTCATTTGAAATTCAATGCGGTGGTAGCAAAACAGTCTTTTTAAATAAAGGTGATTTTATCAATTTCGTTATTTTTCAAGTTTCAGGTTCGACTAAAGTTATACAGGGTAATGGTCATAATAATGGTGGTGATAGTTATTTCAGTATTATAAAGGTAGGTTAATAATGACAAGCAGATTGGGTATACATTCAATTCGACCAAATAAAGTACTTTCTTTTATTGCACAAGCAAAACTGAGAGGAGTTACATTTCCAGTTGTCAAAGCAGTAGATGATACCGGTACTTGTATCAAGGTAAAAGAAATAAGTCCAAATACTATCACTATTACAAGATTTGTAACTGATAATATTAGCCTACAAGGATTAGAAAAATGGACAGTTCAAGATAGAATAAATATGGCTATCAGATTAATGGATTATTTATTTCTGAGATGTAAAGATTCAGCAGGAATAGACCATCCCGAAATTAGAGCAAATACTAATTTCTTTGAAATTATAAATGAAGCCGATCCTCGTGGTTTTTATGATTTTTATGGATTATTCTTAATTGAATTAGTAAAAGAAGCTAATAAACGAAATATAAAATTAGCACTTCCAGCTTTTAATGCTGGTACTCCTGAATGGGACGATATTGTAAAGATTGTAAATACTGGTTTATTTAAGCTGGTAAAAGATACTGGACATATCTTATCTATTCACGAAGGTGTTTTTGGAACTGACCAACCCATAGATTTATGGTATGGCGATTTAATTCCGGGTTCACCTAAAGTAGATGGAGCAGGAGCTTTATGTTTTAGATATAAGTATTTATATTCACTTCTAGTACCTAGAAATGAAGTTGTACCAGTGGTAATATCAGAATTTTATGCGGGCGGCGGGTATACGTTGGCTCCCGATAAAGTAGTAGAAAGAATGAAATGGTATGATACGTTGGCTCAGAAAGATTCGTATGTTTTGGCGGTATTACCGTTTACAATTGATCCTACACCGAATTGGAATAATGCTGATTATACTTATGCTTATGATGCTATTATAAATTATATGATGACACAATTGTCACCTCCAAACCCTACACCAAACCCTACACCGGTTCCGACTCCTATTCCAGTAACTAAAATGTTAGTTGGCGTTCATGGTAGAGCAAATGGTAGAATGGAACAATTAGATTTTCAGGCTGTTTCAACCAGTAAGGTAGAAGCAGTTAAATTACTTTCAACCGCCGACCCTCTAGATGTAGATACATTAAAACAAATAAAACCAGATATGTTTATTATGGTTAGATTATTTGTAGATTTTCAAAATGGACGTGTTCTAAATTCACAACAATTTGTGGATAGTATCAAAGATGATATGAAAAATTTCTATAATAAAGGTGTTCGATATTTTGAAATTCATAATGAGCCAAATATTTATAGTGAAGGTTATAGTCATTCTTGGAAAAATGGAACAGATTTTACGGTTTGGTTCAATGAAGTTGTTAGAATTCTAAAAACTCTATATCCAGATACTAAACTAGGATTTCCTGGTATTTCTCCGGGTGCATCTATTCCAGATGTTAGAGCTGATGAATTACAATTTATAAAAGAATTGGGAAATATAAATGCTGATTGGGTAGGTGTTCATATGTATTGGCAGACACAACAAGAATTAGATACCATTAGTCAGAATATTTTACCTTATGCTCAAAAATTTAATTTGCCGTTTTATATTACAGAATTTAGTAATCCAAATACAGGTATTGACCGGACTACAAAAGCTAAACAATATTTACAGTTCTATTCTAAGATTATCGCAAATGCAGCATTTAGTTTTGTAGTATCGGCTCCATCTGGTTTTGAAAGCGAGGTTTGGCGAACAGAAAAAAATGAAATGACGGTTATTCCGGTTATTATCGGAGAAAGAATAAGCACAATGGTAGGTAAAAAAGTAACGAATACAAATCCACTAAATCTAAGAAAAGGGCCTGGAACAAATTTTGAAGTTGTGGGAACAATTGCTGTTGGTAGTGTTTTTACAGCTTTAGAAGAGAGTAATGGTTGGATTAGACTAACTAGCGATTTATGGAGCAAGAAAGATTATTTGAAATTAGTTTAAGGAAAAAGCATGACACTTTACGTTTATGATGGTTCAACACAATCTAAAAGATTGATTTTCGGAGCAGGAATTGTTTCAATTAGATAATATTGGAAATGCTACTTTGTTGCATGGATTGATTTTAGGTGGTTTAGTAACTAAATATAATAATATATCAACCGTTGGTAATGGTGTACCATCAATTTTGACTACTGTTGATTTACTTACACAAGGAGCATCGATTGGTTCTACACTACTTTATGCCATTCCTGCTTCCGGTGGAGGATTATATAGAATACATTATTATTCTAAGGTAACGAGAGCTTCATCGGGAACATCTGGTCTTGGGCCATTACAAATAGTATTTACTGATAATTCAGATAGTACCGTTTTAACTACCACTTGTTTAGGACAAAACGGAAGTGGAGTAGCTACAACGAATGAAGGTGGTTTACCAACTACTACACAATATGTCGGAATGATAGAAATTTGGGCAAAATCATCTACTAATATTAATTATACTTTTCTTTATGCATCTTCTGGTATTACATCTATGCAATATGAACTTCATATCAAATTAGAATATGTGGGATAATTTAGTACAAAAGTACTATAGACAATTGAAAAAATAAGGAGTATAATTATAAAATGGAAAATATTATATTAAATCGAATCGTTGAATTAAAAAATGAACGACAGGCTATTATTACGAACGCAGATAAAACCATTTTTGCTATAGATGTTACTATTTGCGAATTACAACATTTATTAGATTTAACGAAATCTGAAACTATACCCACTGAAACAAGTACTTAAGTACTATTGTTTCAATAAATTTCCTATGCTAACATAAGCATCAGGAGGTAATAAAAAATGACAGAAATTGAAACAAACAATCTGACACCATCACAACTGGTTGTCAGATTGTTGGCTTTGGAAAAAGAAGTAGAATTACAGCGGGAAGAATTAGATGTTCTCCGTGAAAAGAGACGCAAGATAGCTAAAAAAGAATTTACTGATACTGATAAACTCACTGAAATGAAAACCATTTTCTTGCGGAGTGAGCCACATAACCGACAAGACCCTTTTAGTAATTGGGAATTAGTTTTTTGGGCATCTTATTTATTATCTAATACCAGTCGTAGAGAAAAATTAGATAGCATTGGAGAAGTTGCTAAACGAGGACATAAGATTCAAAAAATAGTTGAATTTTATATTGCTGGTTTGAAAAGAATGTATCCAGATGAATTACCACAAACACTAGATGCAAAAGCTAGATCACAGGTAAAGAATTTCTTAGAATATGTCCTACTAACACATGAAACACTTCCTACTAAAAATGGGCCTGTTCCTATGGGGTTCTATATTGCTATCAGTGATTGGAGTGTTACACAATTTAGTAGTAAAGTAGCATCTTGGAATCAATCTCATCAAATCGAAGATCGTCCACCAAAGTAAAGGATAATCATGGCAAATCTTTCAATTGAAAGTGAATTTATTTCAGATATCATTTCTGGAAAGTTAAGTATAGATGCAATTAATAAAACTAATTTCGAGCCTAATTATTTAGAATATAATGGTGAAATATATGAATGGTTATTCGATTATGTGAATCTAAATTCTGAATTACCAACTCTAGAATTAGTTCAAACCAGATATCCAGAATTTAGATTTATTGAAACAAAAAATAATCCAGACCAATTAATAGACGCTATTAGAAAAAATAGTGAATTAGATCGTTTTAAATCAGCAGTTACTAAATCAAGTACTTTACTTCAGAATTCAGGTAGTGTAGATGTTGCCAGAAATTATCTAACCACTGAATTAGAAAAATTCAATGGCAATACAGAACAAGACGTATTCGACTTATCTAAAGAAGATGATTCTAACATTGTTTTTGAAATATATAAAGAAAAATTAGCTAAAATAGAATCTGGTGAAAAGATATTCATTCCTAGTGGCTTAGGTAAGGAAATGGATAACTGGTTAAATGGTGGCTGGCGGGGGGGTGATCTAATAGGTGTATTGGCCCCATTGGGTACTGGTAAATCATGGTTATCTATGCTTTTTGCCAGTTCAGCTATGAAGAATAAATTCAGTCCTTTTATTCTGGCCCTAGAAGGTACATTAGAAAAGGAAAGTTATCGAAGTATTACTACTCTAGCCGGAACACCTAATTCTGATTTACATACAGCTATGTTACCAGAATTAGATTTTGCTAAGGCATTAGTTCAGATTAGAAATATTGCACAAGAAACAGGTACACATTATTATCTAGCTCTACATGGAACAAGAGAAGTTTATACTCCATCTGTTTTTAGACAAAAACTAATCAAATATAAACCCGGTCTAGCCATTGTGGATTATTTATCCCTGATGGCTCTTAGTCAAAAGGTTGGAGCAGATGATTGGGCAGAATTTTCTGCTATCTCTAAATCACTGAAAAGAATTGCAGTAAGTTTAGAAATACCAGTAATTGCTACTCTACAAGGTAATCGGGCATCATTAACTAAAGATAGTTTGGATGCTAACGATAGTTCCTATTTTGGTATCTTACGAGATTTTGATATCGTTTTAGGGTTGGCTAAAGTAAAAGGTAAGAAATTTATCCTTAGAATAAACAGTGTCAAAGGACGTGATCAAGAAGATGTATTCGATGGATACTACAGAACGGATTGGAATACGGGAAAAACCGAGTTTGCCGGTGCGGTAGATGAGAACGAAGGAACTTTCTAAATGGATGAACAGATATTGGAATTGGTCAAATTACTAAAAATCGACAAATATCAAATCCGGGGAAATGAAATCAAAACGCTTTGTCTCAATCCAGAACACGATGATCATAATTTAGGAAATTTCTCCATCAACCTAAATAATGGAATGTTTTTCTGTTTCGCATGTGGTTACAAAGGCAGTATCGTTTATTTACTTTCAGAAAATGGCACAAAATATACCAAAGCTATTAGAATATGGAATCAGTTACGGAAAGTAAAAGAATTATACATTCCAGCACTACCAGTAGATAAATATATTATCGCAGCCTATAAAAGAAATGGAATATCTCAATATGCCCTAGATAGAGTAGGAGATGAAAACTTACTAAAGGAATATGATGTTTATTCTGATAATTGGGGTAATCCAGTCTTTTTAACTAAGAATTTTAGGGGACAGTATACATCGGTTTGGGTTAGAGAAAATGGTAAATATTTCTTAGTTGAGCCATTAACCGCTAGACGAGATGGCTGTATTTTTGGAGAACATTTACAAGAAACTGAATATTGTTATCTTTCAGAAGGGCCATTTGATAGTATGAAATTGCGAAAAGTAACAGGCCAAAAATGTATAGCAGGTTTTGGAACATATTTATCAAAAGCACAAATATCAAAAATAAATAAAATAGATAATCTAGTTTTATTTTTCGATGGTGATAATGCCGGTCGCAATGCTAGAAATAGATTATTCAAAATATTAGAAAATAAACATGATATTTTTTTAACTGGTAAATTTATAGGTGATCCAGATGAATTATCAGATGAAGAAATAAAAAATGTTTTGAAAAGAAAATTATCAAACATAGAATATAAATTTTATGGAGCTAACAGATGCAAAAATTCATAGATTTAACCGGTTTATGACTATCGGGGTTTGTAGCAAATAAAATAATGGCTTAATCGATAATAAAATATGCGAAATACAGCACACTTTTTGAGGTCGATTTTTCAAAAACGGCCCTAGAATAAAATAGGGGTACAAACATACGTTTTCAACATTTTGGATTATTCTAGACCGTCCTAGAGCCTTTTTCGGGATAGCGGAATAATAAAATTAATAAAAAAGGAATATAAATGCAATCAAGATTATTAGTAAGTGGATTTGATAGAAGTGCCAATAGTGAAGTAGCTAAATATTTAGCTAAAGAAAAGGATAATGCTATGGTTCTTTCTGAACATGAGTTTCAGAAAGCTATAGAATGTCCGGATAAAAGACAGGCTAGGTACGGTTGGCTTAATACAGTCGTAGATATGGAGAGAATGTACCATCAAGATATTATAGTTCTATGGTTTAGTAAAAATGATAAGAAAAAGATTAGAGAACAAAATCCAGATAATAAAACATTATTAGGTTATTGTAATGAATTATTGTTTACACCTTATTCTAACAAACTGATGAATACTATAAGAACACATATCTACTTTGTAGATATTTCACAACGGGTTAGATTATCTGATACAGCGGATATTATAAACAATAATCTAGGTAAAGAAGATATAGCTACATTTGAAGCTGAAGATACAATAATCTGGTCTTACCCCTATGAAATTCTAGAACTGGTTAGAAATGATTAGTACCGGTGTACTATTTGACAAATTTCAAGAAATGTGGTATAATATATGAAATTATTGGCTTGTGGTGTAACCGTAACATTTTTCTCTCTGAAAGAAAAGTTTTTGGTGCAAGTCCAGACAGGCCAGCTATAACGGTGTCGTCCAAAGGTTAAGACTAATGGCTTTGACCCATAGAATAGACGTTCGAATCGTTTCACCGTTGCTATACTCTAGGTGTATCATTATTGGTACATCCTAGAGCTTTTTTATACGAAAAATTTTGCCAGTAGTAAGCAGTAGTACCAACATCCTATTGACAAGTTTTTAAAAAAATGAGAGAATTGAAAAATGGATAATTGAAAGGGACGTGGTAGGGTGGGTTTAATAGAGTCTATATTAATTAAACTTCTTAAATATATAGGTATATGGTATGAAGATATGTAAATCATGTGGAGAAAATAAATAATGTATACAGATTATATAACATGGGGTGATTGTCTAAATGTTATGGCAGTTCTACCAGATAATTCTATAGATTGTATTCTCTGCGATTTGCCTTATTCTATTACTGGATTTAAATGGGATAGTATTATTCCTTTTGATAAGTTATGGGAACAATATATCAGAATAATCAAAGATAATGGAGCCATAGTACTCAATTCTATTCAACCCTTTACCAGTAAACTTATATTATCTAATCCTGAAATGTATAGATATTCTTATGTATGGGATAAGGGTAGAGCATCTAATTTTATGAGTGCCAAAGTAAAACCGCTCATCAGAACAGAAGATATATGTGTTTTCAGTAAGGCAACTGCTAATTCTATGTCGTCTGTCAAAATGAAATATTATCCACAAGGATTAGTTAGAGTAGATAAAAAAGTAAAGAATGGTAAAAATGTCGGTGGTCAAGTAGCTGTAGCTAAACAAGCTGTTTATACACAAGGCAAAGAATATATTCAAGAATTTACTAATTATCCTAATAATATAATACAAATAGTGAATGACAGTAATCCACTACACCCAACTCAAAAACCGATAGCTTTATGTGAGTATCTAATAAAGACTTATACTCAAGAAGGTGAAATAGTTTTAGACAATTGTTGTGGTTCTGGTACAACCTGTTTAGCCGCTAAAAATACTGGTCGTCATTATATTGGTATAGAAAAAGATGAAAATTATTTCAATATAGCAAAAAATAGATTAGAAAATGATTACAGGAACTTACTACGGTACTAAAGTACTATGGAAAATTATAGAGTCTTGTGGTATGATTTTATTATGACTAAAACTAAAAGCACTATAATGATGGAGAATTCCATCAGAACTAAGGTATATCTAGCCGGTCTTATTGAAGAAAATAAAGTAAGTGTACCTTTAGATTTATGGTTTGATCTTGCTATAATTCTTGGTAAATATACTCCGATCTGGCTAAAACCAGATATGAAAGATAAGAATAATGTCAGAATGTGGAATCTATTAACACATGATAGTCAAGAAAGAGAATATATCGGAACAGGATTAGACGCAGATGAAAAACCTTGATATAATATTTGAAACCAATGGGGGTAGTTATTTATATGGAACTAACCTGCCTAGTAGTGATTTAGATAGGCGTGGTGTTTGTATGGAGCCGCGTCAGGCTTTATTAGGTCTTTCTCCATTTGAACAATTCGAGGATAATTCAAATGATCAGGATAGAGTAATCTATGGATTACGTAAATTTACTACTCTAGCATTGGGTCAAAATCCTAATATTGTAGAATTATTATATGCACCATTAGAATTAGATAATTTATTAGTTACTAAGGAATGGATGAATCTGGTTATGTACCGAGAATTATTCTTATCTCGGAAAGTAGCCGATACATTTGTTGGTTATGCAGTTTCTCAACTAAAGCGTATGGAAACTCATTATCGTTGGATGACAATAGACCCTCCCGAAAAACCCGATCCAATGGATTATGGTCGAGTTTTAGAAAAGAAATTTGGAGTAGAAACAGCCGTTTGGATAAATTCTAATTTACGAAATGAGTATGATAATAAACTGAAAGCATGGCAACAATATAATATTTGGATAGATAATCGAAACATTGCACGTCATAATTTAGAAGAAGAATATGGATATGATACTAAAAATGCTATGCATCTGGTTAGATTATTACAGCAAGGTGAAGAACTTCTAAAAACTGGTTTTCTTAAATTACCACGTCCAAATGCTAGAGAATTATTAGATATTAGACGTGGTTCGATGAAATATGAAGAAGTTATCAAATATATGGAAACTAAAAAAATAGAATTAGATGAACTAAAAAAGGTTTCTGTTTTACCTGAAAAACCAGATTTTAATAAAGTAGAAAATTTAATAATGAATATTAATGAAGATTATCTACGGGGAAAATAAAATATGAAAATAGGAGTAAACATGACAGGTACTAATATTGAAGATTGGGCAGGGAGTGAGCAATATCTAGCAGAATTTGAAGATGTTTGGGATGATTATCGTCATATGGTAAGTCGTGGTATTACTACATATTCGGATATTCAAGTACGAGATTTATTTCAAAAATTATCAATAATTACTGCTCATTCTGAAATGCGCTTATCGGTGGTTGAAGCCAAGAGGGATGCGGCTAAACTTAGTTTATCTTTAACACAAGGAATTTTATTGAGACGATATACCAATGGTGCTATGAATAAACGTATGGCAGAAGTAGCCGGAGATACTGACTATGAAATAGAACTAAAAAAATATAGTGATTGTGAAGATGATGTAACAATTGCTAAGGGAAGTACTAAGGCTAGTAGTACTGCCGCCAATGCTTTATCACGCGAGATTTCATCCCGTTTAAAGAATTAGTACCAGAGTACTGCTTGACAAATTTCAAAAAATGTGGTATAGTATTTTCAATTCAATAGCCTAACCAGCACACGATAAAAATTGAGTCGGTAACTCATAATATAAGAAAAGGATAAAAGAATGAGCGAATTATTTGGAACTAAGAAATTAGAATTTGGGCCAGTTTTGAGTAGTGGATTAGCACCGTGGGTTCACGAATTAAAACCTAAAAGTGGTGATAATTATAAATTTGTACCACTACATTCTCTAGAAGAATCAATGTCACTTTGGGTACATCGTCAACAGGTTAAATATGATGGTGGATTTAAATATGTTGTTTCTGGAAAGAAACTTGATCCGGCAGTAGAATCACCATTTGATAATGATCCTCGTAAGGAAGTAAATGGTATCAAGCCACTTTATTACATGTTAGTTTTTGTAACAAGTGGAAATGATGCTCTAAAAGGTCATGTTGGATATCTAGAACTACGTCAGAATCTAAAGAAACGTGATGGTACATATGATAGAATGGCAAAGTATGAAGATGATAGTGAAAGTCATTCCGTAAAAGGTATTAAATGTTCGCTATCAAGAAATGGTAGTGGATTAAATGATACTGTTTACGAATCAAGTATTACCGACCCTTATAAATTCACTAAAGCAGATCAGGAAGTTATTGACAGAGAAGTGCCTGAACTGGTAACACATCTAAAGAGTCTATATATCAAACCCTGGACTACTGAAGAATTTACTAGAATTTATAATGCTGGTATTGTAAACAGTGTAGCACCTAAATCAACTGCCCCACTAGCAGAATTTAGTGCTGATGAGATACCATTTTAATAAGAAATAGAATAAAAAATTTATAGAGTCTGGATAGTATAATGCTGTCCAGACTCTATATTTTATAAGGATAATAAAATGCTCGAAGATTTAGACTTAAAAGAAATTCAAAAGCGAAAATATATAGGGGGCTGGATTGACCATTCTGATATTTTCCTATGGTATCGTGAACAGGGACAGCGTAAAGTTGTTCGTATTCCAAATGTGCCAAAATATTTTTGTATTGATAGAGTCCAATTCGAAAAAGCAGATCGGGCATTATTCAAGAATTATAAACAAAGAGAATTATATACTAAAGGTGTAATTACAGGCCGTTATGCTTATGTCTATCCTAATATGGATTTATATAAATCTAATATGAATAGTTGGCTTACTGAAATGGATAATGCTGGTTTGAAACCATTAGAAGCTGATCTTTCTAATCTACAACGATACATGATAGATAATAATATTCAGGTAGCTAGTCCAGCAGATGAGAATGGGCCTACTGTTGTCTATTTTGATATTGAAACCGATGACCGTCAAGATATGATTGAAATTGGTGGTGAACGTATAGTTTCAATGGCCTGGAAAGATGCTCATACAGGAAAAGAATATTTCGAGCGTTTACAGGCTGATACTGATGAAGCCGAGAAAGATTTTCTAACTCGGATTTATACTGCCATTGTACAATATGATGTTAGGGTTGGTTATAATAACTATGGATTCGATGATCCTTATTTACAGCTAAGATTTGAACGATATCATATTGATTTAGATAAATGGAAACGTGTTGCCAGTTTGGATATTTTCAATATCTTTGAGAGACAGGGAACATATCGAAAATATGATGTTCGAAACAGAAAATTAGATACTATTGGTAAAGCCGTTCTAGGACGTGGTAAAATAGAACATACTGAAAAAATCTGGGAATTATGGACTAATCATCCTGATAAACTGGAAGAATATAATCTAGAAGATGTCAGACTAATTTATGATATGGAGAATATTTTAGGTAGTGTCAATTTAGTGCTTTCAGTTTGTTCCTTTGCTGGATTATTACATTCGCTAAATTATTCTCCCGCTAAAACGGTAGATACATTTCTTTTACGTTCTGCTCAAAAACGACGTAAAGATTTTGATTTTAGATATGGTACAAGTTATTACCGACCTGAACATATGTCAACTGGTAAATTTGGTGCATTTAGCAGAAATGCATTACCAAGTGATAAGCGTAAAGGACGTAAAGAAATTCTTTTAGATGAATTTAATATTGAATATGAGCCGGTTTTAGGCGCTTTGGTTATGGAGGCTGACCCTGGATTATATAGAAATGTTTATGCTTTTGACTTCCAAAGCTTGTATCCGAATACTATTCGAGCATTTAATATTGGGCATGATACCTTAGTAGATGAAACTTTTACTGGAACTAAAAATCAAGCACCTAATGGTCAATATTATAGAACAGATATTATTTCTGGTATGTCAGAAGGTGTAACTTTTCTAATCAATAAAAGACGCGAAGTCAGGGCGGGAATGAAGTTAGAACGGGATGAAATTAGATTAAAGGCGTTAGATATTCTACAACGGGGAATAAAAGAATTAACTAATAGTTTCTATGGTGTAACTGCTCAATATGGTGGACGTTATTATTCTAAGGCAATTGCAGAAAGTATTACCAGTGGTGGACGTACTTTTCTACCCTTTGGAGATGAGTTTTATGCGTCAAGGGGGCATAAAATTGTTATTGGAGATACGGATAGTTTATATATTTCTATTCAGAATGATGCTGATCCCGAAGTATTAAATAAACAATATATTGATGCATTATACGAAATGCTTAGACGAAAATATAATGTATTCAAGCCTGAATATTTACAGATGAGTTATGAAAAACGAATGGAAAGCGTCTTGATTATTGCCAAGAAATTATATTCAGCCTGGGTAGTTATGGAAGATGGCAAGTCTGTAGATGGGCATTTAGTAAATAAAGGCTTAATGATGTTGAAAGGAAACTTCCCGAAGTGGGCGAGTAATATCTGTTTGGAAATTCTAACAGACCTTTTATCACGAAAATATGAGAATGTAGATCATTATCTAAGAATAATAAACCGAGAAAAAGATAAACTTGCGAATGGTAAAGTAGATTGGCATGGATTATTAATATCTGCTAGGATTGGTAAAGCTCTGAGTGAGTATCAAAATGAAAATGCTTTATGTCATGTGCGTATAGCAAGACGCCTCGCCGCCAGTGGTAAATATATTCCGGCTTATTCCACAATATCTTATCTGATTACAGATGCGAGTGCCGACCCAATGGAAGGAATTGCCGACGATGAAGTTAATGAAAATTCTGAATATGACGCAACTTATTATTGGAATCAGATTCTCATTAAACAGTTGGAAAGTTTATTAAGTCCAGTATTCAAAGAGATAGATTGGGAAACAATTAAGTTTCCACGTTATTTGAAACGAACAAACTATTTCACACTTAAATCGAAAGTGAGTTTATAAAATGAATGCCAGAGAGAAACTTTGTGATTTATTTGATTTACCATATATTACTGATGATGAAACTCTTTTTGATTGCGCTTTGAAATATACAGAAGATTCTACTGAAGATTCTGATATTGAAATCGAAGAATTAGAAGAAAAGAATGAAAAATTATCAGATGATAAAATAGATTTATTATATTCTAATAAAAAATTACAAATGGAATATAATGAACTGAGTGCAAATTATAAATTAATCGCGTTTACATTTCAGCGATATGTAAGTGGTGATTCGGATATTATAGATGAAAAAGTTTGGGAACTACCGATTTGGGAAGAACTAAGAAAAGAGAGTGAAGAATAGTAGGAGTAAAAATTATGGAAAATATTGACCGTTTAGTAGTTGATTTGAATAAAAGTTATGTGGGAACTGGTCTGACACAAATGATTAGAAAAGGTTCTGAGATGCCGCCACTTCGAACATTTCCCACTGGAATTCCTACATTAGATTATGATTTAGGTGGTGGAGTCCTCTGGGGCCGAACATTAGTAGTAGCCGGTAACGCTGGAACTGGTAAGACTTCATTAGCCTATCAGACTCTAGCGCAAGCTCAAAAATTAGGAATTATGGGTTTTTGGTTTGATACTGAAAAAGCTTTCGACCGGGATAGAGCCGCTAAATTTGGTGTAGATATTAATAATCTATATGTAATTAATAATGATGAACTAACCGCAGAAACCATGTTTGCCTTATTGAGAGATACTATTCGAAGTGTAAAAGCTCAACAAGATACTAGGGCGATTTTTATTGTAGATAGTTTAGCTGGTATTCAAATTGAAAATATGTATGAAACCGATGCAGGTCACGTTATGGCTGGAAATGCTAAAGCTATTAATCAGAGTGTAACGGTTTGGAATATTTTACTTGCGGAAAACCAGATTTTATTTTTAATAAATGAATTACGAGATACAATGAGTTCAATGGGTGAACAAGATGTAATGCCTGGGGGCCGCGCCCAAGAATATTTTTCCAGTCAAACGCTTTGGACAAGAGCCGGTCAAACATTAAAAGAAGGTACGACTCCCGTGGGTCAAGAAATGAAATGGACTATTAAAAAGAGTAGAAGTAGTCCACCAAAAGAAGTTGGTTTGATTAATTATAATTATAGAACTGGGTTTCAACTCGGTGAAAATTTAGTAAGTGTGGCTTTGGAAATGCAACTATTAGAACAATCTGGGGCATGGTTTACTGCTCCAAATGGTGAGCGTTTTCATGGTAAGGAAAAGTTAGTTGAAAAACTTATGGAAGATGCTGCTTTTATGGAAGATTTAAAAATTAGAGTTTATTCATTAATGCCCATCAAGAATTGGGATGGTAAATAGTACCAAAGTCCTATTGACGATAATCAAAAATTATAGTATTATGTCTAATAGAGGTGATGATATGCCAAGTGAAGAATATTATAAAAAAGAAATTATCAGAGTCCGACAACTATTAAATGATGCATGGTATGATAGGCCAGATTATACAGGATCAACGGAGAAAAAAATGCCAGATAGTTTACAACCCATAAAAGAAAATTATTTTCAAACCATGAAAAGAATAAATCCAACTTTATATAATTTGTTTGAAAAATGTGCTGAAAAAATAGTAAAAAAGAATCATGACTACGCCGGAGAAGGCGATTTTTATAAGAACTTTCGAAAATCAGAAAGAACTAAAGTTCCAGCGTGGCATGGTATTTTTCTGCGTTTTCAAGATAAAGAAAGTCGTATTGAACAATTTATTAATACTGGTATTCTAAAAGTTGAAGATGAGAGTATTGTAGATACTCTGGTCGATGGTGCTAATTATCTTTTGCTTATGTGCGCCTGTTATTTAGATGATAAAAAAACTAAGGAAGTTGTAGATCAACGAGATGCCGCGTAAACTATCGGATAGAGAAGAGAAGTATCTAAAAATATTAGGTGCTGATCCAACTATAAATAGTGGTGCAACATTTGGTGATGGTGATGGTGTTATTCATGGTGACTGGAATTCCTATGGTATAGAAGTAAAAGCTACAGATGCTAAATCCTTTTCTATAAAATTAGATATCTGGAAAAAGATTGAACATGAGGCCAATAGAATAAATTTAGAGCCTATTCTAGCCATTGACATTCAGGGTAAAAGATTAATAATTATGGACGTAAATGAATTTAGAAAGTTAGAGGAATATTATAATCATAGATGACAGATTTAATTATACCTAAACGTAAAATAACCAGACGTTCAGCTAAAGGTAAAGGACGTGGTTTTCAAAAGGATGTGGCGAGACAGATTAGAGAATATTTTGGATTATCTGATAGTGATGTTAGAAGTACTGCCGCCAGTGTTGGTGGAGAAGATATTCTATTTTCTGAACTGGCTAGAAATACATTTCCTTTTAGTGTGGAATGCAAAAACCAAGAGCGTGTAAATATTTGGGCCGCAATTGAGCAGGCAAATAAAAATTCTAAAAAATATACTCCACTTGTAGTTTTCAAAAAAAATCATTCAGAAACATATGTTACCATAGACTTCGAAGCATTTCTAGCTTTGGTAAAACATGGTGTAGAAAGCATGAAGCCAATAGAATAATATGCTAAATTATACAATAAAACAAATGATGATAGCTGTGGGGCTGGCTAAGGGTTTGACAAGAATTGAAATTTGTCGAGTAGGTGGTTGTGATAATTCTTATATTACAAAAAGTCTAAAACGTGACGAATTTAATTATTTAATTAAAAAATTCAAAAATCTTCCCGAAGATAAAGATACAAAAGAATATAAAGGTATTAGTACACTTTATATGGAAATTGGAAGATTACTTTATACCGAGGGAGAAAACAGAAAATAATGAAAAATAAATATTGTGTTCATCGACATACTATTGATAGTCACCCCAATTGTTTTTCTACACTTTGGTATAAGAAACCTAATCAAAGATTGGGGTATTTAGATATTGAGTCGAATGGTTTAGATGCTAATAATGGGCGTATGTTATCCTGGGCTATTAAACCTTATAGAGAAAATCAAATCAGTTCAGACTATGTTAAATGGGATGATATTTTTGAAAAACCTGGATTGGTAAATAGAGAATTTGATAAACGTCTTGTTATGAGTTTATTAGCTGAAATGCAGAATTATACTGGTTTTGCTACATATTATGGAACAGGTTTTGATATAAAATATATTCGTGCCAAAGCTATGCAATACGGATTACAATTTCCCCGATTTGGTGAAATGGGACATATAGATTTATATTATCAAGTTGTCGGCAAAATGAAATTATCTAGAAATTCTCTAAAGGTTTCTACTAAATTTTTAGGTATTAGTGGTAAAACAGATTTAGATTTTGAATACTGGCAACTGGCATGTTTAGGTGATAAAGAAGCTATGTCGGAATTATTAGAACATAATAAACAAGACGTTATAATTCTTGAAAAACTTCACCGTGAGTTGGAGCCTTACGGTAAATTTGATCGTAAATCATTATGAGTAATTTAAAATATGAGTGTAATGAAAGCTATTTTTCAGTACCCAATATTGAAAATTCCTATTGGGCTGGATTTATAGCGGCAGATGGATATATTAATGATAGGTATGATTCATCTATCTCTTTATCTGGAAAATATGCTGAGAATATTTTAAAATCTTTGCTATTAGTTAATGTGCCAAGAATGGAGAGAAAATGGAATCAGATACAATAAATCTATCTAGAGAACAAATACTAAAAATATTAGAATTTTGGTCAGATGTAGGTGTTATAATAATAGATGTGACCAATAATGAGAAAATATATCCTGGCGGCACACTAAAATATATTTATGATAAAGAAACTGATATCATAAATATAAAAGGATTATCTAATCAAGATATGAATTATATTGGAACATTATCAGATTTTCTAAAAGGACATACTTTTTATGTTACTAAAAGTCAAGAAATTGATAAAAGAAGCAATTATACCAACACGCGCAAAACATGGTGATGCTGGATTTGACTTATTTGCCTTATCAATGGGATTTAATTCTAATTTCGTTGAATATTTTACTGGATTAGCGATAGAAATAGAATACGGCTATGTCGGGCTAATATTTCCGAGAAGTTCACAAAGTAAATATGATCTAGTTCTAGCTAATTCTGTCGGAGTGGTGGATAGTGGTTACAGAGGAGAAATATCTGTTCGTTTCAAGATGATAGAAAGTAAAGGTGAACGAGCTAAAATTTATAATGTGGGTGACAGAATAGCTCAACTCGTTATTTTAGAATTACCGGGTGTTGTCTTACAAGAAGTAGATAAATTATCTGAATCAGAACGTGGTATTAATGGATATGGTTCAACCGGTCGCTAATTTATAATAAATTCAACTATTTGACAAAAATCATAATTTGTGGTATAATATAAAAATGACGCAAGAAATAGCCAAAATAGATGAAATTTCCGAAGAATCGGTCAAATTTTTTGATTTAGTTACCAGACAGGGGATTAAACCTGTCGAAATAGCTAATTCTACTGGTTATTCTCTTAAAACAATCTATAATAGAATAAATCGTGGTCGTGAGATTGTAAATGAAGAAATTCGTAAAAATAAACCACAAATTTTAGCCGATCTTTGGAATAAATATGAGTATCTTTGGGAACAAGCTGATACGGAATGGAAAGCTAGTAAAGACCCTGCATTTCTAAAACAAATGCAATCCGTATTAGAAGCTTACAGAAAGATGTTAGCCGTAGATGATGCACCGAAAGCACCGGTCAATGAAAAGGGTGAAACTGTTCAAAATACAATGGTTCTAGTTTTCTCTGAAGATGCTTATGCTAAAAAAGAAGCTGAATTAATTGAGTTGGAAAAAGAAGAAAAAGAAAAAGCAATTGATGGCACTTTTACCGTAACTGAAACTAGTACTAAAGTACCATTGTCAAATGATGAAAACGGTTTATAATGTTGTCAAGTTCGAAAATTTATGTGGGCGTAATTGCACACGCTTCTAACGTGTACGCGAATAATTGGATGTAAATGCGGGTTCAACTCCTGCCGCTCACACTATCTAGGTATATTAGAATTGTCTTCGAAACAATACTCGTATAACGGAATGAAAATGTGGGTTCAAATCCTACTACCTAGACAGAATTATATTCTCGCATTTGTGCGATAAACAAACCGTCTGTCTGCTTACGGGATATGGACAAATCTATAAAAACAGATTGGCCTAGACTGAGCCAGGAAAGAAGTCGTGTCCTATCTTATCGGTGGAAGGATAAACCGATATGTACCTATAGCTCAAATGGCAGAGCAAGAATCTTTTAAATTCGAGGTTGTGGGATCATGGCCCATTAGGTACACTATGTTACCAAAACAAAAAGGTGAAATTACCGAAGCTATTATTTTAGCCAAGTTTATCGAACGTGGTGAAGTAGTTTTATTGCCGTGGGGCGATAATCAACGTTTTGATATGGTTCTATATAGAAATAATAAATTTATTAGAATTCAATGTAAAACTGGTAAAATAGTAAATGGTACAATAAGATGTAATGCAAAAAGTACTAATTGGAATACATTAGAACATTATGATTATAAGGGACAGATAGAATTTTTTGCTATTTATTGTCCAGATAATAAAAAATGTTATATGATATCTGTAGATGACGTTGGAATAAGTCAAATTTCTTTAAGAATAGATATTCCTAAACATGGAAATCAATATTCTTTCAAATGGGCAAAAGATTACGAAATATAAGTATGTACCTATAGCTCAATTGGTGGAGCAGATTACTCTTAATAATAAGGATATGAGTTCGAGACTCATTAGGTACACTATGTTTTATTGGTCTACTGGAAGGACGATAAACTCTCAATTTATAGGCGGCAGTTCAATTCTGCCATAAAACACTATGTTATTTACTGGATTAATTATTTTATTTTGTGCAATTGGTTATAAAAGTTGGATATTATTTTTAGTTGGTTTATATGTTATAACTAGAACAGATAAGAAATAGAACGCGACATTCTTCTATAGGTAGGAATTCTGACTTTCAATCAGATAGATAGGGTTCGAGTCCCTAATGTTGCACTAGAGAGTGTTTTTCTAAACTCTTGAATCGGGCCAAAAGGTGAAATCGTAGGCTGTGGGGTTATCATGTGAAATAACCGGCTTTATCTTGTTTTACCAGAATAAACGAGCGTTATAGGTCAAATAAATTCGATAATGGGATATTGACTTTCTTCATAGAATGGTAAGATTAAATTCTATAAATATCAGGGTGAGGGAAAAATGGTAATCCGTTGCGTTTGGGGCGCGAAGAAGCTGGATCGTTGCCAGCCACCTTGACCTATCAGATAATCTAGAATATTCTGAAAATGTATCTAATCATACCAAAATTAGCGGTTATCGTTTTCTCGAAAATAAACGAGGTTTGTCTACCAGCTTGTCAACGATAGACTATCTTAACTAATCAAAGTGGAAGGATAAACTTTAGATTTTTTATAAGGAATAATATGTTACCAGAACGAAAATTAAATGCTCAACAGAACGCTATACTACAACTTTCTGCAATTATAGCAGCCGTACATTTCGAGACAAATGATGCAGTTACTAAACAGTTTATTACTATGATGGCTAGTCAAGTAGCGGCAGAATATCAACAGGATAGCCAAGACCCATTAGCTCCATCTTTATTTTTGCCGGTTAAACTAACTGAAGTTTTTAGGGATGCAATGGCTAAGATGCGAACAGGTTATGAACTTGATTTAAAATCTCAAAAACTGGTGCATACCATATCTAAAAATGGCAAAGGAAAAAATGACTAGACGTTGTAGTAAATGTGGTTTTGAGTGGGATGGTAAAGATACAGAATGTTATAATTGTGAATCAGAAGAAACTTATATCCTACCAGACAGTATTGATTTAGAAGTTTCATTCGGTAATATAAAAGATAATAAAATTTTAACTAAGAATTTATTAACTGGTGATAGTTTAAAACGTAAACTAAAAGAAAGAAAATGATATTCTCAATTTGTTTTATTTTATTAGGTTGGTTATTTGTTGGTTCTTATAAAATAATGATGGGAATATTAGAGGGAATATTATTTGCAGGTTTATTTGTTTTGAATAGAATATTCGGGTAGATGGCTGAGTCCGGCTGAAAGCGCCTGTCTTGAAAACAGATAATCGTATTGAATAAATATGGTTCGTTGGTTCAAATCCAACTTTACCCGCCTTTGGAGAGTTGACAGAGTGGTAATGTGCTAATTTGCTAAATTAGAGCCGCCCGTAAAAGGGTGCATAAGTTCGATACTTATACCCTCCGCTGAAAGGAAATATTATCATGGGAAAACTAAAATTTTGTTCCTGTTGGATGTGTAGAAGTGGAAAACATACTCCATATGGAAAATGTCTTATAAAACAAGCCGTACATTCCTGGCGGCAAGAAGTAAGAATAAAATTAAAAATGGGTGATTACGATAATATTCCTGAATATAAAGCAGTTGGATATACAGATTAGTTATATAATATGTCAAAAAATAATGAAGAAGCTGAACATGAAGCCGGTGAGCATGTAGATAGTATTCTTACCTTTTTTCGTAAAAGAGAAAAAATGTTAAATTTCTATGGTTTAGAAATGCAAGACTTTCTTTTTATGGAAGCTATGGTAAAAGATACTGAATCTTTACCATTACATAATTTATATGCTATGGCTATGATTAATAATGAATCTCTTGAAATAGCAGATATTAGTGATGCTAGACATTTTATTAGGGGTGCAATTCTAGGATATGCGTTAGGTCTAAAAAATACTTGGCCGGATTTAAATGGTGATGATGGAAAAGAATTACCTGGAAGTGATGAATTAATTCCAACTTAATGATTGGATATACAGACTGATACGATAACGGTAGTCATTCAAACTCCAAATCTGAAGGTGTAGGTTCAAATCCTACTCGGTCTGCCTATGTTTTTTGAACAATTACCACAATATATACATATTATAATAAGTTTTTTGACCTTTTTACCAATTATATTAAAGCCTGTTCTAACACTTTTAGCAGTTGCTTTATTTGGTATTCATGCATATAAAAAAAGAGATTGGGAAAGTTTTGCCTGGTTTGTTATAATAATTGTGTGGGCTATTTAGGAATATAAAATGTCTTGTCAATATGATAATACCAGAGTTGGAGCAATAATAATATTAAGTAATGCTGGTGCGACTTGTTTCGAATGTAATACACACTATGATTTACCAGATGGAACTATAGCTAAATATGTAGGACATTTCGAAGAAAGCGTAAAAGTAGCCAAATTAGAATTATATCCACCTTATAAAAATTGTTCGGGTTGTGGCAAAGAAATATATGGTTTACAGATTATTTGTGATAGTGGTAGTTTAGAAGAATTGTTCTCTAAAAAAGAAGTTGAACAGGATATTACAAGTGCAATATCCAAAGAAATGTTATAAAAAATATAGTAAAATAATTATGCGCGTGTTCGAACAAAGTAAGTTCATCATTCTGTGAAAATGAAAATGGTGCCTCGAACGCCCACATGCGACTAAAAACAATATAAAAAAGGATAAAACGTGAAAATTATAGTTAGAGCAAGCAATGGTGAGAATATGTGGCTTGATTATAGAAAATCTCTGGAAATAAAAATCTCAGAAGAAGATAAAATAACAAGACGATTAAGTTTTTACGATGGTGAGCCAGAGGATAATAACTTAAATAGAAATTTTAGTGATGTTTATTCTATTCCTGGCCTGATGCAATTAGCCTTTGAAGCCGGTAAAGCCGGTCAAACTTTTGAAATTGTAGAAGAAGAGCCTGAAAAGTAGTACTACGGTACTATAGACAAAACTGAATATCTGAGTAAAATAAAAGAATGAACACACAAAAAATCGTTTTCTGTCGAGGACTTCCGGGTTCAGGTAAATCAACATGGGCTAAAGATTTTGTGTCTAAAAATTCTAATTGGGTAAGAACTAATATGGATGATATTCGTGAAAAATATTATCCTAATACAAAATTTTCGAAAGAACGGGAAGTTAGTGTCATATCTATTGAAGATAATGAGATTATTATAGCATTGAATGATGGAAAAAATATCGTAAACGATAACACTAATTTTAATTCGGTTCATCGTGAACGAATTCTAAAAATTGCTAAAAGTTTAAATATTAATGTAGTATGGGAAATTAAAGAATTTAATACAAATTTAGCAGAATGTATTAGAAGAAATTCCAAAAGAGATAATCCTATTCCTCTCAATGCTATTATGAGAATGTGGAGTAAATATCTTAAACCGACACCGATAAAATATAATAAAAATTTATCGGATGCAATCATTGTAGATGTGGACGGAACATTAGCAGATAAAGGTGATAAGAGTCCTTATGATCGTGATTTTTCTCTTGATACTTTGATTGTTCCGGTTGGACAACTTATTAGAACACAAAAAGCATTTTATGGAGATAAATTAAATATTCTGATAACTACGGGTCGTCATGAAAGTTCGAGAGAAATTACTAAAAAATGGTTATTTGAAAATAATATTCCATTTGATGAGATTTTTATGCGCCCTAATTGGGGGAAAGAAAAAAATGAGCCACATGATTTTATTATTAAAACAGATATTTATAATAATAAAATTAAAGATAAATATAATATTTTATATTGCATAGATGATAGAAAACAAATTAAATATACCTGGCTTGAATTGGGATTGTTTGTTTTTGACGTGAATCAGACTGATGATGATTTCTGACGGAACACTTGACATATTTCGATTTTTGTGGTATATGGCGAGAAATATTTATAATGTATTATCAAATATTGATATTTATAAACTAAACAGAAAGTGGAACTTCTAAAGGATAAAATGATTAATATTACACCTTTATATGATAGAGTTATTGTTGAGCCTGTTAGTCCAGTACAAAAACAATCTACAATTCTTGTGGTAGAAACTCCAACAATTGTTATTGGCAAAGTTATTGATGTTGGAGCCGGTTATCTGGTAAATGGCGCTTTGGTTCCTATGATTGTTGTAAAGGGACAATTAGTAAGTTATCCAGCTTATGCCGGAACAGAATATCCGTATCAGGGTAAGAAATATACTATTCTAAAAGAATCTGATGTTATCGGAATTATAAAGGAATAAAATGAGCGGATTTGTAATTCTAACTTGTGTATGTAAATCAGATTTTCAAGATAAGAAATATGGTAAAAGTAAACGTGTTGCTAATCTATCTAAAACAGAACTAAATGCTTTTTGTACGGTTTGCGGAACTAAATTAGTAAGTGGTAAAGCTGCCCTCGCTGATAAGAAAAAAGCTGACAAAATAGCTGAAACTGTAAAAGAAGATAAACCTAAAGCACGTCAAAAAGAAAAGGCTGGCAATAAAAAATAAATGCAATTAAAGAAATACGGTAATAATCAAGTAGCAATTTTTGATGAGAAGAATAAACGATTTGTACGTTCTCGCGGAGAAAATCTGGCAGTAGCAGTTAAGAATATTAGACGCCTAGATTTGCGTGAATATTTTCAATCTTTAAAACGCCAAGAGATTATAAAAGCCGTACAAATAATTTATGAAGAACAGAATAAATCTTTTTAATGTTTATTATAATGGCTTGTATAATAATAGGTATAATATTTTTACCAATACTGGCTATTCTTATTTGGGCAATAGCTAGTCAAAGTGGTTCAGAATGGAATAGGAAGTAGTACTAAAGTCCTATTGACTGGTTCGTAGTTCTGAAGTAAGATATAAAAAGTGGTAGGGACAGTAAACGGAGCAATGGGAAAACATATTCAAGACTAATCTAAGATATACTAGTTACCAAATTAGAACAAATATGATAATGATACCGCACCGGCCACAAATAGGCTTAAGCAGGTTTGATAGTTTTCCTCTCATATGTTAAAAACTATCGTATGCGGGATGAGCGAGACAGTAACGCAACAGTTTTCCAAACTGTGACTAGCAGGTGCGACTCCTGTATCCCGTACTGAAATAATAAAAGAATATACTAAATTAAAAGGAAAAATATGAAACAGGATACTGATATTGGCGCTTTTCTGATTGGATTTTTTGGGTTACTAACTGGTGGAGCATTATTATTTGTTTTATTAAGTATGCTATCAGTTTTTGTAGAATCATGGGCATTAGTAACATTATGGGGCTGGATTGCTGTACCGACTTTTCATATGCCAGAATTACTATATTGGCAAGCCTATGGAATTGTAGTAATTGTTGGATTTTTAAGTTCACATTCAATGAGTTTAGGTCAGTATCAGCGTGATTTAGATACTAAAACTTCAACCAGTACCAGTATTATTTGGGGAATTACTAATATTCTTGGGCCGGTATTTACAGTATTTTTTACTTGGTTTGTTTTACACTTTTTGTTCGCAGTAATTTAGTATTTGAAATATAATAAACTGATGTAGCCGGGAGATAATTCATAAGTACGGCATAGAGATACTATTCCCAATAATCGGTAAAATAACGTAAATTTGGGATACATCAAATAATGGGGCTTTGGTGCTAATCAGTAACACAGTACTTTTGCAAAGTTCAGTAAACGGGGCAGAGCCGTTAAGCTCCACAATAAATGAAACTAAAATGTCCACAATGCGGTAGATTATTTATTATTCCAGCTACAGATATATGGTGGTTGGCAGATGCAAAAAAAGAAATCCTAAATTAATAATAATCTGTAGTAGATGTGGACGTATTGAAGAAATAAAATCTGAAAAGATTCGACGTAAAATAAAATGATGCGGGTTGGTGTAGTGGTCTATCACGCCAGTCTCATAAACTGTTATTCGCTCTGTTCGAATCAGGCACCCGCTACTATGAATCATAAAGATGAAGTATTAGAAATAACTTTCGGGAAAGCTAATAATATTTTAAGACGTTCTTTATTATTTAGCTTTATAGTAAAATTAGGAATAAATAAATGTTATAGATGTAATTTACCTATGACATTAGATAATTATTCTATTGAACATATAGAGTCATGGGAATATTCAGATACGCCGAAAGAATTATTTTTCGATTTAGATAATATATCTTTTTCACATAAGTTTTGTAATAATAGTGCTGGTGGGCATGTTGGTTATAGTAAGAAAAATTCTTGTCGTTATGGTCATAAGTGGACTGAAGAAAATACTTATTGGCGAACAAGAAATAATGGTAAGAAACAGCGTCAATGTAGAGAATGTAATAGATTGAAAGCTCAACGACTAAGAAATAAATAATATTCCCATCTTCCAATGGTTAAGGAAACGGGTCTGATACACTCGGAATTGAGGTTCGAATCCTTGTGGGAGTACCATGTGCTAACGCGGCTATAAATTAACTTTTATCGGTTAGCTAATCTCTGGCTTAGATGATAACTGTAGGCATACAGATAGCCCTAATTAAAATATAAATTGACACTGTAGCAAAGAGAGTAATGCGTTCCTCTGCAAAAGGAATATACGAGGGCGCAAGTCCCTCCGGTGTCTCTATGGAAAATCTAATTAAACAATCACGGAAAGATGAAGTAGTAGTAAATAAAGGTTCAGATAATTTAGTCTGTAATATGTTTGGGCATATCTGGACGGAAATAAAAGATGATAGACCTATTGAAATGGTTAATACTTATCATGCCAAATTTCCTAGAACAGATAGATGTAGCCGCTGTAAAAAAACAGTACAATATTCAGTTTTATCTATGATGTAGTTTATGCCGAATTAGCTCAGATAGCTAGAGCGCCTGTCTTACATACAGGATGTGAATGGTGCAAGTCCTTTATTCGGTACTATGAAAAATGTAATTTTAACATCACATACTGGAAATAATGCAGATTTATTGCCTTATATTTTTGAATTATACGTTCCAGATAGTAGCAAAATAGCTGATGTTACTTATGGTAAAGGCGTATTTTGGAATAATATAGATAAAGAAAAATATCAATTATTTCCAAGTGACCTACAATCTGGTATAGATTTTACTAAATTACCTTATGAAAATAATATTTTTGATTGTCTAATTTTAGACCCCCCGTATATGCATGGCGGGCAAACAATAAAATCTAGTATAAACGATTGTTATAAAAATAAAAATACCAGTCACGAAAGCGTTATCAGATTATATACTGGTGGAATATTAGAAGCTAGTCGTGTTCTAAAGAAAAAAGGAATTATATTAGTAAAATGTCAGGATGAGATTGAAAGTGGAAAACAACGATTATCTCATTTAGAATTAATTCAAATATTAGAAATTTTAGGATTTAGTATAGAAGATTTATTTATTCTGACACAAAAAACAATTCCAGCTATGCGGGAAAATTATCAGAAAATAGCTAGAAAAAATCATAGTTATATGATTGTTGCAAGATTTAGAAAATGACGCTCGGTATCATAATTGGAATAATGAACTTGCCTGTCACGCAAGGATATGAGAGTTCGAGTCTCTTTCGGGTGGCCTTATGAAAATACCAATCGATAGTTTTGAAGCATATAATTTAGATGATGGTTCCATAATGATAGAAATGTATGGTAGAGACTTTCGTATTGGTATTACTATAGATAAAGATACAAATGAATCGGGTATGTGGCTTGTTTGTAATCAAAAATTAGATAAAATTTTAGAGCCACATCATCATAGAATTTTTGATTTATTTCCACCAGAAATGGTAGAAATGATTGCTAAAATAAATACAATAGAAAAACCTTATGAAATTGAATGTTGGGAAGATGATGGTGGTCAATGATATTTATTGATGTAGATAATTGTCCTAGTTGTGGTGATGATCATATTGAGGTAAATGCTGTAGAATTACCTATTCCAGTGACAATAGATGGACACGAATATTCTTTTATGCTTATCTGTCCTGAAACCGGCGATAGTGTATATGTAAATGATAGTGATAAATTTCAAGTAATAAAGGAATAAAAATGTGGTTTGAATTTCATTTTTCTATAACACTATTTAAATATAATTTTCAGGCTAGTTGGGAGCCTTATAATGGTGTAAATAATGGAATAAAAGGTAATTCACCGATAAAAAAACCATATATTTTTAAAGTAAAAGAAACAGAACTAAGTGCCGCTAAATATTATGGGGGTTGGTGGTCTTGGAGTTGGAATTGGTTATATTTTGAGTTTCAAATAACAGAATTAGTTTGATTATGCCTTTGTGGTGCAATCGGTAGACACAACAATTTTAGAAATTGTGGTCTGAAAGTTCGAATCTTTCCAAAGGCACTTTTTGTATGTCCCATTAGACCAATTGGCAGAGCCGTTTCGCTCAAGACGAAAATGTTGAAAGTTCGAATCTTTCATGGGATACTATGAGTAAGTATCCAAACTGGCTGAAGGACGATGACTGTAAATCATCCACTATGAAACGTTGTAGGTTCAAATCCTATCTTACTCACTAAAGGAAACTAAAATGGATTACTTTCAATTTATAAAAGATTACGAATTTATTGAAAAACATTTAGAAACTATAGTACCTATTTATAAAAAGATTTACGATTTAGATAGATGGTCTTATTTAGGTATTGATTTTACTCAAGATGAGCCAGCTTTCCGCGATGATGGTATTTTAATTTATTTCGATAAATATTATTCTGGTGATAACGATTATGAAAGATTTAGAGTTCCATTTGAATTTTTTAGTTTTATGGATCATCAAATTGAAGAAGAATTAGTTAGACGAATAGATGAACAGAGATCAATAGAAACTAAAAAACAATTAGAGAAGTTAGAAAAAGAAAGATTAGAAAAAGAAGCGGCACTTAAAATTAGAGAAGAAGCTGAATATAAAAGATATTTACAACTAAAAGAAAAATATGAAAAATAATGCCGCTGTTGCATAGATGGTCTGTGCGTCATTCTGAAGAAATGAAGGTACTGGATCGTTACCAGTCGGCGGCACCTTGTAATAATAGATTTAGGAGAATAATAAATGCTCTATAGAACACTTTGTGATGTTTTAGATGAAATGAGAAAAGCATATAAAACTTATAATTTTTCCTATCTTCCTGGCCTAATCGAAGAGATTCAACATTTAGGTAATCGAATGGAAGCCGCTTTAGAAGAAGGTCATCAGGTAGAATATTATCACGCAAAGGCCAAAGAAGCCGAAGCTGAATATAAAGAAGTAAAGGCACGTCTCGAAGAACTTCAAAAACAATTACCAAAAGATGAGCAACCCGATGAGAAAAAAGGTTATATAGATTATTAATATTCCCGCTTAGTTTATTCAGTAAAACAGGTATCTTGTAAATATCGGTGGGCCGAGCGAAGCGACCAGTGGGAGCCTAGTACTAAGGTACTATAGACAAAGTTTCAAAACTGATGTAAAATGTTTTTATAAGGTGTCGAGGGAAAGAAATTCATCATACAGCCTAATTGTAACAGGGAACAGTTCTAGTAAAAGTCTAGTCAAATTTTCTGCCCAATTTTACCCTTAGTTTTCTGACAGTGGTGATAGTTATAATATAAGGAATGAAGCCAGTGTCAGAATAATAAATAGCTAATCTAATCGAATGTAAGCAATTACTGAGATTACTAGGCTGTTTCGGAGAGTTCAGCCGCATTATTGATAGAAATATCTTTATAGCGAAAAACTCTCCACTGTAAGAAACAAAATCGTAGTAGCTCAAAAGAGAGCGCAGCCATTCAGGGGCTGAGATAAGGGTTGGGATGGCCTTTCTACGAATAAAGTTCTATATCATAAAAGAAATAGGTATGGATAGTGAGTTGAGGAATTCATCGGATATTAACTGAAAGGTTAACTTGGTTCAAACCCAAAATCGTAATAAAACTTTCCTTGACGATTTTCTTCCAAACAAATAGCGTTGAATTTATATTCGGCGCACAAAGACTTAAAAGCACCAGTGGATGAAATATGAAACTTGGTAGCGTTCATATAATAATGAACAGTCTGTTTTAAAATAAAATATTTGGGTGTTGAAATCAGAAATTCATCAATGCTAAAGGAAACTTTCTGATTGAGTTTACCCCTAATAATATATTTGTTAGATCAAACGTCACTTCTACTCTAAACTTTTTCAATTAATAATTTTAGTAAGTGACGTTTTTCTTTTAAGTAGCAGTACTAGAAGCAGTAGAAAGGATTAGAAAATGTTGACAGTTAAGTGGATTAAACAAGATATTGGATATGAGGAAATATTTTCAGCTAATAGAGTATGGCTTAGATGGAAAATGCATGAAAATGATGCCCCCTCTAAATTAATGGTTGAAAAGGTGGATCAAGGTGAAGTATTAGAATTTACAGAGGGCCAGTTTTATATTATGAATTTTGAAGGTAAAACGGTCGGAAATTATTTTCTAGAAAAAATACCACAATAGTACTAAGGTACTAGTTGACAAAATAGAGAAGTTGACGTAGAATACTTACATTGGTGAAAGTAATATAAATAACCTAAACAGCTACGTACTGTTCACAAAATAGCTAGTAGACTGTCCGTTTGAGAGACAGAGTATGCTAGAATGAAGGAGCATGGGTTTATCCTTTCTTTCACAATAAAATTTATAGTGGTGTCCAGTGAAAAAATATCGGTATTGGAACGGGCGCAATATACCGAGCCACTATAATAAATATAAAGATAAGATAGTGAGCCAAAGAAATTCATCAAAATGATAATTTGGCGATATGAGTTCGAATCTCATGCCTGACGAAAGTTGGGTTAGCTCAACTGGTAGAGCATAAAAACAATTTCTTAGCAATTTTCTTCTTATTTTTTATGCGTATATTAGAAATAATTTATCTTACCCTGGAAAGGCGTTGAAACAAAATGACAAAATTTAATAAATTAAATGTATCTGAAAAAGTTGGAATTGGTAATAAAGTAACTGTAAATAAAGCCGGTGGGCCAGCAATTACACTTTCTGATCGAATGGAATTAGCTACTCTTTTATTGACTTCTTTTGTAGATGATAAATATTACGAAACTGCATCAGAACAATTAAAACGATTAAGTTCTATTTTTGATCGATTAAATAGTAATGGTGATGCTAAATTCGCAGCTAAAGCGGCTATTTATGCTAGACATACAATGGGAATGCGTTCTATTTCTCAAGCTCTTTCGGCTAATATTGCTGCTAAAGTAAGTGGGCAGGACTGGACTCGTTCATTTTTTGAGAAATTTCCACGGCGAGTAGATGATATGACTGAATTAGTTAGTTTCTTTCAGTCTAATTTCTCAACTGGTAAGAATAAATCAGGATATCCAAGAGCATTACCAAATGCTATGAAATATGGATTACGAAATGCTTTTGGTAAATTCAATGAATATCAGCTTGCTAAGTATCGGGCCGAGGGTAAAGAAGTTAGTCTATTAGATTTAGTAAATATTCTACATCCAGTTCCAAATGATAATAATAAAATAGCTTTAAATAAGTTAGTTAATGGAACTTTGACAAGTACTGAAACTTGGGAAAGTCAGATTTCAAATGCTGGACAAGTAGGAGAAAATAAGGAAGAAGTAGACGAATTAAAGGGACAAGCTTTCGATAACTTAATTAGAACTAAGAAAATTGGTTATTTTGCCCTATTAAAGAATTTACGAAATATTCTACAATTATCACCAGAAAGTATTGATGCAGCAGTAGAAATGCTAACCGATAAGAAAATGATTGAAAAAAGTTTAGTATTTCCTTTTAGATTTTTAGATGCTTATGAAGCTATTCAAGCAGAAGCGGTTGGAGGACATAGTAATAAAAATGTTCAAAAGCTTTATGCTGGTATCAACAAGGCATTAGAATTATCATTTAGTAATGTGCCTGAATTCAACGGTACTAATTTAATTGCTGTAGATAGTTCTGGTAGTATGAGTGGTAGACCTTTCCGAATTGCGGCACTTTTCGGAGTTATTCTACTAAAACAAAACCCGGATAGTGATTTCATGCTATTTGATGATGATGCCAGATATGTAAAGAATGTCAATCTAGGTGATACTACTCTAAGTCTTGTGGAAAGTTTATATAAGTCTCAAGGTGGTGGAACTAATCTAGCTGATGTTTTCGTAAAAGCAAATAAGAAATATGATCGAGTATTTATTTTTTCTGATTGTCAGTCATGGATGGTAGCCGATAACTATTCTAATTATTATAAAGGTGCAGTAGGAACAGTAAAAAATACATTCGCGGCATATTCAAAGAAATATGGTAAGCCGAGAGTATATAGTATAGATTTAGCAGGTCATGGAAGTGCGGAATTTAGTTCTAATGATGTAAGTACTGTAGCTGGATTTTCTGACAAAACTATAACATTACTATCTAGGATGGAGCAGGATAGAAATGCTCTAGTAAATACTATCGAAGCTGTAGAACTATAATAAAAATAGACCATAGAAATATGGTCTATTCCTATTAAAGAATAAAAAAAAATGTATAATCCATACGATTTATTACCGAGTGAATTTGATAATGCTGTTTTTCCAGAATTATATAAAGATTATAATTATGGTGAATATGATTATAAAACATATAAAAAAGAAGTTAAAAAATTAGTAGATAAGAGAGAAAAAATGACAAATAAATTTAATGTAACCAATAGAACAGGCAACCAAATAGTAGTAAAATTAGATGATGGTACAACAGTATCAGGAACAGTTGTACAAGTAACAAAAACATTAAAGGCATTGGGTTATGATGCTAATTTAGAAAAAACATATAAATCTAGTACAAATGGAACGGTTTTAATTAGTAGTATGCCGACTCCACATATTCGAAATGCTGTAGCAAAACAAATTCAGGTCTGGTTAGATGGACTAAAGAAACTAGATAATGCTGATTTTTATGAAGAAGTTTATAATAAATTAGATATGCCGTTTTGGGATAATGAATTTATAAATTTAGTAGAAGAATTACAAGATCGTGACGATTAGTTTTGGAAAATAATAAATTTGGGGTGCAAATTCAAGTAAATAGCGATGATTTATTTGATGAACGTAGAAAAGAATATATTCTCCGAAATTTGAGAGAACAAGCTGTAGAAAAATTAGCCGAGCAGATTACAGATGGAAATTTCTATATCATTAGATTAAAACAATCTATTTTACAAAATTATATGGATGTAATGCTTAGATATGAATGGGAAGTTAGTGCTGTTCAATCTAAAAAAATTACTATGTGGGAAACCCCTAAATATGGAGATATGCCTTTTCTAGTTTTATCAAGTAGCGCCATAGAAGAAATAAAAAATAGGATAAAACAACATGGATATAGATTACGTCAAAAATTATCTAAGAAATTCTCTTGGATTAAAAATAGGAGTAATCGGCAGTAGGGATTTTAATGATACCGTTTTATTAAATAAATGGATAACTTCTTGTTTACATTATTATAATGTCTGGATGATAATTAGTGGGGGTAAGCGTTCTGATGGTCTTGGAGCAGATACTTTAGCAGAAATTTGGGCAGATGAACATAATTTCACTAAACTTATTTTTCCACCACGTTATGATTTATATCCTGGGAACGTAGCACCATTAAAACGTAATACTCAAATAGCAAACGAATCTGATTTTTTATTAGCATTTTGGGATGGTAAGAGTAGGGGAACTAAGGATACAATAGATAAAGCCTGGAATATTAATAAAATAACATTTATTGTAGATTATAAAGATAAGGCATGGATTTATAATCCAGAAGATTATTTATGACAGAAACTAATGAAGCAGTTATTCAAAAAAAGAAATATTATATTGGCGGCACAACGGTAGAAACAGATAAACCTTTCAGAGAGCGAAGTAAAGCAGATTTTTATCCCACTGAGCAAGCCCTTATAGACGCCTATATTCAAAAAGAAAGATGGCAGATTTTAGATTATGCCGCTAAATCTGAAGTTGTAGTAGCTGATTTAGGTGCTGGTGATGGTCGTTGGGGACTCTCTCTAAAAAAGAAATATCCAGATGTATATATTTTAGGTTTAGATATTAGAGATTTACCCGATCCTGGATTTGATTATTGGTATCCGAATAGAAACTTTTTAGAAACCATAAATCCTAAAACATGGGACGTTATTCTAGGAAACCCGCCTTATAATATCGCTATGGAATGGCTTAATAAATGTTTAGAAAAAATAAATAAACGATATGGTGAAATTCATTTATTACTACCGTTATCTTTTTTATCAGGTGAAAAACGTTATAATGAATTTTATTCTAACAAAATAGTTCCAGATGTAACGATTTGTAGTACCAGACCATCATTTAGTGAAGATGGTAAAACTTATCCTAGTCGAGAATATGGCATGTTTAAATGGGAGTTTCGCGGAGGATTTTGTATTACCAGTGGTCAACTATCCTGGCTAAGTTATGAAAGAAATAAAAAATGAAAGTTCATATTATTACTGATTTATATGGTGATTGGATCGCTTTATATAAAGACGGTAGTAAAGTAGCTGAAGGACATTCTTTAGATGAAAAACAAGTCCTAGACGCTTTAGGAATTGAATATACTGAATCTGAAATAAGTAATGATGAATATGATACTGGAATTCATGAAGATTTCTTTCCGAAAGTTTTACCATGAAAGAGTTTGAATATACCTGTGCTAACTGCCATACTCTTTCAACGTGGAAACATACTGTAAATGTAAAAACAAAACGTTGTCCAAATTGTAAAAGAAAGAAACTTTCTAGGGTTTGGATAATTGCCGGAATACATTTTCATGGAGCCGGTTACACTAGAAAGTTAGGTTAGAATTTTTAAGAATGAAAAAGAATTATTCGATATCTTTATTCCACGTGTAGAACAATTAGGATTTGATGTTTTTCCTGAGTACGAAAATTGGGATTTGGTTATTCGAAGAAATAAAATAATTATTGGAGTTGAAGGCAAACTCAAGAAAAATCTACATCTCCTGGCCCAATTGGTTCAGAAAGATGATGTTTTCTTCAAAATTGCTTTGTTACCATTCGAAAAGTTTACCAAACTCGAAGAGGACTGGATATTAATTTCTAAACGTCTAAAGATATTACCTGTTATGGTAAGACCCATAGATAAATATAATCCCACTGGTAATATTTATTTTCATTGGAATGTAAAGAATTTATTATATTATAGATGGCATCCAAGACATTTATTAAAGGTTCCAGATTTTAAATATACTACCCCTGCTGGTGTACCAAGTCCAAGAAAAGTATCAGAAAAAAATATAGCTTTTGTTAGATTGGAACAGATAGCATTAAATAATGGTGGATTTATTACTATAAAAGATTGTCGTAGCTTAGGACTAGAACGTATTCCAAGATTTTTTTATATTTATAATCCTAAACTGAATAGATGGGAACTAGATAAAGATAGATTAGCCAGTAAATTATATCCCCATATATATAAAGGAATTTTAGAAAATGCTAAAAAATGATTGTTTAATAACAAGTTTAACCAGTAAACATTACGATATTCAGATAGCATTATCCAAAGTAAATATTCTATTTAATGATATTATGAATAAATATAAATATGTGAATGTGGTTGGTCACAATATTCTTCTAAATAATAATGGTGAATATGAAGTTGCTTTAACCTTTGTTTATGATTCTATGGAAAAATATGAGGATATAGCAGATTAGTAACGGCAAGATTCACGATGAGTTATCTAAAGATTTAGAGATACCAGTCACTATTATTAGTACACTGGTAGCTTATTCTATTTCTCATCAAATTATTTATTCTGGAATTGTTGGAATATTAGTTCTTATAGGAATAACATGTCAACGTTTTATGACACCAGATTTAGATGTAATCGAAAAAAAAGAATATCGTTATGGTTATTATCCCTTTTATGTGATTTATAAATCTTTCGGACACTGGCCTTATATTATTTCTAGATATTATTGGTGGCCCTATGCTAGAGTTACTAAACATAGGTCTATATTTTCTCATGGTCTAATTATAGGTACACTGGTTAGAATGTTTTATTTTTTTCTGCCATTTATCGCAGTTGGGTTATATTTTGCGATAAATACAGGCACTAATGCCCAAAATTGGGCTGTTGTAGCCTTTTTACTGCCTTACTTGGTATATTTTACGTTAGGCTGGCTAATTGCTGATTTTGGACACCTTTTATTAGACTACATTTTTCCTTTTAGAAGATGGTATGAAAATCTACTTGGCCCATCATATCAGTACCATCATAATAAATTATAAGAAAATACAAATGTCAAACTTTGATAAAAATAGATTTGCAAGCAATAAACAAGAATATGTTACACCAGATAAACTATTTAAAGTATTAGATAATGAATTTCATTTTACCTTTGATTTATGTGCGGATAACAATAATGCGAAAGTAAATCGTTTCTATACAATAGATGATAATGCGTTAGAACGGCCCTGGAATGGTATTTGTTGGATGAATCCACCATATAAAGATATGAAAAAATGGATTATTAAAGCATATGAACAAACAAGAAAAGAAAATATAGTAGTATGTCTTATTCCAGCTAGAACGAATACTAATTGGTGGCACGAATATTGTATGAAAGGTGAAATTCGTTTTATAAAAGGTAGACCTAAATTTGAAGGTTGTATTCATGGTTTACCACAACCATTAGCTATAGTTATTTTTGGAATAAATTATCATAATAATTATAAATCTGTAAATTTTTAACCATGACTAGAGTACTACTTGACAAATTTTAGTTTTCATGGCATAATAATAAAAGTGGACGATAAATAACCGATTAGCTATCACAATTGCTAGTAGGATGCAGAGACAATAGTTGAGAAATCAACCGTCTAAACTCCTGAAACTGCTTATCGTGGGCTGACGAGCCTTACCACTTTTATTTTTTTATTATTAGGATAAATTATATGAAAATTACAATGACGCAAGAAGATATTAATGAAACTTTAGCCTGTTTTAGAAATGGTGAACGGCGTGGGCCTTGTCCTATTGAAAGAGCCTTTAAGCGTAATGGAATTGATGCTGTAGTCGGTACAAGTATTATGCATATTAATGGTGATTTTAAAGATAAATATGGTTTTAAAGTTCATTTTAAACAAATGATGACACCCAAAGAATTTGATAATTTTCCTTACGAATTTGACCGTAATCCAAAATTTAGACGGAACTGTAAACCATTTAGTTTTCAATTTGAAATGCCAGAATAATGTATATATATTGTCGGTATTGTGGCGCTAAAAATAATAATGATACCCTGTATTGTCGGGGTTGTTCAGCACCTTTTCATGACGAATATAATCAGCCACAAAAAGAATATATACCAGAACTATATAATGATTATGGTATAACAGGTTCATATTCTTTTTATGGTATGGGAGCTTATCTACCATCGGGAAGTGCTATTTATACTCCGGATATGTTACATGAAACTATTCGTTTAGGAATTATTGAGCCAGATGAAGCCAGAGAAATGTTAGAAATTCCACAATATCAAAGTCCAGAACGTACCAGAATAGAAGATTTACCAGATATAAAGTTATTGGATAAAATAAAGAATAGAATAATGGATTGGCGCAAATAAAGGAGAAATAAAATGAAAAACGCAGATATCAAGAAAATGCTAAAAAATGATGTGCTTTGGGCTGCAAAGAATGGTCATAAGATTCAAATGAATACTTTTGGAACTACAATAGATTGTGAAACCGGTTTGGTTGATAAATATGTACAAGTTTCTGCTAAATGTGGAGTTTGTGCTATCGGTTCTAATTTAATTAGAAATCAGACAAAAGCATTATCGGGAATGGAATCTAATGATTTTAGTAGAGTAATTAGACGTTCAGAATGTTTTACATCCGGTCTGGTTAGTGGTACTGATCCAGAATATTCTAAATCTGAAGCTTTAGATGAAGCCGGGTGGTTTGATAATAGTTCACAAAAGAAAGCATTTATGGATGGTTTTAATACTGGCCGAGAAGTTTTAGATTGGGTCAGGGAACAAAAGAAATCTGGTAAGATAAAATAAGAAATATTCCCTTGTCGTTTAATAGTAGGACAAATGGCTGTTAACCATAGAATATTGGTGCGAATCCAGTTGAGGGAGCCTCATGAATACAAAATGGATTGAATATAAATTAGAATTAAAGAAATTAAGACAATATAATGTTTTATTAAAAGAACTACCCACATTTGAATATTTTGTTGTTCAAATCTTACTTCTAATTGCAAATATGGTTTTCGATATTTATTATAAAGATATAAAATGATAGAAATATTTACGCACAATTTAGACAAAATCGAAGGAGATGGTAGAGAATTACCTACTTATCAGCGTCATTGGTTTAGATTGGCTATTCTAGCACTTAGAGTTTTTATTTATTTTGTTGAGCGATATAACAATGAAAATAAAACAGAAACGTAATTGGTGTCTTTATAGTAATATAAGATTGCCAAGTGATTATAAACCTAAGTATTATCGTTGCCAATGTGGTAAAAGAATGAAGGTTCTTCCTTTTCTGGATTGGCCCGATGCTTACACCGCTTATGATAGATTTACTGGTAAACCTTATTTGAAAACTGATACACTTTGGAAATATATTGCACCACATAAAACTAAGGTAAAATATAAAAATGAAAATTAAATATCCCGATATCACGGTAAAACTAATTGGAAATGATGAAAATGCATTTGCAGTTATGGGGGCTGTCAAAAAGGCACTTCGAAATAATAATATTGCTAAAACAGAAATAGATAAATTTCTAGCCGATGCTATGAGTTCTGATTATAATAATCTATTAAGAACTTGTATGGAATGGGTAAATGTAGAATAATGGACGATAAATTTGATTTTAGTTGTGAATGTGATAATACGGAATGTCAAGAAAAAGTATTATTATTCTTCGATGAATTTAGAGAAATAGCGGATAGACGACCAAGAGTTTATTTCCGTTCTGATAAATGTTCCTGTACAGATGGAGAAGTAATAGAAATTAGGAATGGCTATAAATTAATATTCTATAAGGATGAAGAATGAAACCTAGAATTCATGTTATTTATGGACAAGGTGAATTAGATATTACTTGTTCTTATAGTATTAGTGGGCCACAGGTTTTAGAAGAACAACCAGAATATATTAAAAAGCTATTTGAAAGAGAAAATATAAATAGAGTTAGTATAGAATATTCTACTGATATTCCAGATTTAAAAGGTTTTACTATTTATACTAAAATGAAAGATTTAAACTAGATCGGAGAGTACATAAATTATATGGCGCATCCTTTCCATCATTCAATTAGTTCTGTAAAAAAATGGGGTGGGGTATGGCAGGATTATATTAAAATTCATTCCTGGTTTGACCAGACTAAAGGTTTAATGGCTGATGCAAGACATAGGGCTATTTTACATTCCAGTTTTGGAATTATGCTTTGTGAACAAGTTTTTGGAACAGTCCTTACTAGAGAATCGGATAATAAAATATTGCCGGTACGTTGGATTGGAGAACAACACGTTATTGAAGATTTAGGTAAAATTCCAAGTGTTGAAAAATGGTTTGAGAAAATGCCCGTAGAAGATTGGATGTATAAACGTAGTCGTAAATTATCAGAAGAATTAGAGATTCCACAGGAGCTAAAAAATGTATAGAGAATTAAATCCAAATGAATTATCTAAAGTCGCACAACAGTTAAATGAAATGGCAATTTGGTATGCTTATAAAGCTTTTGCAGATAAATATTTTCCACTTGCGGTTTCATTAAGTGTTGAAATTGAAGGTGAAAGTGATGATGAAGGTGGAACAGATTATCGTATTACTGGAATTTATGGAACAGATAAAGACGGTGATTCAATTAGTTTATCCGATGAAGTACTTAGGAATTATGATAAAGATAAATACAATTTACCAACTGACCATTATGAGCCGAGTGAAATTAATCTATTAAATAAACCGGGTGGCAAGTTTCATATTGTAGTAGAAGATAATTAATGATTATTATTGTTGATATAGAAAGTGATGGGCCTTGTCCTGGTATTTATTCCATGATACAATATGGAGCAGTTTGTATCTATAATAATCAAATTATGGGTAAAGTGAGCCGTTCACTGAAAGCTATTACTGATAATTTTGTTCCCGAAGCTTTAAATGCTATTGGTGTCAGCCGAGAACAAACATTGAATTTTGGTAATGTAAATATAGCTATACAGGATTTGGAAGAATTCGTTGTAAGACATATGCAAAATTCTAAAAGTAAGGCTAAATTTTATAGTGATAATAATGGTTTTGACTGGCAATTTATAAATTATTATTTTCATAAATTTGGTAGTGGGAGTGGTAATCCATTTGGATTTAGTTCAAATAATATCAGTAATTTCTATGGTGGTTTGAATAAAAAACTTGTCGATTATGATTGGAAAAAATATAGAATTACATCCCACAGCCATGATGCTCTTTCCGATGCTTTGGGAAATGCCGAAGCTTTATTAACTATTTGTAAACAATACGGAATAAAACTATGAGAAAACTAATCAATCTTTCATTGGGAACGAAATGAAAAAAATTAAAATTGTTGTCAACGATGGTTTGACCAGTTTTGGATTAAATGAAGCCGCTTATAAACAAATGGGACTTGATTTCGAAAAAGAAGTTATCTGGCCCGTTCAAAGATTATTTCCAGATTATACAGGTTTATATGCGGGAATGGCTTATAAAAATGATAGAAGTAATCCTAAACTTGTTAGTTGTGTTGAAACTCTGGGGCCGGAGGGTTGTGGTATTCCTGGCACTTATTTTATTATTGTTCAGATTCCAGCTAAATCTAAATGGGAAATTATTCCTAGAATAATGGGGGGCGAGGATTTGATCGTTTCAAGTAAATAAGCTCGGTAGATTATTTATTATTCATATTTATAAAAAGGAATACGGGATAGGTAATAATAAATATTATGAATTATTCTGAGTGTATGATTGAACTAATAAAGACTTGTCCACTAAAAGAATATCCAGATAATAAAATAAATTGGTCACTGGCTGAAATCAATAGAGATTATATTCTGTCCTGTTGGGATAGTGAACTGCTAACAATGGCTAACATAGCACTTTTTGAAACTGAATTAAATACTGATTATATGCTCATCGTTGGTTCCAGATATGGCACAATGAACGTTTTAGATAATACTAGATTGGTGCAGGTACGTTCTTATTATCTTTGGACTGGACTAATGTTTGGGCCATCTACACAAAAGAAAAGACAATTCAGTTTTGAAATAAGTGCTGTTGCCAATAAAAAAGGTATTAGTTTTCAGAATAGCATAGATAAAAGAACACATCGTGGCGAAACTGGAATTATTTTTTCAAAACTGAGTCAGGTTTTGAATTCTTTCTATTCCAGACCAGAAATAGAAAAACTTGAGTCTGAGTCCTGATTTAGATAATATAACCAAAACTGGATATACTTTTATTATGTAAAATACCCTAAAAATTTCGGTTAGAATCGCGTTGGGAAACGGTTAGAAAAACTGGAAATATTATTCGCTTTCGTGAAATTAGTCACAACCCGGTCAGGTCGGAAAATTCAAACCATTTTCTAACTTGACAATTTTTTTATTTTGTGGGATACTTTCGAAATGGAAATTAATTTGTTGCGCCCATTTGAAATCTGTAGAAAACTCTCTTATCTTAGTGAATTCGATAAGAGATTCAAAATGTCAGCAATTATAATGCGGCGTGGTCATATTATCGGAATGGGAATAAATAAACTAAAAACTCAGGGAGCTAAATATCCTAATCTTTTTAGTTGTCATGCCGAATTGTCAGCTATTATAAATTCTAAACCATATAAAAATGATTTGAACGGAACAGAAATATTTATTTATCGGGAAACGGCTGATTTTGTTCCTGCTATGGCTAAACCCTGTAATACTTGTTTTGGGGCAATTCTGGAAGCTGAAATAAAAACTATTTGGTATTCTATAAATATTTGGCCTTATTACGATAGAATGGAAATCTAAAATGGAATATATATATAAAGTTGGAGATAAAGTTTATTTCGAAGCAGATAACGGAGTGAATGATTCTTTCTATATTGATACCATAGATTATATTACTCCAAAAGGAAAAATTCGTCTGGTAAAGAATAACCAGAGTCTATTTTCAAATGATGGTTGGGAAATTAAAAACAGTTATCATCGGAGTAGATTTGTGCTTCTAACACCAGAATTAGCTATTCGATATAATAATTGGTATCGTCGGAGTAAGGTAACGAGAACTGATTTTACTAAATTATCAGATGAAATTATTCAAGAAATTTATAATATTCTAAAGAGGAAAGAATGAAACTGCCTTTTTTGCCGTCTGAAGATGAATTTTATATAAAGGATGTGATGATTGGTGAAACAGCCTGTATTCTGATTACTCCTAAAATCAGCGCACATTGGGATTCTGAGAATGTTATTTTTCGTTCTAGTGTTTGGAATAAAGAAACTGGTGAATTAGTTAGTCCATCTTTCAAGAAATTTCATAATTTAGGTGAAGCACCGGATTTATTTCCTTTACCATCTAATTTAAATAAATCATCTTTTATTGAAAAGATTGATGGTTCAACATTGATTGTTTCTTGGTATAGTTATAATCAGATTATTCGGACTAGGGGTACTGTAGATGCTAGACAAATGGACAACGGCGCTGAAATAGATTTATTGATTGAAAAATATCCACTGGCATTCAAGTTTCATAATGGGCAAAATACTTTTATTTTTGAATGGGTTACTCCTGCTAATCGAATTGTAGTGGATTATAAAGAGCCAGATATGATTTTTATCGGCGCAATTAATCACCGTGATTATTCTTACTGGACACAAGCACAATTAGATTATTTAGCCCAAGAAAATGGTTATAAACGTCCACAACGCTATTTTGTAAAAAATAGTACTGAACTAATCGATTTAGTTACTGATTTTCAGGATAAAGAAGGTATTGTAGTTTATTATAATAATGATCAAAACATGCGGAAAGTAAAGAGTCCACGTTATCTTGCACTTCATACGCTAAAGAATATGGCCGATAGTGATAAAGCTATGGTAGATTTATTCATGGAATATCAGATGCCGGTTTATTCTGATTTTATGAAAATGCTGGAAGGTGATTACGATTATGAAATCGCACAATTTCTAATTGGAAAAGTTTCTAAAATCTGTGATTCATTCAAAGAGTACCAAAAATTTTATAATCATATTGTCGGTTTTGTAGATAATATTCGTTCTATGCCAACACGAAAGGAACAGGCATTAAAAATTCAATCTGCTTATGGAAATACTATTCGTTCTGGTATGGCTTTTTCTATTCTGGATAATAAAGAAATTGATCAAAGAAAAATAAAACAGATTCTTTTACAGATGATGGCGAAGGTGTAGTACTAGAGTACTATTGCACCAATAGCGGTTTTATAATAAAATGTTTTCAACGGTAAAGAACATCTAGCTACTATAGGAGAAATAAAATGCGTGACGAATTTGAAAGTTCACATTTCCTAGATGGTACTCCTATTCCAGATAATTATTTTGATATTCTGGCGCTGTTTACTGAAGGAATGGATTCTATCAGTGAGCAGGATGAATATAATGATATGTATTTTGATCCTATTCTAAATCGATATCGGCCAATTCCTAGTGTAGAATATGATGGAGATTAGAAATGCGTAATGATAATTGGGAAAAAGTAGGCAAGGTTATTATAATTCTAGTCGTGATTTTTGGATTTACTTTTATGCTTGTTGCCGGAAGTGATAGCTTAACATATAATGATTTTTCAGCTAACTGTTCCAGTGTCATGAAAGTTTCTAAATATCCTGCTAAAATGGAAATTGATTTTTGGGATTATCATAATAACCATTGTTGGTTAGAAGTAGCACCGGGAATTTGGGCTGATAGTAATTATATTCAATACGATAAGGCACAATAAAATGTCAAATGTTGCTGATGCTCTGCAAGGTGATTTGAATAATATTCAAAACAAAGAAGTTTCTAAATGGGAGAATACTTCGGAAACAAATGAAATTGTACTCCCATTTGAAATTCGAAGTCAATTTCGTCCTAAACTGATGGAATTCTTTGAAATGACAAATAAGCGACACGGTGCATATCTTTGGGCAGAGCAAAAAACAAAAGATTATTTTGAAACCGCTTTGGGAATTCCCCAAAAAGCTTGGGTATATCGGACTCGTCATTCAGGATAATATAAAATGGCTAGAGATTTGACTAAAATTATTGATTTGATGATTGCTGAAATTCCCGCTGGAAACGATGATTTTATTTCTAATTTAAAATCTAATCGGACAAGTGTTGAATATAGTTCTCCCGAAACAATGGGTTTACGTTGGGAAACAGTAGCAGAAACTTTAATGGATTTTATTGGAATAGATGAAAATAGTTTTACAGACTGGCAGAAACGAATTATTAATATCTGGATGGATAAAGAGATATTTGAATTAAATGTGTAAACATCCACCAGAAAGATATTATACAGTAAATTTCTTTGGGCCGATTGATCCTGAAGATATAAATACTATCTGGTGTAATCAGATTTGGGTAGGTTGTTTAGATTGTGGAAAAGAAATAGGAATTATTATTCCTAAAAAATCGGGTAGTGGTGGAACGGAATACATAACAGACTTAAAATCTGTGGGATTGAAAAATCCATGAGAGTTCGAATCTCTCCTGCCCGACTATTTATAATAAAAGGATAAATAAAATGAAATTTTATAAGGTTGGTGGTTTTGTACGTGATCAAATTATGGGAATAAAATCTCACGATTTAGATTATGCCGTGGAAGCCGAATCTTATGATGAGATGAGAGATTATATTAGTTCTCATGGTAAGATATATCTCGAAACACCGGAATTCTACACAATCCGGGGGAAAATGCCTGGAATGGGTGATTGTGATTTTGTTTTATGTCGTAAAGAAAGTGATTATACTGATGGTCGGCATCCTGATAAAGTAGAAGTAGGAACTATTCTGGATGATTTGGCTAGACGTGATTTTACTATGAATGCCATTGCTATTGATGAAGATGGTAATTATATTGATCCATTTGAAGGTATCGCGCATATTAAAAATAAAGCAATTATTTGTGTGGGTGATACTGAAACACAATTAAAACAAGATGCTTTAAGAATGATTCGTGCTGTTCGCCTTTCTGTAACTAAAAGAATGAATATCGGTTATGAAATTGATCATTTTTTGAGAAATGGTTATAATTCTTTGTTACTGGATAATATTTCAAACGATAGAATTAAAGATGAAATAAATAAAATGTGGGAATTCGATCCATTTAATGCCTTTATTGCCATGCGACGTTATAGTACTATGTTTGAATATATTTTCCAAACAAAAGATATTTGGATGAAAGCGACATTAGAAAAGAGATAATATGGCAAGTGCAACTATTCAACGAATTAAAGATATTCAACCTATTCCCGATGCTGATAAAATTGAATTAGCAACAGTAATGGGTTGGCAACTTGTAACTGCTAAAGAAAATAATTTCAAAGCAAATGATTTTGTTATATATGTAGAAATCGACTCTATCACTGAGGATAGACCAGAATACGAATTCTTGCGTGATCGAAATTTCAGAATAAAAACAATTAAATTGCGTGGTCAGATTAGTCAGGGATTAATTCTACCTGTTAGTTTATTGGGTGATGCCTGGATTGATTATACTGAAAATGGCATAGATATGCTTTATCCTGTTGGAAATGGATTATGGGCGAATGTACCTTATCCACATTATAATGAAGGTGATGATGTTTCTGAGATTCTAGGTATTAAACATTATGAAAAACCATTACCATTAGAATTATCTGGAATGGCAATTGGGAGTTTTCCTAGTTTCTTATCTCGAACAGATGAAGATATGGTACAATCTTGTTTGCGAAAATTAGATGCTTTGCAAGGTAAGCCATATTATATTACTGTCAAAGTTGATGGTATGTCTGCAACGTTCTATAAATGGGAGGAAAGATTCGGGGTTTGTTCGCGTAATTTGGAACTAAAAGAGCATGAAAATAATGTATTCTGGAAATTAGCTCATAAATATAGTCTGGAAACGATAAAGGATGGTATCTATCTACAGGGTGAGGTAGCAGGCCCAGGCATACAAAAAAATAAACTAGGATTAAAAGAGCCAGATTTATTTATTTTCAATGTAAAACATATTCAAGGCAATAAACAAATTTCTTTTACTGAAATGGTGCAAACCTTAGAATATCCCGGCAAATGTAAAATGGTTCCAGTTTTAGCATCTGGTGATAATTTCTCATTGAAATTAAATGATTTAATTGAATTAGCCAATCATGTAAAATATGATAATGGAGCCGCCGCAGAAGGTATTGTAGTCAGATCACAAGATGGATTGATTAGTTTTAAATGTATGAATAATAATTATTTACTGAAAAATGGAGAATAAAATGAATTTAGGAGAGATAAAATTAGATTGGGATAGAAAAGGTTATTCGGCAGAACAAGTAATTGAATTACAAAAGTTATTTACTTTGCGTGGTGGTAGTGATAAAGCAAAAATAAAAGCTCAACGCAATATTGTTCGAAATATGGGATTTTTGAGCCTACCTTTCTCTTTAAACAAGAAAAAGTTTTAGTAGTACCAATGTCCTATTGCGCGTTTTGGGATTTTGGAATAGAATTATTAAATGTTCATCGTATTCACTAGAGAAAAAGGATAAAATAATGTCAGAACTAATTACGTTTGTTGTAAAGAATGGAAATGGTCAGGTTTATAAGTTTAGTAAATTAGAACGTGGATTTACTTATGGTTCTCCATTGACTGATGGAGTAGCTAAACGTGGTCGACCGAGTAAATTTCCTACTGAAACCGTTATTATGTCACATCCTGTTACTGAAACAAGTTCTAATAAGGTTGTAAAGCCAGTTAAAAAGACTAATTTTCTAAAGGTTGTCAATACCGAAACATCCGAAAATGTAAATAAGCCGGAATTAGTTCCCGCTGGTGGTGGTAATCATGTTGAAGAAGAACGTGTAAAGGGTGACAATTTTTTAAAGCTCGACTAGTCGATAAAAACAATAATTTATTACCCTGGAAAAAAATAAAAACAACTAAAATAAAATTGAATAAAGTTTTATGGTGCGGGAGTCATTTTTTGGTACAAATTTAATTGTTTACAAAAAAACTTGATTTTTTCTAACCAGATTCTAACTTGACAAGTGTTGGTTTTTCCAGTAAGATAAACGCAGGATTGAAGATTAAAACAGCCGACAAATAAATGTTGTCGTTTGAAATAGTTTTCAATCCAGCGTTTTTCTTATTTTAGGAGAGATAAAATGTCTTTTCAAACTGAAAATAATAAAACTGCTCGGTTTATCCGAGAAAACAGGAAAATATTTGTTGATATGTATAATAATAAACATTATTTACCGGGGCCATATACATATCATCCTGTAAAAAATGTAGTATCGGTTAAACCAGTAGATCAATATTCTAAAAAGCGTAAAACTGGTGTTTTATTTTTAGTGGATAATGAGCCGATTTGTGTTATGACATTTACTCATGCGATGGATTTAGTAAAAAAGGATATTGAAAATGTCTAAACCAGTTGAATTTCAAACTACGGCACTCCTGGATAATAAATTTGATTTATATACCGTTCGTGGTTATCCTGTAGAAATTCCGGGTTATCCTTATATTACTGCCTATAAAGGATATTATAATATTAATACTCCTATTCATCGGGGTACAAAGAAGTGGTATATTGTGGATGCGAATGCTCATTTTATTATTGGGCAGGGTCAGCGTAAAATTGAAGATGCTATGCAATCCACTATTGAATATTTGAAAGTTCATAATTGTACCGAATTGAACTATTGGGAAGCTATTCAATCTAGTTTGATGGTTGTCTTAAAAGGATTTGCAAAATGAATGATTTAGATGAATTTCTCAAACTAAATAATGAATTAAAAAAGCTTTTAAAAACATATACCGATGTTTATCAGTATCAAGAAAAAATGATGATCGCGGAATGGTTTGGATTGCGGCCAGATATTTATTTTTATTTTGAATATAGTGAATGGGCTGATATCCGCGATGCCTTTCATCAGTTAGTTCTTTATGAAATTGATAATAATTTTTCTGCAATTCGTAGTTTCCATCATATTTCTATTCGTGATGGTGTCAGTCTAAATTATAATGATATGCGAGATTTATATTATATTTGGGCTAAAGAAACTGGTCATAAAGTTTGGACTCCACAACAAATTGAGAATAAGGATAAGTGGCTAAATGGCTAATTCAGACTCTAATCTAATTGCTGTTCATAATCTCTGTTCAGATCAAATCTGGCATTATGATAGTCGGTATTGTACTCCCAAAGAGGCTTTAATTAATTGTTACGAGCAGTATATGAATAATAATTGGAATACTTGGCAATATGATTATACCCGGTATGATACTAAGATTTGTGAGGGTTCTCGAACATTAGCCATTGATAACTTTTGTGTTTTGAAAGAAGTTCCACATGCGTGAGCTAATTATTGCTAAACTGAATAAAATGATGGACAAATATACCAGTATTGAATGGCAATATTGGTTTGGCACACAAAAACCAGATACTTTTAAATATATGACAGATCAACAAATTCTAAATTTTTATACAGATTTTATTCGTAAAACTTCAATGCCAAGAGCCGGATAATAAAATGTCTGAAATATCTGAAAGTATGCAGGAACAATTTAATAGAATTATGCGAATAGCTATTGATATTGGTTATAATGATAATGGTGGCTGTTCTGATTATTCTTATTATTTGTGTGCATTTTATCCGGAAAAAGATAATCATCTATGGAATATTATTGATGGATTGCCCACTTATATTTGGCGTTGGTTGAATAATAAAGGTTCTATAAGTTGGATTCTAGAAAATACTCCCGAAGTGGTGGAAAAACGAATTGGTGACGAATTAGATTTTATTATTCTTTTAGAAAAAGAATTTTTTGAATGGAAAAAACTTCAGGGTTAGAATCTTCTAACTTGACAGCGACACAAATTCTGTTATAATACTTGTATATCGGGCAGAAAAACTAATTTATAGGAGAAACTGTAATGAATGTTTTGGTCGGACATAATTCAGAAGAGAATGGTTATGTGGTGCATAATTATCCCTATGGTGGCCGCAGAACTGATATTCGCTATTGGATTGAATATAAACTGATTACTAAGATTCATTCATGGCGGTTTTGTAGTCAAACTCTTAATCCTAAAACTAATCGTTGGAACGCGCCTAAATGCTCAACTTATGTGGATAAGCCTTTGCTGATGGGAATTAATCCAGAAAATAATCATGTTGAGCGAATTGATACGCCATATAATGATAAAATTTCTGATTTGAAAGTATTTTATCAGACGTATAGTAATTATTTCAATCTGGAACAATTAGAAGCTTTTCGTGCTTATTTTATCGGTAAGGTAGCGCGGATTAATAAGGCTGATATGTGGGATAAGTGCTATAAAGGCGAAATTCCATTTGCTGAACATAGTAGGGCTGTTACTCTGGAATATATTAGTTTGAATAATCTTGTAAAAGCTGATGGCCTAGATGAATTTGTAGAGACGGTCTGATATGAATATTTTTGGTTTATTTCAAAAGAAACATAAGCATAAGCATATTATTATTCCAATCGAGCAATATAAACCAGTTAAGACATTTACAACTCAAGTAAATTGTCCAAATTGTCGTAATTTTATTAGTTTAAATTTTCCAGTTGGAACAAATGTTAGACTAGCTCATAAAACTTGTTCTATTTGTGAATATAATTGGGAATAATGAAATGGATAATGTCAGCGTCAAGCATGATAAACTAAGTTTTGATTTTTTCGGTGTTAATGGTTATTCGAATGATGGAGATAGTTATTCTGTTCGAATTGCTAAAATGAATATACCGCCTGAAAACTGGATAAATCATCCACCTTATCATATTCCTAATCCTGATTACAATTATTTTGGTCGTTTGTTTGAGAAGTCACCAGAAATGCTTAAAATGCTTAAAGAATATCTTTATCTAATCATGACAATGGATTTACCGCTTACCGAAAAGGAAATTCGTGATTTGATTAAATATATTGAAAAGGGGACAGAATGAATTTACCAGTTGCAGCTATTCTTGATTTTCTTTTAGTTTTGTTTATTTTCTTTAGGTGGCTATTAGTATTGTATCAATTACTAACTAAATCTATTACACTTGTTGTAGGCAGTTTCGATTTTATTGCTTATCTTTTTGTTCTTTTTTGGGCAGTTTCATTACTAATTGGTATTGTCCTAGCAGGAGTAGTAAAATGATGGATGCAATTGAAAAACCGACTAATCAGGAATTTATTGATTGGTTTCGTAATATTTGGAGTGAACGTATTATTAATGGTAATCTAAATTCTGATCCATTGGATATTCTTTCTGAGACTGTTACTGATATTCTTTGGGGATTTGAAGAATTTGGTGATGTCAAGGATTGGCTAGAATATGGTAGTCTGACTCATCATTCTCGGCGTGGTTATCCGGTAACTAAAACGTTAGTCAAAACCGCGATTTATTTGTGGTATAATTGGAGCGAATAAAATGTTAATTATTGAATATGTTCCAGACGAAAATAAAGTAGCTGTAGCTGATGGAAATGTAGACCGATATGTAGATGATATCCTACGTTTAGGTCTTTTGTCTGGTTATAAGAATTTTATTCATAATGGTGGAGATATCGAACTACAATATTCTACTTCTAATATTTTTACTGCCTTTCGAGTAGCAATAAAGGAAGGTCGAATTAGTAGGGTTATTATTCGTTTCAAGTTCAATGGTAAACTAATTGAATATGATAAAGATGGTAGGTCGGAAAACTGGCCGGATGGTTTCTTAGATTATGAGCATAAACTATTAGAACGTTTGTTGACAAGAAATAAATAAAATGTTAGAATATCTCGGAATTGATAATTTTAAATCAGTTGGGGATGATGTTTTTGATTTGTTTTTTATTACCGCTGAGAATGAAGCAGAAGCTTTTAATAAAATGCGGATTGCTACAGGTTTGGTAGATACTAAATTTGATAAGTATTGTGAACAAAATTTTAGTTTTCAGCTTATTCCAGTCCGCACTAATAAAGAATTAGAATTGGATTGTGTTGCATTGGGAGAAATCAGAAGTTCTAGATAATATAATAACGGGCATTATGCACTTTACTCTTATAAGGTAAGCTCATCATAAGGTGCTATGGTTGCAACGAAAGTTCGATTCTTTCATGCCCGACTATTCAAATATAAAAGGATAATAAAAATGGACGATGATGATAGAATTATTTTAGGCTTACAGAATAGAATTCGTAGTCTGGAACATGATTTAGGCGCTAGAAGTCTTTCTGTTAAAATGTATGTGGAACAGATTTGGAGATTAGATTCTTATTATAATCAAGTTAAAGCTGGAACAATAAAATTCGATTTAGAAGTTTTACATGATTTGATTAAAAATCGTAAATATTATGGTTTCAAATTTTTTGCAAAGGATAAATAAAATGCAATTAGAAATTAGTCAAGACGATGTTGATAAAGCTAATAGTTTTACTACTCGCTATTGTCCCACAGAATATGCTATGTTACGGGCCGGATATATTAATCCTAATGTTGGATTTCATTATGCTACAGCCATTTTGAATAATGAACAAAAACATTTCGACTGTTCAGATAGTTTAACTGAACAAATTAATAATTGGTGTCAAGATGAAACTGGTATTTTTGTACCCGGTATTTATGAATTAATAGAATACGATTAATAATATGACACCCAACCAATTAGAAAAACTTATTCAAGAAATAAAAGATTTATGTGTGAAATATAAATGTAATATTGTGCCTGTCACCAGTCGGGAATTTAAAGAAACGACTAATAGTTCTGGGCTACCCGATTTTCAATTAAGTTTAGTGAATTGGCCGGGAGATTTACAACCAATTGTTTTAGTAAGTTATGTGAAACAAATGATTTCTGACGGTAAGAGATTGAATGTAGAATATAATGGCGATAAATGGCGTTCTTTTTAAAGGATAATATGATATGTATCATAAACTAACTTATAAAATTCCGGTAATTGTTCGTGTTGAGGATGAAAATGGAGAAGATAATATTGATAGTTCTTTATCTAATTCTGTTGCCGTTTTACAGATTTGTTGTGATGCCTTTAATGATGCTGATGTGGGTCAATATCTGAATATTCCACTAAAATCCTGTCGTATGGTTTTTCATACGGATACTTTATTAGTAGAATGTTATCTATCCGATAATACTTATAATAACTGGCCGGGTGATGTTTCTAAATTTCTTTTAGATGAACTAAATGGACAAATGAGCGATGGTTGGGGAGAAGGATTTGAGCAGTTTAGTTATGATCTTTCTCGTTATCCCGGTAATGATATTGGAGAGGTTTATATATCTTGTTGGGGTCATGATGCTGACCAAAAGGTGACATTTCTAGACTATCATCCTACTACTCGCCTAAGGTAAATAATATGATATTTTATAAAACTGATGGTACAGCCGAAATTGGTCGTAAAATTTGTAATTGTAAGAATCATGTGGAGCCACATTGGTTATATCTAATCAATAAAGAAAAGAAATTAAACGAATCCTTTACCAGTGCTGATCGAATTATTAGAGACTTAAATACATTAAAAAATTTCCATAAAGAAATGGAAAAACGTGGTATTCTAGAAATTTTCCGAGGATAAATATAATGTCAAAACGAAATATTGCACTAACACTAGAAAAAAACTATCTAAATGGTTATGATATTTCTGTATTTCAGCGTATCTGTAAAGAGTCTGGTATTGAAACTGGTCAGTGGACAATGGGATTATCGGAAGAATTACAATCTAGTAACGTTGAAAAATTTGATTATTTTATTATTCTGAATGTAAACGAAAAAGATTTTGAATTTATTCAAGGTTTATTTGCCGGTCGGTGTCAAGAAAAACCTAAAGTATTTATTATTGGCTTGCTAGGCTGAAAACTCTAACCGGATTCTAACTTGACTTCTCACTCGTTGACACTATAATACATACATAGGCGAGACGGAAAACATCTATTTTCGGGAGAAAATAAAATGGAAACTGAAAACGTAATCAATAAAATTCGTGGCGCATTGGCATTATCTCAGAATGCTGGAACTAAGGCAGAAGCAGAACAAGCTACTCGTATGGTTCAAATGCTACTGCATAAATATAATTTGGAATTGTCTGATATTGCTCGGTCAGATAATATTCCAGTGGTGACTAAGCACTATTATTCGAATGGTAAGAATAATTCGAATATTTTAGGTAGACTGGCCGGTGTTCTTTCTGAATTCAATTTTGTGCATGTTTATATGACGCATAAGGCAATTGAAGTCGATGGAAATAAATTGGTTGTGGCCGCAATTGCTTTTGTTGGCAGGGAAGTGAATGTGGATACTGTTTTAGATTTGTTTTATAAAATGAAACTGGTTATTGAGCGTACATCTGCTATTGAATTCCGTTTGGCTCAAACCGGGCGGCATGGTAAGGCATGGAAAGCAAGTTTTGAAATGGGCATGGTGGAAGGTATTTATCAGAATTTGGCGCGAGAAAATAATGAATTTCTGAAGATGAAGTCAATTGCTAATGGCCGAACTGGTATGGAATTGACTATCAATCTAAATGCGGAAAATGAAACCTATTTGGTAAATTCTGGATTGAAATTTCATAAGCGCCCTGCACCACGAATTCGAGACTCTCAGGCTTATTATTCTGGTGTTGAGCATGGTAAGGATATGTCAACAAAGGATAAGGTAAACTAATATGTATCCTTTACGATTTCTACGAATTATTTATTCTTTGTTGGAAGCAGAGATTAATGCGTGGTATTCTCAACGTATTGATAATAATAATTTTCATAAGGGAACATATGATTTTGATACAATTCGTATGATGGAATTCCAGTCTGAACAGATGCAAAAAGAAATTGAACGCCGGGAAAAGGATGGAGAAAACTAAAATGGATATCAATATCCGATTTCATACCGCTCTTGGAAATGTTAATTTTCAAACCAGTAACGATTATTCTAAGGCTGGCGATCAAGAAAATCTAGATAATCTGTTTCTTTTGTTTGGTATGGGTTTACCCTGGAAAACATTTGATCGGTTTTGTGAAAGTTTGAAATTGACGCCAGAGCAAACAGAAAATTTTCGTAAATTGAATAGTGATACTTGGAATAAATATCGTGAACTTATTTTGATGAATAAGAAAAATGTGGGTTGGGAGGGCTAATATGCTAATTATCCGACACACAACCAAACAAATTCCTGATACGGTTTGGCATATTGGTTATCCTTTGCATTCAGAAAAGAAAAACATTTTTGTTATCCAAGATATTCAGGCTGATGGTGATGAACTGAATGAGATTTATGATACTTGTCCTATTCCACTAAATAATAATTGTAGAAATTTAGTTCAAAGTTTTTATGGTGATATTGCCCGAACTATTGTGCTTAATTTGAAAGGTTAACATGGAATTTCCTGACGAAATTGTTTTAGAAATTACTAAAAAAGATACTGAAATTGGCTTGCAGGGTGATTGTTCTAAATGCCCAACAGCATTAGCTCTTTGGCGGCTTTATCCTGATTTAGAAGATATGCTCGTAGATTATCTTACCATTTCTCTTGCAGAAGGGAATGATAATTATATGGTTTATCTACCATCTAAAGATTTGACAGTAGAAATGCATTTGTTTGATAGCTCACCGTCTAATTGGGTTAATTTTCGGCCCGGTAAATATACTTTGAAACTAAGTAAAATTGTAAATACAGAAGGACGGTAGGATTAAAGTACTATTGATTTTATTATTCGTTTCTGTATAATAAATAAAACATGGCCGGTGCGGTGACGAGCCGGGAAAAATTAGTTTATTCTGATCACAAAAGGAAAATAAGATGGGCAATCCAAAAGGTTTAGCTGCTGGTGATATTCGCAGGATTCATTTTACGCAAAAACATACCTGTTCTGATCGTTCTTTTGAATCGGTATATGATTTTGAAGTCAATTTCAAATATGAATTTAATTATCCGGTATTGGTTAATGATAAACATATTGAATTCAGGGATGTGACGTTTTGTTTTGTTCGAGAAAATCATTTAGATAATACCGTAACTAGTTATACAGGAATGGCGGTATTACATCCTGGCGAAGATTTTAGTCGGCCACAAGGAAGAAAAGAAGCTTTGAATAAGGTAATGGTACAATCACTGGATTTGACAGAACTGGAACAGGTAAGATTCAAAATTGAATTAGCATGTATTGAAAATGGTGTGCATGATTGTAAATAATAAAAACTATAATAATATTGATAATAGTAAATGAAAAATAAGTTTACTGCACAGCGGTATTGATTAAGAATTTACTATTATCAATATTATTATTTTGGATAAAAAGATTTACAAAACTTACAAGGATAATAAAATGAAAATAAATGGTGAAAGTTTTTCAGTTTTTGAACTTGAATTATGGCATGAGTCAGAAAAAACAAAGCGTCCAGTAAAGAATTATAATCTATTTATGAAAATTATTAGCGCGATGGCGAGTGCTATTCTGGGATGGCATATTTAGGATAATAAACAATGGAATTCATAGATTATGTGGGTATTTTAGATGATAGTGCCATTACTAATGCTGAAAGAGAAATACTAAAAAACACCAGTGATAGAATAAAAGAAATGATAGATAATGGGCCACATATGCATATCATGGTTGTGGATAGTGCTAAACTAAAACAAACCGGAAAGTATTATTGGAAATGTAGTTGTGGTCTAGAAATACTGCATGAGGAATAATAAAATGTCTAATAATGATAATATTTTTTCGATTTATATTTTTGGGGTGACTATATTAACATTGGGAAGCTTTATTCATTTGGGATTTCTGGCTAGATATATGGGGGATAAGACCAGATTAGGAGATAATATTTATAATCTGACTCTTAGTTTTGTGTATCTAATGGCATTGTTTTATACGATGGCAAAATTTTATTTATTTTTGCGTGGGATACAGTGATGAATAATAAAGTAAAATTTTGGTTGGGATTAGCAGTAATCATTATTATAAATGAGATTATTATTTTCAGGATAGGAATTACTGGATTAGCATCGATTGTTGAAGCTTTATTAGTTGGTATTTTATACGGTTTGGTTTCAAAATTTGAATTCGGATGGGATATTTTCGGAGATGAGTAGAATAAGACAGTTAGCAATGATACGAGATAGTTTACGATTAGAGACTGATGATACCGCTATAATAAATAAAGAATTATATCTGGCGGCATGGGAATTACTAAACGGATGGTTAGGAAGTGTAAAATGGGATTGGGCTTACTTTCTTTCATAAAACGCATAAAAAAGATTTATGTGTGGGGATTGGAAAACACAGATAATAATTATATTCTGGTGACAGGAATACTAATAAAAGCATTGGTAGATGAATTATACGATACATTTTTATACGATACACTTTATTATGATACATTTTATTACGATATTCTAGGAATATTAGAATTTTTCGAGTAAATAACCATGATAATTATAGTTCTTATTTGCCATGTTACATTAATTGTGTTTGGTAGTGATAATTAACCATGTTTAGAGAAATTATTCATGCAATAAAGTTTAGTATAGTTTTTATAGCTGTCTTATCTGTAATGTTCAATATAGATAGATGGATATTAGGATTTATTGTACTAAAATAACCGTCATCGTGCGGCGTTGGTCTGGTCAAGGAAATAATTTTATTATATTCAATACTGGTTTCACGTGAAACATTCTAAATGTATTTTAACACTTGTCACAAACCGATACCATTAAAAATAAATAAAAATTTCTCAATATGGGGGAATATAATAAATTAAACAATCCTGGATAGATTATTTCAGTAGATTATTTTTAAATCAAATCGTATTGGGCAGTTATGGGGGATATAAGGATTAGAGATGTCAAAGCATAGCAAGAATAATAAAACAGAAGATTTCCAGACAGGTTATACCAAAGCTGAATGGTATGGACAATCACGCAAACAACGTACTAAAAAGCGTGGCAGTAAAAAGAATTTATATAAGAAAAATCAGCCGGATTCGAACGCTATAAACGAGCGGGATAGTTTACACCAAAGCGACAAAATAAACACGTGGCGGCCACTTTCTGAGCGTTTAGACGGCAGCATAGACGACAATCGGGAAAATAAACCCCATTAATGCCGCTCAATTCGTTAACATAGGACATAACATACTACTAATCATTGTTATTATCTATATTTTTCTAGTATTATGGAATACTGCGGCAGCGGTAAAAAATTAGGAAATAAAATAATTCGCGGCTAGCATCTGGGGTTGTCAAAATTAAATCTAATCGGAAAAGGTAAATTGAAACAAAACGATTTGTAATTCTAAAACTAAAAAACTTGAGTCTGAGTCCTATATTAGTTAATATAGGATTTTTTTATTTTCTATTTTAATAATTCTAGTCGCGGCTGTGTTGACATAATCCAGGTATTGACATAATACTATTGCTTTCGTGTATTTATTCACAACCCGCGCTTTCGTGCTTATTATCACAACACAATTTTTCTGGTTAGAATTTTGACGAAATGCCGGAAAACGAGCCGGTTTTTTTCGTTTGAAAAACTTTATGTCAACCATGATTCCAGCGTAACATGACGGGCAGCAGGAGTCAAGGTTGTGATTATTTTCACGATGGCGCATAACTTTACAATTAGAAATTTTATTATTTGCCTTAGTGTAAATAAGCACAAACCTTATTTACAGTTATGTCAACTACCATTATCTGCTTTCGTGAAAATAAGAACAAATAGAACATTTGTTCTACTCAGATAGGTTGTGAATAATGGCACGAAAGAAAATATAAAACTAAAAAATTCTAACCAAACTCTAACCAGATTCAAACAAGAAAGTATTGACAAGTTTTTTTGTTTGGTTTATAGTATTTGAAGTTGAGCGGGCAAATCGGCCCATTAGAATGCAAAGGATAAATAAAATGTCTCTCAAAGCTAAGGGAAATGCGGTTAAAGTAACAGGTTTAGGATTTGGTAAGCAGAAAGATATGGCGTCTCAGAATTTTATCGGAGGCGAGCGTTGGATGCAACATATTGAAAGAGGTACACTTAAGATTAATCCCGAATTGGCTACGATGTCATTAGATGATATCCTAACCAGTGGTGGCCTAAATTTTGGTGTACTTAAATCTCAAACATTTTATAAATCCGCTGTTTCTGGATTAGAAATTCCTAGCCGGGGTTATTCTGTTTATCGGACTGATACTGATGTAGAATTGGGACATGGATTTAGTGATGGTTATCAGCCTATTTCCTATCCCGATATTCTTTCTCAGTTCTTTCAAAATGCTTTGGATTTGGGTAATATCCCGACTCGTGCAATTAGTTTTGATAATGGGGCCAAAGGTGCCATTCAGTTTGCAATGCCGCAGGAATATCTAATTGCGGATCGACCACATAAGACATTTTTGAATTTTTATTCCAGCCATGATGGTACTTATGGCGTTACCATGAATGAATGTGATATTTGTATTCTTTGTGGTAATACCTTTGCTTATTCTTTCCGCGATACAAGTGCAAAGTGGACGGTAAAGCATACCGTAAATATGCAATCTAAGATTAATGATATTCGGGAAAAGATTCTTATTAGTACGGAATCTCAACAAGGATATTATTTCAATCTGGATAAGATGGCAGCCAAGAAGGTTAGTTTTCAGGATAAGAATAATTTCCTGATGGCTATGTTTCCAGATGGCGATATCAAAGAAAGTGGTAAAGTAAATCAAGGCCCGGCTAATCAGCGTATTCAATTAGATGATGCAATTAGTACCACGGTTAATGAGCGGAATAGCGCCGATACTACATTTTATGATCTATTGCAGGGTGCATTTCGCCAGCAAAGTTATAAGACTCAAAATCGTGGCGGTGATGCTCAATTCGGTTATGTGATGAAGTCAATAGTAAATCAAAACGCTTATGATTACGTCACGGAGGCTATGAAATAATCTAGAATAAAAACAGATTTAAAATAAAACCTGGATTAGAAATAGTCCAGGTTTTTTTATTTAATTATTTTTATTATGTGGTTTAGTGAAATTAGTCACAATGGCTCAACGCTGATTTTATTATTTGCTTTTGTACCAGTATTCACAATACCACTTGACATAACGAGGTTAGAATTTTCATACAGCTTTCTAACTTGACACTGTATAAAATCCGACTATAATAAAAACATGGGCGGCAGAAAATAAGACTAGTTTTGGAGAATAAAAGATGACATTTGACGAAGCTAAAACATTGAAAATTGGGGATATTTTCCACGTTCTAGGCGAGAATAAGCGCGATGGTAAACCGCAGAATTGGCGCGTAACTGGTAAAACGAAATTGTGGAAAACTAATCCAAATAGAATTAAAATTCCATGTGCGCATGGAATGTATGAGCATGGCTATATCGAAACTGATAATCTTCATTTAGTTTATTTGCCAAAAGGAAAATAACATGCCAGAAGAAATTGGAATGCCAATGGTAAAGAATCATTTCAATCATGTTCTTACACCAGAACAAGAAGAATTGATTTGTTTTCTTGTGAATTGTGAAATGGAATTGTGGGAGAGTCATGCTGATATTCCCACTAATTATCTCAAGCGGCTGGAAGCTATCAAAGCTGAAATGCAAAATCATTCCAATATGCTTTATCGTAGCCTTTAAAGGATAATAAAATGAAAAGTGAAATAATCCATTACGGTATGTGGCAAATTCCAGTAAAGGCAATAAATGTTTACTGCCCCGATGGTATTTATCGGACTTGTAGAATTACTGGCGAAGCTGATACCTTTTTTACTTTACCGGCACAATGTCAGGTTAGGGGTAAAACGGTAACTGGATTTATTTCTAATCGATATGATGCTCCTGAGGGTGAAATGTATTTTTGGGGATTTGGTCGAAATATGGCTGCTTTCTTTCCAGATTTTGATAAAGCCTATGATTTTATTAGTAATGAAATTGCCACAGATAGCAGAATCGATGATTATGAGTTACGCGATATTTTCAAGGGTAAGTGGATTATTACTTTCAAACGTAATCAAAAAGATTGGACTGGACAGGATTATGAAATTCATGGGCATAAATATCCTGATAATACCAGTCATGGACGCTAAAGGATAATAAAATGTTGGATATAAATGTTTTCCTTATCATTGTATTAACTTTTAGTTTAGGATTTATTTTAGGGCGACTGACTGGAAATTCTAACCAAAATCTAACTTGACAATTGGGCGTAGTAGCGGTACAATGTTTTCAAGGTTAGGGATTAATTGAACGCGACGGTTTCTGAAATGAAAAACAGAGTAAGCGACCAATGGACGATTTTAATTCCTAGCCTAAAATTCCAGTCGCCACAATAGGTTCAAATATCGGATGAAGAGTAGGGCGAGATTATCCGAACTGGAATAATAAAATAAAGTGGGCGGTGCTTTATAAATAAATAAGCGTCCACAAATAAAATAACCCCCAAATTATATCATAGGGGGTTATTTTATTTATAACTCGATAGTTTGTCGATAGATTATTTTTAAACAGAATAATAGGGGATGGTATAGGGGGGGATTCTAACCACCTAAACACGATTAGCTAGTTAGTATCAATTCTAACCACCTAAACACGATTTGACAGTAACAAAATTTTGTGGTATAATTGCCGCTGTCCTACCGCTCTGGTACGGGAAATAAATTATTAGATTATTAGTTTTAGAAAAGAAAAAATAATCTAATAAAATTTCGCTGAAAGCGAACGCGATAGCGTGGTTTTAGGGGTTACTTTTGCTACTTTTATTTGTCTTATGGGGGAAAAGAAAAAAAGAAATTTGAGGCACGTCATGGCCCGTATAGGATGATAAAATCGACAAGCCGCGAAGCTGGCTTAAAGATTGGAGATTTAATAAAATGAAAAATTATAAAAGTAGAGATAAAAAATTGAATAAGAAAAAGAATGGGATGAGAATAAGTGGAAAGAGTTTATTTTTGCTTAATTATTTGACTCAGAAAAAAGCGGAAAAAATAAAGCAGGAAAATAAAAAAACTTGAGTCCTGATTTGAGTCCTAAAAACAATATACATATATAATTATATATGTATATTGTCTTATTTTGCGCCTAGCACTATTGTTCTATAGAACAAGTGTTCTATTGACATAACATTATTGCTTTCGTGCATATATTCACAATCGGTAATTCGCCGGGTGAATATTATGTAAACTTGGGGGAGATATGCTCGCCGCATGGCAATATGATAAATCTCTATCCTATGCGGAGTCAATAGTACTTAAGTACCGTTCATTTGTTCTATATGTGATAACTTTCACGAAAACAAATATCTGAAATTTCAATGATTTAAATTATCTACTTTCGTGAAATTAGCCACAAAGCAGTATTATGTCAACCCTGCCCATAGAGGAGATTTTCTAATGTATTTATTTTCGTGCTTTTATTCACAAACAAAAAAATTCTTGAATTGTGAATAAAAGAACTAAAGTATCTAATCCCATAATGCAGCCCCGAATAAGTGACAAATAGCACTAAAGTATAGAAAATAGGCGTGAAAATTCTAACCAAACTCTAACCAGATTGGGTATTGACTCCTATCTCGAATTGACTATAATAAGCACATACCGGCGAAAGACTAGCGCAAAGGAAAAGTTGAAATGCCCGAAATGACCACAGCACAGTTGAAGCAGCGTATCGCAGAGATGGAAGCCGCTGAAGCCGCCCGCAAAGAGGCGAACAATAAAATCAGTTTTAAAATTGGTGACAAAGGAGGTCTTTCGGTGTATCATGGAAGCCGTTTTCCGACTACACTGTATTACTCGCAATGGCTGAAGGTGTTGACTCACGCCGATGAGATTCTTACCTATCTTGAGGCGCATAAAGCACAATTGGCACACAAGGAAAATGAATAAAATTCAAACCAGACTCTAACTTGACTCCGCATAGTAAAGCAGTATAATCAAAACATGGCCGCGCAGGACTAGAGAAAAGGAAAATAAAATGCCCAAGAATACGAAGTTGGCGAAGGATACCGAAATTTTTGATGCTGCCGCGAAAGCTCAGGGTATGGCCCATGTTGCGGAATTGAACGCTGCCGTTGACGCCGCGCCCGAAGCCGTGAAGCGTGGTCGGAAGCCCTCCAACAAACTGACGTTCGCGAAGTTTGTTGCCGCTGTAAAATCCGGCGAAATGTTGCCCGGTATGATTGTGACCGAAGAGAAGCGTGAGGGCAATCGGATTATCTCATTTGCCGGTGTCAAGGCCGAGAATCCGGTTATCGGCCTGGACGAAGAGGGCAATCTGACTCTGTCCGAATTGACCACGGACAATAGCACGTGGAAGCGAACGCCAATTGAGAAGGTTGTCAAGACCGTCAGCGCGGCTGAGGTTATGGCGCTTTTGAATAGCGCGGAATAGAATACCTCTCCCGCCCATAATGGCGTAAAAGCCTACATAATCCGAAAATTCCAGACATAGAAAATATGTTCTGGAATTTTCGTTTTTGCCGTCAGTTTTTATTATACGCTTTAGTGCATTTATTCACAATCAAACCCGTCTGCCATATTATATGCTTTCGTGTTATTTATCACAATCGCTAATTATCCGCTTTCGTAAATTTAATCACTAATGATATTATGTCAACCCTGCCCATAGAGGAGATTTTATTATTTCTTTTCTTTCGTCCAAATAATCACAATCAGAAAATTCTAGACGTTTTCTAACCAGACTCTAACTTGACAATGCCGGTACTAATGGACTATACTTGATTATATTCTAGTCTAGTATAAGGAAAATAAAATGACCGGAAATGAAGTTTGGAATAAGCTAGCCGAACAAGGCGCAACAAGCATAAATGTTTCTGATAATGGCGATGTCTATGCTACCAAACCAGCAAGTATTCTAACTGGTTATACAGCTTTCAAATGGGCCATAAAAACGGGCGAAAACCAGTATCGATTTTTCTGTGATTTATGGGTACTGACAGATAATAAAAACATAGCCTAAAACGGCTCTAGGACGGTCTAGGATAGATGGGAAATGATAAAACGTATATTATCACCCCATTTTTATTCTAGACCGTCCTAGACGGTTTTTAATTATTTTGTTGATTATTGTCATCGAAATTGTGGCTATTTTCACGATAATAAATATTAATAAAAACGTCGAATATAATTCTGCGCTTTCGTGAAAGTAAGAATAATCATAACCTGTGAATAACTACACGAAACTATAGAATACTGGAATAAAACTCTAACCAGATTATAACCAAACTGGGCTTGACTCAATTTCCAGAATAGGATATTATCTTGTCTATAGGCAAATGAAATTCTAGCGAAAAGGAAAACGAAATGGCTATCAATTTGAACGTTACTCCGGCTGAAATTGAAGGCGAAGATTATGCGAATGGCAATTCGAATCGCGCCGTTCGTGTTTTGAATATCGTCAAAGTGATTGATGCCTTGGGTATCGATATGGGCTATGTTAGGTTTGATCTGGGCAATGGACACAATACGTATAGCGTTGAGTCTACCATCATGTTAGACTGGGCCAAATTGAATAACTGCGATTATTATGCCGCCAGTCGCGAAGATTTTAACATTTGGGAAGCCGTTAGCAATGCGCGGCAGGGTTTTTATGATGCCGTGATTGTCGAGGATCTGTCATAGAAGAAAATTACGCAAGCAGCAACAAATACCAGAACAAAAAAATTTGTTCTGGTATTTTTTTATTTGTCTGCATTGCATTGTGATTAAACGTACTAAACCAGATATAAAATTATTAAAATAATTGAATTATACGCTTTAGTGTAATTAGTCACAATAAAACAAATGTTCTATATAGAATAAATGTTCTAATTCTAAGCGATCCACGCGAAAAACTCAAAATAAAAAACGTCTGCTAACACGGTTTAGCAAGCCCTACAATCGTTCTTCTTTTTTACCAATACATTGATACCCATTTTTCTGTAGCGTTGACTGGCGGTGCCTTTTTACGCGATGTTATTGTAAAGTAAATTAATCAGTTTAGAACAAACATTCTACCAATTTATTTTATTCCACGCTTTTGTGCATATATTCACAAATGATTGTGCATAAAAGTACAAAAGTAAATAAATAATCAGTTAAAACTATAACCAGAATCTAACTTGACAATGAAATGAAAATAGAATAATATATAACTATGAACGCAAAAAAGAGCGCCTCAAACAAAACTTATCGGAATGGCTTACGTGAATTATGCCTAGAAATTTTAGGCCACAAATGCAATAATTGTGGCGAAACCCGTTCAGAATTTTTAGATTTTCATCATACCAACCCTTGCAATAAAGTTGCTAGTATCGCTAAACTGATTAGAACTAATCCGGCATTATTGGTGACAGAGATTCAGAAGTGTGTGCTACTCTGCAAGAATTGTCATAAAGCAGAACACTATGGGAAGAAAATCTAACCAGACTCTAACTTGACAATACCGCAAAAATAAAGTATCATGTTTATATAGGGTTGGATGACAGAAGAAGAGAAAATAAAATATGCTCGCCCAACCTATAAAATAAATATGCACTGGTATAGGGGATTGTTAGATATTCCGGTGTCCAGAACTATCGGATGTGAGGGCGTAGGTTATAATTAGGATAATGCCTAATTAGCCGACAATTCCGAGCCGGAAAAACAAATGTTCTAGCCCACCACATTATTGTGGGATGACGACTAGAACATTTGTTTTATTTTTTATTTGTGAATAAAATAACTAAAACAAATAAATAGAATAATTATTATGCGCTTTCGTGAATATATTCACAAACAGAATACAATAGGATATTGTGAATAACTACACAAAAGCAAATATCGGTAGATTACATAATTCTCGATAGGTCAGAAATGGTTAGGATGGGGATAGGATTTCAATAGGGGGTAGGTAAATTCTAACCAAACTATAACTTGACTATTTAGAATAAATCGACTAATATATAACTACATCGGCGATACAGGAGAAATGAAATGGATACCACTTATCTTCAGCAATGGAACGGCGAACACTACATTCGGCAAGTTGTTTATCTGGATTCTCAGTTTGATATCACGAAGCCGGTTTTGTTCGTGGTCGATAAATCCTATAATTGGGACAATTTCAAAACGGATTATCGCCCCAACGAAATTTTCACGGATGCCGAACAAGCGAAACGGCTGATTACTTTCGAGTACCAGACGCGGAAAATTGAGGCTATCAAGCTTGTTCGAAAGCTGACCGGATGGGGATTGAAGGAATCGAAAGATTTTGTGGATTCCAATTGCTAGAATAAAGAAATAGGGCATTTCTGCCCTATTTCTATTTAAGCTGAAATTATTATTTGTTTTAGTAAATATAATCACAATATCTGAGTCCTGAGTCCGAATCTGAGTCCTGAGTCGAGTCTATATAATATAATACAATTTCCAATTAGAATAAAAATTCTATTAGAATGGATGTTCTATAGCACATCTGTTCTAGTACCGGCCCTGACCCTCCATTATACCATTAAACATGATTAGTTGTCAATGGGTTTTGGTTAGATTCTTCTAACTTTAAGGTTAGAGTTTTCTAACCAGAATCTATTGACAAAACGGTTTTTTAAGGATTGTAAAATTTTGCGCCTGCCAGCCGCGCCGGGTGAAAGTTAGAAGATTCTAACTTGACAAATCAGATTATAACGCGACTCAAACCTAAAATATTTTACAATCCTTAAGTTTTGGAAATGTCAACAATTCTAACCAAACTCTCATAATTCAAGCCTGGGCTATTACGTGCTTTCGTGAAATTAGTCACAATACAGATGTCGAGCCTACTCCTGCCTTTACATAATGCTAATCCACTTAAAAGTAATTAGATGCCTAACAAATACGCATGTTCTATACTGGTATGATGCCTTGTACTATTTTCACGAAGCCGAATAACCTTGTTTTATAGGCTATTTTTGCCCTATTGCGCGGCATTCTAGAATGCCTTATATTGTTGCTATGGGACAGAACAACCCAACGAAGGACAGAGACATACGCGGCGCGATGTTTTCTGACAAAAAATCCGGCCTTTTCTCCCATTTTTCGGCCCATAGACTCGGCGTTCTATCAAAACGCTAATTTGGCCCGTGGCCGACCCGATAATGGCGTTGGAAATTGACCCGATTTTTTGATTTTAGGTTGTAATTTTCGGGCGTTATCTCTGCCCGTTATGGCGCAATTCCACTATAACGAAATGAGGATATTGTGAACGAATCAATTTGGAAATTAGCAGACGGGTTTAATCATGGGATGGAAATTGAGTATCAAGAGGGCGCAATAGCATATGAGTCAACGGATGACGGAATTGTGCTTGACACACGGCGCGCATCTCTCAATAGGGCGCACAAAAACGGCAATCAGCGTTTTTTCTCTGAATTCTGGCAATCACGCGGAATTCAGATAGAGGATATATGCGCCTTACAATTTTGTCGGTTTTTGGTGGGGGGCGAAATTGAAGTTTGTGGGCGTGATATTTTCTTGCGAAAATATGAAATTGACCCGGCGACTATCTGGGCGTTGGTTGCCAATAGTCGCAATTCTGATTATTTTGTGGTCGCAGAGTCAGATTGTGGCAAGTTGACGTGTTGGAAAACTGAAACGGGCAAACGCACTAATGGAGGCCACGCAAAGCGGAAAGTAACAGAAGCAAAGAAGTATAAGCGGAATCGCCGCCCGCTGTATTAGGTTATAGACTGTTAGCAGACAGAATTGATTAATCTCAATTCTGTCTGCAATAGAGTCTAAAACTTGAGACTCTCACCTATCGTAAAGGAAAATTGAAATGTCAGATGTGAAGCCTACCATGCTAGAAGTAGCAAAATTCAGCGCCATAAAAAACGCTGAATCGAACGCACGTAACATGCTAGCCAATATGGCTGAATTGTTGGATTGTCCACTATCCGATAGTGACAAGGAAGCCGTAAAGGAATTACGCGCCTTGTTTTATCATCTAACTGATGCCGGATATCAGTTAGACAAGAAAATCGGAATCAAGCATTAAACCGCGCCGCGCTATACCATTAGACTGTTGAAGGGATAATGACGAAATGACTCAGTTAATCGCAAGTCTCACCGTCAATGATTCAGTTAATACATTTTTGTTTTTGCGAGATTCTGAAGAGCTTCCAGAATTTCGAGTTTACATCGACCCCGATTTTGTTACGACAACACTTGTAATAAATACGGGCCATTTTTCGTTGAGGATATTTTCTCAATTTCGTGATTTAACCGCTCAGGGTGAATCGAAAATCAAACTCAAGGAAGATGATTGGTATAGTTTCTATGCGGTATATGACGAATTGATTATCATGGCACAAGGGCCACGAAGCCGCGCATGGTCTTTTGAGACTATGATAAACGAAATGAAGAAAATAGAATCAATCGATCCCATATTTGAGACATTGAGGAAAATGATTCAATCATATGCGAAAGCGTATGATGTATGGGCGCATGATATGGGTGAAGAGATTAACCTATGGGAGTCAGAATATAAAGACTAGTAATATGTATAACAGTTTGATTGTGTTCTGTTGAAAAACACAATAGTTGTTATTCGCTGCTTCATCTATCTTAAAGGAAAAATAAAATGCTTGCAATGCTTCTGCTGGTACTGGCCGCAATTGTGATAATGATAATGGTATCATGCGCCATTATTAAGTTGTTTGTTACGCATGATAATAACGGGTTGGTTGGATACCATGATAACTATCGTGGTATTGTGACGTATACTCAAAACGGAAAGATGCGAAAATAACCTTAACAAAAAAAACGCTGACGCTCACAATAGGTCGGCGTTTTTTTTATCTTAATAGATAGTGTATGATATACACTAATGTCATGAGATAATATAATAGTTGCATCCGCTTAACTATTAAGCGGGGTTAATTATTATTAAATCTAATGAATCTGAGTCGGGGAGATGTTTTGTGTAGAAAATACACTAAATAACTCGGTCGAATTTTGACTTGACATAACGGGGCATTTTCTTAGCATGGTGTTTTCGAGTTGAGACAAAAAATAAAGATAGTTTACAATAGTAAACGTCGTGTCCATGCGATGCGTCCATGTGTTCACGAGCGTCTAATTGCGTCAAGAAGTAGTATTATAATACTACTAATACTGCTAAAAATACTAATAATAAATACAAGTCAACTTGTATTGAATAATATAAAATTTTAGATTATTTCCAAAAATAAAGATAGTTTACAATAGTAAATGTTATTTTAAGGGAATGATTTATTTATCTTATTTATACATCGAATAGCATAGATACCAAAGATTGTAAACCCTATCAATCCTACGATATCTATCCAGAATAATATATCTGCTATCAGTTCTAGTCCCTGTTTTAGTTCCATGTTTTTCCTTTTATATTATCTCGGTCGAATAAATAGACCGGTTAGGAGTCCCATGATAAGCCCTACAATGGCTACTCCTATCAGTTTTATTATCGTCAGTAAGAAATCATCTTCTCGCATTATGCTTCGCTCTCGGCCAAAAAATCAAATAACCAAAATATCACTTTTGTATACCAAATAACGTTATCTATCCAGTAGAGCCGCAATAAATATAAAGAAACTACCGCATAATAATCCCACTACTACGCCTATCCAAAACATTTCCATTTTTTATACGTCCTTTTATGATATGAAATCTTCCCCCCACTATCTTTTTTAATAGGGATCATTTTCATCATCATCTCTAATATCTTGTAAAAATTTAATAAGTTCGGGTATTTCTTTTAAATAAATATATATAAAATGATCTGTGTTATATTTTCGAGTTAGAGAAATACCGGGATAATTTTCATTTAGTTCAGCTAAATAATTACCATCTTCACTAAATACTTTTCTACTTTCTAGTATCATTCGTCTATCTCCTCATCCCAATTTTCCCACGGTGTAGGAAAATTACCATAATCTATTAAGTTATTATCATAACTTTTGGCAAATAGACGTTTTAGGGTATCATAATCCTGTTCAAATATTTCAGTTACTTTATAATTACTTAATAAATCATCGGCATCCATATATTCGTTTTCTTCGTTTGTGCCGAAATGAGCGTCAAAACCACCACCATAATTCTTTACTCTAGTAACAATTCTTTGCCAAACTTCTTTATCATAAACGTGAAAACCGTCTATATCCATTTCATCGGCCCAATCATCATTAAATTTTACTAAAAAATATGACATTAGAAACCTATTAATTCTTTCTGGTTAAAACTATAATTCTGTTCATTGAAAATTGCCCAATATCTATGACTGTTTATTCCATAAAAGTTCCATTGAATATCATTTACCGTTACTATCGTTCCTTGTGGAAGTTCTGGATATTTATTCTTAACCACTATTGCGTTTTTATTTAGTTCTGGTTTAACTTTAAATAGATTAAACATTTTATTATTCCTTTAATATCAGAAATATTATTACCAATATACCTGAATAAGATAATTACCTTCTGGTAGGTTATGATTATTTACCATATCCTGTAGAAGTCCGCGTAACATCCAGTTATCAAATTTCTTTATTCCTAACCAGCTAATAACCCGTTCTCGGTTATATTCTTCATTTATTTCTAGTTCATAGGATAGATTAGACCCATTACCTAATTCCTCACTGGCAACAATATCATAATGCTGACCATAAATCTTTTCTATAATATCTTCCATCTCTAAATAAGTATAAACATTGTAAGTTCGGGTTTCCATTTTATTCTCCACTATTCTTTACTTGGCTATCTGGTAAACAACTTAATGCGCGGGATTGATAACCGACAATATACCAACATGAAACTTTATGCATATCATCGTGATAAAATGCAATATTACCACTAAAATCCATCTTCGAAGGAACTGGCGATGCACAACCGGCAACAAACAATAAACCGACTAGAATTAATTTTTTCATATTGTTATATCTACAAATTCATAATTACGAGTAAAAATAGTATTTATACGAGTTGTTATCAATGGTAGTTTTCTATGTGGCTGAAATACTAATGTATTATTATTAGCTGCCAGTTGACTCAATAGTTCCTCCATAAAAGTATCTTCTTTTTCTAAATAACTATCAGGTATATTTAATTCAACTGCGATTAGTTTTTTCATCTATTCTCCTCTGCAAATTTTATTAGTTCTCGGAATTTCAAATAATCATCTGCACGCATAAATATATTAATACTATCTTTACCCGATGGATTTGAAAAGAATATAACATGAGTTAGATTACCCTGATTATAAAACATTTCAAAAACATAAGGATTATCCTCATATCGGTGCTGTTCTAGTTTACTTTTCTCCATATTATCCTTTCTGATAAAAAATTCTGCCCCTAACACTTATTATAGTGCGGAGCAGAAAAATGTAAATGGTACTTTGGTACTATATATTTAAGATTTATCCTATTTCACATTTAGAAAATTCACATTTTGAACAATGTTTACAACCAGATTCATCTATTAAATTGGAACTGCATAATGGACATTTTTCAGTAGATTTATTAGTAATCGGGGATAAAACTTCTAATTGTCGGCTTCCATTTCTATAAATAGTTATACCCTTAATATATTCACTATTCCATGCATATAAATATGCGTCTCTCACATCGTCTTTTGTAGAATTATTTGGCATATTAATAGTTTTACTAACACCACTATCAATATATTTTTGGGCTGTATTCTGAGTATCAATATGCTCTTTCCAAGTTACTTCTTTACAATTACCATTTGTTACAGCACAACGAAAATAAGATTCTTGATAATGAGAATTAAAGAATTCATATTCACCTGTTTTATCTTTTCTATGAATAGTTTCTGAAAAAACAGGCTCAATACTACTGTTACAACCTGCCAATAAAGATATACTGCCTGTTGGAGCAATAGATAGAACGGTAATATTTCTTCTGGGCGTAGGTAATTTTCTACATTCTACTGGAAATCCCTTTATTTTTCCGATATTTTCCGATTCATTATAACCAATTTTTTCCATAAATTCCAATATATCAGAAAGTTCATTTAGAGATTCAACCGATCCATAGGCCATCTTTTTCTCTAATAAATAATCTGCATATCCCATTATTCCTAACCCAATAGGTCGATTATTTTTAGCCCATTCAGTTATATCATCTGTTGGATAAGTGTTTCTATCAATTAAATCGTCTAAAAATCTGACAGATAATCGGATAGATTTTTCAAATAATTCCCAATTAAACTCTTTATCCTGATCTAAAAATTTAGATAAATCTAAACTTCCTAAATTACAAACACCGTTGGCTGGAAGGGGTTGCTCACCACAGGGATTCGTAGCAAATATTTCTTGATTAGTATATTTATAGGGGCCACTGTTTATTCTTTCCTGAAATAATAATCCAGGCTCCCCATTTTTCCAGGCTCCATCTACAATCATATCGAATATTTCTCTGGCATTATATTCATAATATTTTTGATCATTAAATTCAGTCCAATAATTCTCGTTATTTATAACTTTTCTCATAAAAGAATCATCGACTACCACGGAAATATTAGTTGTATGCATGACACCCTCAATAGTTTTAGCATTAATAAACTTTATAATATCGGGGTGATAAACTGTCATAGTTCCCATCATTGCCATTTCCCGAAAACCGCCCTGAGTTAATACTTTCATATCATGGCAAATAGTATCATAAAATCTAATCGGGCCTCCGGCATGACCATGAGTAGAACCATTTACGATATCATTTTCCGGTCTAACTTTAGATAAAGTAGTACCACAGCCTCCACCTTTTTTAGCAATTAAAGCAAAATCTAATTTTGTTTTATAAATACCAAGAATAGTATCCGGCATATCTACAACAAAACATGCTGATAATCCCATATTATTTCTACCCGAATTAACTATAGTCGGACTATTGGGTAAGAAATAACGATTATAAATCATATCATAGGTTTCTTTATCTCCATCAGATATGAAATCTACAATTCTCTTAGAAACTTGTTTCCACTTGGTTTCTCCATCGTGGAAATATCTTTTCTTTAGAATATTTTTTGATGGTAAATCTAATCTACGTTGGGGTGTAAAAGTTGAAAGCATAAATTCTCCGTTCATGGGGGACTAAAAAAGCCACCCTAAAAAAATGGCGGCTTTTGTAAATTTCAAGATAGTCTACCACAAAATCAAAAATTTGTCAACTTGATAATAGGCAAACAGTACTTACGTACTACCCGAAATTGGCACTTGACAAGTCGGTAAAAGTTTGATAGACTGTTGAAACGAAAGGAAATAAAAATGAATAAAGTAAAGGCTTATGATTTAGATGATATAGATTTATTGGATAATATAGAAGAAATTACTGGAATGTCACAACCCGTTTTTCTTTATATTTACGAAGATGACCTACCATATTTAATCGTTTCAACCGCAGAGATTGATTCGGATGATTTAGAAAATGTAGCCAGAGACGCTATTTCAATTCTAGAGGATGATGAAGATGACATTTACGACGATCAGACCTAAGTGCCAGGTTTGGTATTTCAAGCAAAATGATAAACAGAGTCATGAAGATTTCTTTTTATTAGCTTTGGAAAGCTACGAAATAAAATATGGTCTTATTCCGATTAGAATTGTATGTAATATAAAAGATATTGAATTCCTAAAAGGAAAACGTGGTGTGAGTTATAAAGGCCATAAAATCCCAATTGATACGGTTAAAAATTGTGGAATTCATAATATCCAGATGTGGCAAACTGCTAAATAATAGTATCCCCTAACTTAGCTATTTGACAAAATCCAATATTTGTGGTATAATATGACTCCATAAGGAGTCTTTTATATTTAAGTGACTTACATAACTTTATTACCCAAACAAAAAGCGGGTATGGAAAGTGCCAAAGCCGAAATTATTTTATCAGGAGCTTTCGGTAGTGGAAAAAGTCGGTGGTTATGTTATAAAATTGTTTATTTACTAAATAAATATCCCCGAAATAGAGGTTTTCTATGTAGAAAAACCTTACAATCCCTAAAATCTACTACGCTCAAAACCCTTTTAGATGGTGATGGTAGCCAACCCGCAGTTCTCCCAAAAGAATATATCGCTTCTCATAATAAACAAGATCGTGTCATTACCTTGAAAAATGGTAGTGAATTGTGGTACGGAAACATGGATAAAGAATTTATTAAATCCATGAATTTAGGATTTGCCGCAGTAGATGAGCTTTCTGAATTAACAGAAGAAGATTGGAATTTCCTGAGTGGTCGTCTGAGACTGGCAGGTATTCCAGTTCGTCAATTAATAGCCGCAACAAACCCCGCAAGTGAACAACATTGGATTTGGCATAGAGCCAATGTAGCCCCTCCCAAAGATAATAAAGGTCAGATAAAGATTGACTTTTTTACATCATCCACATTAGAAAATAAATTCCTACCAACAGAATATATTGAAAATCTAAAAAGTATTCTATTTGGATTTTATTATGATAGATATGTTTTAGGTAAATGGGTAGGTAGTGATGAAGTCGTTTATGATAATTTTACTCAGAAAAAACATGTTATTCCAGATTTTCGAATCCCTAAACACTGGAAAAGATATAGAGCTTTCGACTTTGGATACCGCGCCCCATTCTTTTGTGGTTGGTTTGCCGTAGCCGGTAATGATGCAGATGAATTTGGATATAATAAAGATGATTTGTTTCTTTATCGAGAAATGTATTATACTCAAAGAACAGCCGGTGTCAATGCAGAAAGAGTTATAGAATTCTCTAAATATTACGATGGTAGTCCAGAAAAGTATGTTTGGAGTGTATCAGATTGGGATAGTGGAGATAGAGCCGATTTAGAATCGAAGGGTATTTTTACTCAACCGGCTAATAAAGATATTACTTTTGGTATTCAAAAAGTAAGAGAACGTCTTGGAAATGATGATCCAACTAAGGGTAAAATAATTCCACCTCGATTTTTTATATTTGAAAATGCTCTTGTAGACCCCGATATTAAAATTAGATTAAATTTAGAATCGGGTGATAAGAATAATAATCCGATGAGAGCAGCAGAAGAATTTCAAGTTTATAGTTGGAAAGCAAATAAAGAAGAACCAATGGACGAATATAATCATGCTCTGGATGGTATTCGTTATGCAATTATGCAATTAGATGGTGCTTTTACATGGGCAGATGTACCATTTTTAGCGGTGTAGGAAATAAATATGAAAATAGTAAAAACAGGTGAAACAAACAAATCGAAAGAATTAATGACCGTTGAAAGTTTATATACTTTACGTTATTTTTCCATTGTAGAAATACTGATGGGATTATGGTTATTATTTCCTTATTTTGTATTTGCAAATATTATAACTATTGCAGAAAAATATCTATCTTTAAATATTTTTAGTATAATTTTAATAAGTGGAGGGGTAATAAATCTATTATTTCCAAAGCATTTTAAATTATATATATTATTTGTTTCAATTCCCTTTATGTTACTGGGGGTTATTTTCTTTCAAGTTGGACTTCTAACTAATAATCTATCGCCGGGAACTATCCTATTATTTTCTATGGGAATCTATAGCAGTATTCATGCTGGTATAGTTTTCAATAGAAGAGGACATTGGTTTCCCTGGCCGGGCGATAAAAAATGAATGAATTAAAGACATTTTTAGAAAATAATATAATTGGTATTTTGACAATATTTATTGCACCTCTCCTAGCGTGGTTTTTTAATAGACGTAAAGATAAGGCTGAAATAGATAATAAAGATGCTAATTCCACCAGTATTATAGCTACAAGTTCAAGTAATTTGGCCTTGTCATGGGAAACTTTTGCTAGAGAAATGCGTCTAGAATATTCCGAATGTGTAACTAAAACTAATATTCTAGAACAAAAGATAGATATGGTAACTAATAGAAATAATGAATTAGAACTAAAATTTAGAGAAACACAATATTTAAATAAGAATCTAAAAGATTATACAGAAAAATTAGTAGGGTTTGTTGAAGATTTACTTGTACAAATAGAAGTTATATCACATGATCTTGCACAAGTAAATAAAGAAAAATTGATTAGAATAAAAAATCAATTTGAAAATGAATCAGTAGTTCCGAAGGAATTAGATCATAATGGATAGAAAACTTTATTTACAAGAATATAATAAGAAATATAGAGAAGAACATAAAGATTATTTTAAGAAAAAATATGATTTATGGTATTCGGAAAATAAAGATTCTTCGAGTCTTCGTAATAAAGAGTGGAGATTACACAACAGTAATTTACAGCCTTTATCTTGTCATGAAAATAGAAGTAAACAGGATAAGGTGATTTAATGTCACGGCAACCTCAACAAAAAACCGTCGATAATCCGAGAATGCTTGGTGGAATGGATATGTTATATAATAACGTCATTCCCTATGATGTTCCTAGATATACCGATGGTGATTTATGGAGATATATCGCTGGTAAACAGCCAGTAGTTCAGGACTGTATTACCAGTATGGTAATGTATGCTCAATCCCTTCCCTGGGATGTCCGAGCTAAAAAAGCCAAAGATAATAAGAAAAATGAAAAAGATATAGATTATCATAAAAATATATTTAATGAAGCTAACGATTCGGGCCGATTAAATCATATCGACTTTTTAGTACAAGATTATTATACAGTTCCTTTTGGTGGAGCAAGTGAAGCAGTTCGATATTCAGATGGTCGTTTATTTAAAATTGTTAATATTGATGCCGCTACTTTATATCCTACTAATAATCCAACAATGCCAGTTATGCAGAGAGTCGGTGTAAGAGAGCCTATTTTCTATAAACCAGATGAGATAAATAGAATGTTCCAAACCCCTAGACCAGAAATATCTAGAGCGGGATGGGGAATGAGTCCCACAGAAAAAGTTTATCTAGCCGTTGAATTACTAAGTCGTGGCGATAAATATTATGCTCAACTCCTATTAGATACACCGGAAGCCGGTTTATTAGACCTGGGAGATATGAGTCAAGAATCTGCTTTGAAATGGTTAGAAAGTTTTAAAAATTTAGTAAGTGGTATTGATGCCTTTAAAATTCCAGTATTATATCAGCATACCGTTCCAGCTAAATTTATTCCTTTCGGTCGGCCTCCAACCGAATTAATGTTTAATGATATTACTTATAAATATGCAGAACTGGTTTGTGCTGCTTTTGGTATTTCAACTGGTGATATCGGATTAAAACATTCTGGTGGAGGAAGTGGTTTATCAGCTCAAATGCGAGATGAAAGACATGCTAGAGCAACTGGTTATGCTAGTTTGAAAGCACATCTAACTGAATATTTTAATAAATTTCTACCCGAACAATTAGAATTTGTATTTATTGATACAGACGATGAATTATTAGTTGCTAAAGGTCGTGCCAGAAGTGCTAACGGTGTTGGTTTAAGAAACTTAGTAGAAGCCGGTATGATTACGCCAAAAGAAGGTAGGGATCAGCTAATAGCTGACGGTCTACTAACCATCCCATTAGATGATGAGCCTAATCCAGCCGATTTTGAAATTCTAAATGATATTAGTGGTCTAAATGATCAAATTGATATTCAACAGCAACAAGTAAATCTACAAAAGAAACAATTACAATTACAAGCCGCTGCTCCTACTAATACTCCAATTGGAAAACCCGGAATAAGTAAACCCGGTGGAAATTCTAAAGGAAAATTCAAAGGTCAGGGTGGACAGGGATTAAATAAACAAAGAAATCTAAGGGGTGGTAAACTTGAAAGTGTTCAAGGTAAGGATAATGTTCCAGCTAGTGCAGGTGGACAAGGTGAGATAAAATCAGATTATTCGGAACCACTGTCTGAATATATAAATATGGTTTATGAGCCTGTAAAAACTGGATTATCAGTCGTTAGAAGTCGAAGATTAATAAAAGCCGCACTAAAAAAGAATTTCTCTATGGTACAAACCGCTTCACACGCCGAAAATTTTCTAGATTGGAGAACAACATATTTAGAACAATTATTTACTTTACGTTCTGATAGTGATTTGCAGAAAATGGTAGATTCTCAAATAGATGACTTTACCGCTTTCGTAAAGATGGATAATTGGTATAATGTGAGTTTTGATAAAGAAAAAGTAGCACAAATCTTATCTGATTATTATAAAGATGGTGTTATGTTAGCTGCCAGAGAAATACAAACTAATCTTTATGAGAACGGCGAAGCAAATACTTTTGAAATCCGATCTGATTATTCAATACCAGATAATCACGAAAATATAAATTTGAATGTAAATTTATTACAAGATTTTATAAATAATAGTTCTGAATTTTATCTAACACGTCTATCATTAGGCTCTATTATCGAAATTGTTTCAGAATTTCAAGAAAAGATTCAAACATCTACACTTGAAGAAATACTAAACGATGAAGAAATTATTGAAAAAGCTTCTTATATTTTGATGCAAACCTTTCCCGATATTGTTAGATTAGAAGAAATAGTAGAAAATACAATTGAACAGACCATTCAAAGTGGAGTGGATATAGAATATAAAAAAGGAACTGAATAATGGCTCTAAAAGTAGCAAAAATAGAAGTTTCACATAGAATAGTAGCTAATACTGTAGAAGAATTAGATAAAGTATTAGCCGATTGGTTGAATGATGGTTGGAAAGCTTTAGATTTTAAGATTTTATCTTTTGAAAGAGTAAACAGAATTCTAGAAGTAGCTTATATTCTAGTAAAAACACCTAAAGAATAAATGATAAATACATTGGTTTTTATGGCTTTAGCTGGATTTATAATCTGGTTTTTGCAATCTCAAAAGATTTTTGATTATATTTTTCGTGGAACGTTTTTAAAAGAACTGCGGAGTTGCGGTATTTGTTTGGGATTTTGGGTATGCTTTGCCCTATTCCCGATTTTCGACTTGATAAAGTTTGAGAATTTATATCAGTATATTCTCTCTTGGGTAATTCTATCAGCCCTCGCTAGTGTCTTAATCCTTCTAGTCAAAGAAGGGTACAAGGCGAGATATGGAATAACCATAATTCGCTAAAGGAGAATAAAATGAGTATCTTATTAGTTGTTTTAGTTTTAATCGTGGTAGGTGTAGGTTTATATTTTTTCAATACAGCATTTCCCATTCCGATGGATGCTAGATTCAAATCATTGATTAATTGGATAGTTATTATTGCAGTTATAATTTGGTTATTGAATATATTCGGTATTCTAGCATTATTAGGAGTGGTGAAAGTACCAACACTAAAGTAATATGACTATAATTCATGTACCCGAACAAACATTAAACTTAGAAAATGGAAATACTTCTATTAATTTTGAAGTAAAATCTATTCCGATGCATTTACCACAAACGAATTATCCATTGGGTAAAGGTATTTTAATTTGGAATTTAGATTCTAATTATCTATCGACAGTGGATAAATTAGTTGGATTAAATATAAAATGGGTTTCGGTAAAAGTAGTAAATGCTGTAAATGCTTATAATTCTGTTTATATCAAACAATTTATAGTTGAATGTCGTCGAGCCGGAATAGATGTTTGGGGATGGGGTTACTCTTTCGGTGTAAATCCAGCCAATGAAGGTTTACAAACTGCGAAAATAATAAACGATTTAGATATTAGTGGTTATTTTATGGATATAGAGGGTGAGTATGATAGAGTTGATATGCTATCAACAGCACAAGCCTATACTAATAATCTCAAACCCAATACTCAAAAACCACTAGGATTATGTTCATATCGTTATCCGAGTTTACATACAAATGTACCCTGGAAAACATTTTTAGATATAAGTGATTTTCATATTCCGCAACTATATTGGATACAGGCCACAAGTGATATTGCGCCTGGATATCAATTAGGACGTAGTTATATTCAATTACAAGCAATTAAACAGTTACCATTTATTCCAATTGGTACGGTTGTAAAGGATGATGGTAGTCTCTGGATTCCATCTGTAGCACAAATAACTAACTTTGGGAATACAGTAAAACAAATGAATCTACCCGGATTTGGTTATTATGATTTAGATAGTGGCATTCAAAACTTATTAGATGTAGTAAAAGGACAATAAAGAAATGGCAAATGCATTATATGATGGTGGTCGAGAAGCTTTCCTAACCGGAGCAGTTAATTGGGAAGCAGATACAATTAAAGTAGCTTTAGTGAGAGGATATACCGTTAATACTGCTACACATGTATATCTTTCTGACATTACCGGTGCTGGTGGTGGTACAATTGTAGCTACAAGTGCTGCATTAACAGCAAAAACTCCTACTGCTGGTGTAGCAAATGCCGCAGGTTTTACATGGTCATCCGTAGGAACGGGAGCCGCATGTCCTTATATAATTATATATAAAGATACCGGTGTAGCTGGTACAAGCCGATTAATTGCTTATATTGATACTGCTACCGGTTTACCTGTTACTCCGAATGGTGGAGATATTACAGTTGCCTGGGATGCCGGTGCAAATAAAATCTTCAAGTTATAAATAATAATATAATTTTTTATTTGGAGTTAAAATATGGCAATTACAGGAATAAACGATATTGCTACTGGTTTAGCCAGTGGACAATTTAGAAATACATTCAAAGTGCTTACCGCCCCGAAAGGTGCAGGAGCATTTGAATCATCTTGGCTAGGAACAGGAATTCCGGGTGCGGGAACAGGTTCAGCTTTATTTAGTGCGGCTGCACAAGTTTTTATTTGCACAGGAACAGTATTAGGCGCACAAACTATTACAAATGCTCAAACACAAAATTATTTAACTCAATTACAAATGAATTCTAATCAGCCCGGAGTATTAATTCTAGTCGATAGATTATGGTCTTGTTCTGGTTTAGGTATTACAGGTGGTATTTATTCTGTAACTACGCCGGGAAGTTTACCGGCCAGAATAACCGATGGTGGCATTGGTGCTGAAATATGGGTAGAACAATTTATCGCGGCGGGTGCTGCCAGTGGTAATTTAACTGCAAATTATAAAAATACAAACTCAGGAACAAGTGCGGGTACATTAGTTGGTGTAGTTTCTGCTCCTGTTATTGGACAGATGCAACAAGTACCTTTACAGGCGGGTGATTTAGGTGTTTCACAGCTTACCAGTGTTCAAATTACTGCTACTTGGACAAGTGGTAGCTTTGGAATAACGATTCTAAAAAGAATTGTACAAATAGAAATTGTAGCCGCAAATATTGGTAAAACATTAGATTGGGCATTATTGGGATTACCAAAGATACCAAATGATGCTTGTCTGATGTGGATATTTTTAGCGAATAACGCATCTGCCCCAACAATAACGGGTAATATAACATTTATAGATAAATAAATTAGGTTCTGACAATGGCAAATTCTTATAACCAATATAATCTATTCGGAGAGGATCGATATAGTGATATCCTTTTCGACATAACGGGTACGGTTACAAGTGTTGCTAATAACTGGATATTCGGAACTACAGTAATTAATTCTATTACAGGAATTTCTACATCTGAAACCTTTGGAACTTTAGTAATTACTACCGGCCCCGTATATATTACCGGTTCTGGAATTAGTTCAGTAGAAGATGTAAGTAATAGTGGAACTATTAGTGTTGGCCCGGTTTATATTACTGGTTCCGGTATTAGTTCCACCGAAGCATTAGGAACGCTTGTTATTTCTGTTGGTTCTGTCTCTATAACTGGTTCTGGAATTTCAAGTACAGAAGCATTTGGTACTGCGATTATTAGTCCCGGCCCAGTATTTATTACGGGAAGTGGAATTTCAACAGCCGAAAATGTAAGCAATTCAGGAACTATCACAGTTGGCCCCGTATTTATAACTGGTTCTGGTATTATATCGGCTGAGAATGTAAGCAATTCGGGTACAATAAGTGTCGGCCCTGTATTTATAACTGGAAGTGGAATTAATTCCAGTGAA